CCTTAGAAGTTATTTTTTCAATGGAAATAAAGAAGATTAAGGGGAAGGAGTTTACGAATTAAAGAGATGTTTTATTAAAATATATTTTAAAATAGAGAAAAAAATAATCTAAAATATAGATGTTTTATTAAAATATATTTTAAAATAGAGAAGTTTTATTAAAATAGAGAAGTGCTCTGCGCAACACTTGTCTACCCATTATCATCTTCAATTCTCATTTATCATCTTCAATTCTCATTTATCATCTTCAATTCTCATTTATCATTATTCCCCTGTAAAAGGGGTTATCCCCTTTTACAGTAGAGAGTTCAAAAACTTATTAATTCTTTCTGCATCATCATCAATCTTGTTACTAAAAGCCTTAGCAACAGAGAAAAGCTTATTCACCTTATCCAATTCCTTAGTCATGCTTTCAGCCAAAAGATTGATACTATCATCATCAAGACTAATCTCATCAAGCATAGGACGCATAGCAGGAGCAATCTGATAAAGACCCTCAATCAAAAGAATAATAAAATCCTCAGTAGTAATCTTACCATTACTCAAATGAACAAGAGCATTATTAATTTTTACATGCAGATTACCAAAAATGAAATCTCTATCACCTTCAACAGGAGTCTTCACCAACCAAAAACTCTTCTTCTTATTCTGCTCTGCCTTAAAAGTAGACTCCGCGGCATTGGCTCGCTCAGAGATATACTTCATAATCTCATCCATAGACTTGCCCTTGCGCAGCTCATCCATAATATAATCCTCAAACTTCATAGTAGTCTTGCAGTTACAAGAGGAGTTAAGCTCGGCAGTAGAGGCGTTACAGCAATCATTAACCTTATAAGTAGACATAAATTTTTAATTCCTTTCCTTTTGTTTTTCTATATATATTATATAATAATTTTTTAATATTTTCAATTGCGGATATAGGGGAGTAGTTATTTTGAATTTTCATTTGGAAAAAATTGGGGAATGGAACTCACAATTTCTGAAGGGAAAATTGAAAGTGAGAGAGAAAAGTTAATGGAATAATAAATCGACCGAAGGTCGATTTATTATTCCTTAGTAAATAAGTCATCCGAAGGATGACTTATTTACGTTATGTAAGTAGAGTGGTGAAGTAAAATAATACTTAAAAAATTAACCTATTTTTTCTGTATGTGGTTATATATATTGGTATACATTTTTTTGAGGTTAATTTTAAATCCAGATTTTAACGTATTATTATCAATGAGTATGAGATCTTTGCTTCTTTTTTGTACCTATGGTTGAATATAACCATATACAATTTTTTGACGCAAAAATTTTATGTTCATTGGTAAACAGTATATTAAAGCTGATTTAAAATTAACCTCAAAAAAATGTATACCAATATATATAACCACATACAGAAAAAATAGGTTAATTTTTTAGGTTATTTTTGTTAAATCTTCCTTATCCAGAATTTATATTTTAATAGTAGAATAAAAATTCTACAAATTTTATTTTAAGGAGATTTAACAAAATGATAATTACAAGAAGAAAACTTAGTGAAAAATATTCTATATCGCATAATGTTTGGGATAGAAAACATGATGAATTAATGCTTCATCTTCAAGAATATATGGATATAACTGAATTCAAATCCAATAAAGGCAGATATACCTATGAAATCAAAGGCGAAATGCCTGATGTAATCCCTTCATTAAGAACTGCTCAAACTAAACAAAAGAAAAAAGATTATGAGAAGTTCACTATTACCGCTTTAGGTACTGAATTCAAACCCAATAGTAAGAGCAAAATCGCCAGAGATGCTATTGCGGATTTTGGATATGAAAAATATAAGCATAAATCTCAACGCTTTGTGGCCGAACAATACATCAAAGAGCCATTTAATAAATATGGCATTAGCGATGGAAACCAGTATTGGTGTTTTTATTCAACCTATGAGGTTATGGATGAAACCATCGTTACTGAGTGGCGCAAAATCCTCTCTGAAGAGAAGATTGGTGAAGAAGAAGCAGCCAATGCTTTTTACCGCCAAGCGCAAGGAGAAGATATCTCTACCGAACTGCAGTTCTACAAGAACGCCATGAATAGATTTAAAGAAAAGTATAATGATATACCGGTTCTAGTTAAAAAGTGGAAGTGTAAATAACACTTCCACTTTCAACAAACCGAGCGGGCATATGTGTTTCTCTTTCTTTTTCCTTTTCCTTTTGTTTATATAAATATTATATAATAATTTTAATTATTAATCAACTTGACTTTTATTTTTTCTTTTGTTTTTTGAAAAGTCAAGTTGATTTTTTTTTATACCTTAAATTTTTAAAAAGTCAAATGCGGACTTTGACTTGACAAATTAAAAAAAATTTTTTTCCGAGCGGGTGAGCCACTTTCGGGAAAAACCCCGGCCATATGAAGGGTCGCTAGAAGTCTAGAAAAATCGCCATATGCTAGTGGAAAGGGGATTTCGGGCTGTGACCACTGTCCACAGCCCGCCACTCCTTATATATAGTATACCATAAAACCAGCCTTATGTCAATCGGCATTTTCACCAAAAGTAAATTTTATTTTATTACTAGGACACTTCACGCACAAATACACATCTCCATTTTCTTCTTTTTGAATATAAAAAGTAAATAACTGGCCGGTTTCCATTCCTAGATAATCTCTTAACTTAGAAGGGATAACTAATCGACCAGTCGAGTCCAGCTTTCTGGCAAATTCAGTTTTCAACATATCCAGATATTTTTTTCTGATGACCTAGACGTGCGAAATTTCAACCCTAAAACGGGCCTTTCTATCTCTAAAATCTTTAAAGTAATTTACCACTCACAAGGCATCTTAGAACAGAAATCACGCATAACACAAACTTCGCAATTATCCTACTTTAGGCAGTATTCAATAATCACCGCAAGTACCTTTAATAATTCACAGGTCATTAGAAAAGCTCCTTTCCTTAATTTCTATATATATTATAACATAATTTTTTAGAAAAAACAAAAAAGAACTCTGAGTATTCTCAGAGTTCTTTAGTTTCTGTCACAAAGTATTTGGCATTGTAATCCACCAGAATTTTCTTAACTTGGCTACTCTCCATTTGTGTGGCACAATAAACATTAAAAATTGAATATTTACCTACATTTTCAATATAATTATGCGGAATTGAGTTTAGTCTTTCGTGAAGTTGTTTTGTAAATTCACCGGGGACAGTCACCTCAATTCGCCACAATTTTTCTTTTCTTCCTTTTGCTTCCGCCCACTTAACCGCATACACGCCAACCAGATTACAGCCAAAGGTAACTAATACCTTCTGCCACAGAGGGAAATCCGCGACTGTGTAAATAAGAACTATATTATAATAACCATAGTACAGAGCAGAAATCATGCTTGCGGAAAATGGTGTACCATTAATAGTTACAATGCTTTTGATTGTCGAAAAAACCACATTGGCAATGGAGAGACCAATAAATAACAAGAGTAAAGACAATTAAATACCCGCCTTTCTGCACATCACAAAGAACTCTTCCAGAGGAACCCAAGCCCCATCAATAGTAATCAATGGCCACCAATCTCCTTCACATTCTTTGTCATAGTCCATGAAGTAGTCATAGGCTTTCTGCAAAGAATCAAACTTCGCAAAATCGCCGTTGTAGCGGTCAGTAATTTTGATAATCATTATTCTTCATCCTCCTTTTCCCAGCAAACAATATATTGTGAGTATTCACCATTTGGTTTAAGAAATTGAACCTTATAGCCTGCTTCCTCAAGTATTTGAGTAATAATTTTTGTATCTTCTAGAAGATTAATAGTAGCAGCAAATTTTCCATCTTCTGCGGCACTTAGAAGATTAAACATAATTTGCCCAAGGGCTTCAGTGATTACTGTAGATCTTGCTTGTAGTGTTTTATCAAGCATCCCTTTAGCATCCAACCAGTTCGTAGGTTTTCTAATTTCTATTTCTACCTTCCTTTCTCTATGGAAGAGGGCTTTTCGGCCCTCTTCTTCTTCCATAACTACACCAGCAAGAATTAAAGTGTTGCAGATGCACTGCCAAGCATAAAGACCCATATTTTGGGGAATGGCTTCCCAAATCTCAGGCCGCAACTTCTTCAGGCCAGTTAGAAGCATACCGCCCCAGTCGCCACCGCAAGCAACGCACTTGTCCAAAAACTGGCCAAAGGTAATGTTTAACGGCTCACAGCTATCAATAGCTTCAAGAACATCCTCACCCCAGTTCTTTGCGATGAAGTCTCTGCGTTCATTCATACTATCAACCTCTTTCCTTAATTTCTGTATTCATTATAGCATCTTTGCCCTGGTTTGTCAAGACCTTTTTTATTTTTTTTGAAATTTTTAAATCCCCTTTCCTTTTGTGATTATATAATAACATAATTTTGGGAAAATGTCAATAAGTAAAATTGTACAAATCAAAAGCAGAAAAATTGTGGAAAATGTATATTGACACGAATTCGGGCCACATCCACCAAGCGCGGCCCGTCGAGTTTTGTTATTGCTTTACTTTTGCTTATAACAAGTATAGGGATAAAAAAAGGATAGTGGCTATTAACCACTATCCTTTAATAATCAAACATCTTCAATTACGATATTTTCGCCGATCTCTGCTAAGTTTTGCAAAATATCTGACGCTTCTCCCACTTTTGCGGCATCAATGGTTTCGTATTTGCCAATATAACTATTAGCAGACATCACCTCCCAAATTTGATTAAGAATGTCAGAGGCTTGCTCAAGACGATCAATTTCTTCTTGGGATAAGCGAACCTCGCATTGCTTTTCAATAACAATCATGTTCTCTTCCTCCTTATAGTTCGATCTCATAGGTTTTGCGGATAGTAACCTTTACTTTCTTGGGTTTTTGTTTACAGCAAAATCTGTCATTGCGGACAAATTCGCCGATAGAAGATTCCTGCCATGCTGCACGATTCTTATCCTCATATCGCAAAGTCGAATACTTAGACAAAGGCAGATGCCAATCATAGACAAACTTAGCGGATTTCGGCATAGTAAACTTAGGTGAACGCTTATAATTTCTGGTATGCTCTTGCTGTCTCCGGGCTAAATCATTAGTAGTGCCTATTTTGAGAATGTAGTTGCCTTCTACATCAAAATAGTGACCTACATACAAATACTCTTTCTTTTGTTGCATTTACATCACCTTTTTCGTCAAAATTAGCTCTTTTTTAAGTGAAAAGGGCCAAAAACTTTACTTTTTGGCCCTTTTCTGAACTAAAGTCAACTCAAAGGCGTTATTATCAACAGAAAAAGCAATCTGTCGCTCAGGATTTGCAATTTTTACATCACAAATCCCCAAAGATTCAAGAAAACCTGCAAGTTCCGCAATCAAATTTGCTTTAGTGGGGTTCTCTTTTCTTTCTCTTTTAATAGGGGTCTTGCGGTCATGCTTCTTAGTATGTTGCCCGGTAATAGTATACTTCTTTGCTACCTTTTGTTGTTCCTCGGTCAAATCCCATTCATGCGGGATGCCTTTATCAACCTCGCAGTCTGCCTTATAGATTTCTACTGCTTTTTCATAACTGCACTTGATGCCAGCTTGGATTCTTGCGATTGCTTCTTTTGCTTTGTCCAAAAACATACCTCCCCTCTAGGGAAGAGGGCCTTAGCCCTCTTCCTCTTCTACCACGGCCTGCGCCTTGTAGAAATGGGCAATACCCTTGTGGGTATCCTTGTAAGCAATACCCTCAGAGACAAGAGCCTTGCACATAGGGGCGATACGCTGGGGAGTCAAATCTTCCAGTTCAGGAATGGCCTTGCGGAGCATTGCAATGGTCATACCATCTTCGGTCAACTGCTCGGCAATCAGAGCCTTAAAATGCTCATTCTCAGTCTGGCGGGCAGTCTGCTTGCGGGAATTAGAACCCTTCTTAGCATCCAGCAGGCGAATTTCATTGGAGAGGAAATCGGTCAGACCCTCAAAGTCAAAACCTTCGTCCTCACGGCCTTCGCACAGTTCCACCAGCTCAATCAGAGACTGGAAACGCTCACGCTTAGTAATTCTCTTGTTAGTATTTTCCATAAACACCTATCTCGCTTTTGGTTTTTAAGAGTTTGTCCTTCTCTTGATTACATGCTTATTATAGCATGTTTCTTGGGGTTTGTCAAGAGGTTTCGCAAACTTTTCACAAGATTTACGGCTTCCAGAGCATGTTGGGCAATAACAATTACCACATGATATAAGACTTACCACTTGATGTATTTCGTTTACTTCCTATACTTTCTCACAGGTCGGCCGCCCTAGGATTTCTTGGGCTACTTCCTCCTGACATTATTTATTATATCAGATTTCACCCAAATTGCAATAGGCAAATTGTACAAAAAGCGGGATTTTCCTCAAATAAATTTTGTGCAGTTTAACTCTTGACAAATTTTGTGCCGCGTGGTATAATTGAAATTTCGGCGCTCCACAGTCGTGGGCGCCGCGCCATTGTATCATAAAGCTGCGGTTTTGTCAATAGGCAAAATGTACAAAAAAATGAGGGAAAAATCCCTCATTTCCTTTTCCACTTTGTCAAGATCAGCTTTCAGACTGTCAAGTTCCTGCTCTTTGTCCATAGTTTTTAATTCAAGCGCAGTCTCTAAATAACGTAAGTAATTCTGATAGTCATCGGTGCTATACTCAGAAAAAGTGAACCCTTTTCCTCTGAACTTATCTCTTACACGAGTGACACTTTTATGACATTGAACACGTTCTTCATACACAGCATAACTATCAGTTCCTTTCTTAATTTCTGTATTTATTATAGCGTCTTTGCTTTGAATCGTCAATAGACAAATTGCACAAAGTGGAAGATTTTTATAACTTCATTCCATTTGTTTGAAATGCTTTAGCTACTTTATCAAAGCAATCTTCCATTTTAAGAATTTCCTGCTTCTTACTTTCTATCTGAAAAAGAAGATTTACATAAACTTCCTGAAGGTATTCCCGATACCCACTAGCATTGAAGGCGAAAGTATCTCGATAACAAATAGTAATATCACTTCTATTATAGTGGATGCCTAATTCTTCCCCACCATTAGCCGCGATCAGAGCTTCCTTTGCCGCCACCAGCAGCTCTCTGTATTCCTTATACTTCATAAGAAGCTCGCCGGCACGGTTTGTTACATAAGGAGCAGTTTCTCTGCATCTAGGCCCATTTGTATCATAGACCGGTGCTTTACCAACCACTTTGATGATATTGTGGTTGAAGAGAGTTTCCGCCTTAGAGCGTCCCTTACCACGAGCCGCATCATATTTATCAGAGGTGAAGGGTTTATCCCCGAACAGTTTAACAACCTGAGCAGCACCTTCCAGAACGCTATTGCAATTTTTGATAGAGAACATAATCATCAATTCCTTTCCTGTTTTCTGTTGTTATTATATCATGCTTTTGCTTACTTGTCAAGAGATTTTATCAAATTGCTTGTATCTGTTTCAGTAAGAATTTTTTCCATCTCTTTGACAGATAAGCTGTCTACTTTTCTCTGGAAATCTTTGAGGAGTAAATCATCCCCACAGATTTCTTCCTCAATATCTACCCACTCTTTGTAAACATGGAGTAGTAAATATTCATCAGGTTCCATCAAAGAACCGCAGACAATGTAGCCATCATCCAAAAGCAAACCAGCGTGGACAACCCCTTCAAGGTCGAGAAATAATACCTACTTTGTCATTTGCAAAACTCCCTTTTGTTTTATTTTATCAGAGCGGCGCCTACTCTGACAGCTTTCTTGTTGTTTATTACTTTGGAGCAATAGAAAAAGCTAAGAAAATCTCCGCATCACTATATGGTTTTTATTTCGTTCATGTAAAACAACAGTGCAAACAAAATTCTGTAATAATTGGGTTAGCATGGCGGCGGGTGCCTGGTAATATCTATCATTCGCTTTACTCCTTTTTATTTATTTATTTGCCACTAAAACACTTTATCACCTCCCTTGACTGTACCTGTATTATATCACAGAAGAAAAGCTTTGTCAAGCCTTTTTTGCAATTTTTTAATCCTTAATAAGTTCTTTGGGAATAGTCCAACCAACGGCTCGGCAATAAGCAATAACCATACCAACCGCGGGAATGAAAGTGTCATTTGTTGTGGCTGTTGCTTTTCCAGTCAGGCGATGATTATTGCTGATAACTTCGCAAACAGTAGTTCTGCCCTCAATACTGAACTTTGCAGAAGTGCCATATAACATATGAGCATTGTCCTCTAACCACTTCTGAGCAATAGAAGCCTTGCTTTCTGCGGATTGAACATACTTACGGAGAATAATTCCATCCGAACTGGTGCAAATTTCCAGTGGGTCTCCCTCCTGAATGTGCATGTTGCGGCGGATCTCCTTGGGGATGACCACCCGGCCCAGGTCGTCGATGCGGCGCACGATACCAGTAGTTTTCATATTTTTTTACTTCCTTTCTTTTACTGTATTTGTATTATACCATACAGTCCGGTCTTTGTCAAGCCTTTTATCTATCAAAACCGCTAAAATCCAAGATGATTGGGCGGTCATTTTTGTAACCAATGTTGGATTCGTGCAGGTCATTGATTCTGTTCTCAATGACAAACTCGCAAAGAGTTTTGCAAAGTCTTTTGCCATAGATAACAAGAGCCATCTTAGCCCAAAGAGGGTCTAAGTTTCTTGCATAGCGCCCATTAGGTGCCGCTTTCTTGAAACACTTGCCCATAAGCTGCGCTTTCTGGTCACTTGCGGTTTTGACCTTAGCCTTGTACTTCTTAAAGGTTTGATAGGAACAGCCACAAACCGCAAAGTCAATTTTCTCTTGCTTGATGAAGTTAATCCCATCTATCGTGCAGAAAAGCTCGGTCTTGGGGAAGAACATGCCCAAACCTGCTTTAACAGCTTTATTGTACATGTCAACCTCTTTAAGAGCTTCGTCATCAGTAAACTCATCAGGGTCAGAGTATGTCCACTTGATAACAAAGTCGGCTTTGTGAGGGATGAGACAAATTTTGCTGGAACCATAATCTATAGCGGCTTCACTTCCAAGCTTGATTTCTCTCATTCTGCTCTGAATTTCCCAATCGGTCATGGAAGGGTCAATCCTTAACTCTTCAAGCCAATGAAGAACAGTCTGTTCCATCTTTGTCATGTTATCTCCTCCCTTACTGTGATTATAGTATAACACGGCAGGTCTTATTTGTCTATTGGCGAAATGCACAAATTCGGAATTTTTGTCTGCCTAGTTTTTATGCACTTTTGCCCATTGACAAAAGTCGGATTACCTGGTATAATTGAAATGCGGCAGCGCTTGACCATGCGCGGGCCGCCAAACATTTACCATTGAGAAGTATTGGGCAAAAAAGAAAACCGGCCTATAAAAATAAGCCGGTTTTGTTATTATTTTCTAGGAGCGCTTAATGTAATTTTGAAACGTCTTTCATTAAAAACTATCTCAATTTCTCGCTCTGGGTTATTGATGGTAGTTTCAATTTCAAGTTGTTCAAGAGATTCCGCAATAATCTCAATCAAGCGATGTTTGTCATTGTCAACCTTGCGCTGTCGGGGAGCATTCATAGTATATTTGCCTTTCTCTTTGCCGGATAACCGCATTTTCTTTTCTACTTTCTTTTGTTCATCAGTAAGTGGGAAAAGGTCTGCACCTTTATCTATTGCTTCATCATCAGCAATAACTGCCAAAGCTTGTTTTCTATCAAGGTCTAACACCTTCTGAAGATGTTTAACCCTAGCTTCATCTATCATTAAACACCATCCTTTTTGAGAAAATAAAGAGGGGCATTAAGCCCCTCTTTATTTAATTATTACACCATAGTGTAGTATGCCTTGCCCTTGTTGGTGTCACGAGTGGCTCGGCCAGTTTCAACCAGCTTCTTGAGCATGGGGCCAACCTTCTGAGGGGTAAAACCGTTCAGCTCAGGAATGGTCTTGGTAATGTCGGAAATGGTGAAAGCTTCGCCCTTGGGCAGAGTGTCAGCAATCACTTCAATCAGACGTGCGTTCTCAGTCTGAGTTGCAGTAGGCTTACCGCTACCACGGCTCTTATTCTCCTGCTGATGAAGCAGAATCTCAATCTTGGCACGAACATCGGCAGGAATCTCGCAGTTGTCCAGAACATACTGAAGAGCGCCCTTGTTAGTAATCTTCTTCTCGTTAGTCATAATATCAATTCCTTTCTGTGCGGTAGGTCGCTACCCTAATTGTTAAGGAAGTGGGGAGGGTTTTCTCTCCCTCACTTCTCTTATATTATATCATTTTCCTTTTGTTTTGTCAAGCGGTTTTTTGATTTTCAAAAAGTTTTTTCCGCATTTTCTTCTTTTGCCGATAGCAGTAAATCATAATCTCCCGCTCAATCCGCACATCGTCAAGACCTTTATGTTCTTCCTGAAAAGTGGGGTCTTTGATGATGAATCTATACAGATTTTCTGCTGTTGCTGAGAGTTTACCAGTTTTGGTTAAGAAACCGTGTTGTTCACAGAACCTTTTATAGGTAGGCATCTTTAGAATAACATCTCTTGCCATTTTGAGAGTATCCCAAATATCGGTACCATAGGGGAACCAATACCGATATTTACTCTTAGTAGTCCAGCGTTGAAGTAAATTCAATGCGTTCAGGTCGAATCTTGCATTGTGGGCGACTACCTCTGTAATACCATATTCTGCCATGTCTGCAAGCATAGCTTGTCGAATCTGGTAAGTGTTAGCTATTTGTCGGATGCCCTGTCGAATATCTTCCAGATACTGGGGAATCTTTTCCGCATAATAGGCGGATTTCATAAGCTCACTTTCATCAAAGAAAATATCTCGATTAACAAAGGATTGTTCCTTGTAGATATTCCCTCTTGTATCCATAACACACCACCCGCAATCATAGACAAGAACTGAGGTCATGTCTAATCGGCCTTTTTGGTCAGTGATGGTGTTCGCTGTCTCAGTGTCCAGAAGCAGAACGTAATGTCTGCGCTTGTCAATGCTCATGTTGCATCTACCTCTTCCTTAATTTCTGTACTTATTATATCAGATTTTTTCTCATTTGTCAAGAACTTTTTGGCTCCCTGCTTAAAGCAGGGAAGCCAAGAAATCAATGATGTCACAAGTTTCAGGATTGACAGTTTCTCCCAAATGCCAACTGTCACGAACTTTCTTATTATCATCAATAAGAATTGCCTTAGATGCTTTTCTACGAACAGCATCCGCTTTAGTGGCTCCATACTTTAGACCATGAAAGTGGTCATAGGGGAAACCCCATTTCAAGAGCCAAGCCTTTTTAGCTTCTCGCACAGCCTTTGCATACTCAGGGCTGCTTTCTTTAGAAAGCCAAGTGATGATTGCAATCTCCCAACCAGCCTGTTTTAACTTGTTAATAAGCTCGTTAAGCTTATCCACGTCCCACATGGGTTTAGCTTCCAGGTAAGGGCTTGTATCTTCCTTCCGCAGCTTAGACAGCCAACCATTAACCCCATACAGGTCAGCAATAGTGCCGTCCATATCAAAAGCCAACATTTTGTCAGTCATAAGTGTCAACTTCTTTCCTTTATTTCTATGGTAATTATACCACGGTAAGGCCCAAATGTCAAGCCTTAATTTCTTCAATGTCAAGAAGAATTTCACCAGTAGAATCATCTACCAAGTAATACATTGTAGTAGCATACTGAGCTAACCTATGAAAGAAATCCTCTGCCAATGAAAAGGAATCAAAAGGCCCGATAATTTCTTCATCGCCAACATGATAGATAGAATAAGTCTGCTTCATATGCAATACCTCCTATCAAAAGATATGAATGAGAGTTTCATTCCCATTCTCTTCCAGATGACACTCATAGACAGAGCCTTTCTTGCGGGTTGCGTTCCGCATTGCGATACCCTTGTTATCAAAGTGTATCTGCCAACCATTGGGGAAAACTACCAGCCAGTCACGGTATTCGGTCATACTTTTGGCCTCCTTTTGTTTTCTGTAATTATTATAACAAAAATTTTTAAGAAATTCAATAATCAATTTTGATGATGTTTTGTCGCTATACTTTTTATAAACAAATGCCATTTCGGGATGAATACTTCCGGGTAAAATCACCAAACTTTCCTCTAAATTTTTGTGCAATTTGCGCATTGACAGAATTTCGGCGCACACTGGGAGGTCATGGTCGTGTGCGCGCCGCCGCAATTATTATACCATACTTTTGCTTTGTTGTCAATAGATAAATTGAACAAAAAATTTTTATTTATTTTTTTTTTTTTTTTTTACTGCTAGAAGCCTAGAAGTTTCATCATATAAGCATATAGCAAAAATAAAAAGGGCCGCAAGGCCCTTTTCACTTCCAAGTTTTTTCAAGTGGATTTTTGTTTATTTTACCGGAACCTTAATGGCCCACAAGCTTTCTAAACAGTCAAGCCCTATGTAAGACTCGCTCGCTTTTTCAAAAAGCTTTTTCTCCACTTCCTCCAAAGTCATGCAGAGATATTCTTCAAAGAAGTCAGGAGAAGCGTCTTTCTGTATCCTCGCAATCATCTCTTTTATTGTTGTTGCTTTGTCATAGGCTCATTACCATACTGGTCAGAAACTATAATGACGTAAGCATCTTTCTTTATAATAATCAACTCCTTTTCTTTTTACCACATGTCAACGTAGTGCTGTTTGTCATTGGGATACTTGTGCTTAACAAGCGTGGCACATTCCTCATCATCGGTCGCAAGTCTGAGTTTGCTATCCACCAGAGCCACCAGCTCAGGAGCAGCTTCCTTGTAAAGAACTTCCAGCAGTTCTTTCAGAGCGCCTTTACCATAATAGCGGTAGTCCTCAGCAGTAATCTTCCAGACCATGATTTTCTCAGGGTCATAACCGCAGTTGGGATAGTAGAGAGTCAAGTCTCCATCGTGAAGCACATAAGCGCTTTCATAGTAGGTTGCGGTGTACTGACTGTCGAATAGTTCCTTGTTAGTCATCTTTTGTTTCCCCTTTTTTTATCTTGATTATATAATACCATAATTTTGAGAAAACGTCAATAAGTAAAAATGCACAAATTAAGAATAAAAATTTGTACAATACAAACAAAAGAAAAAGGAAGGCCGCAAAACCTTCCTTTTTCACTGCTGTTTAGAACAAATCTTGAAGCTGTTGAATAGCTTCATCAATATTGCACCAGTTACCAGTGTGTTCATTGAGCACCAAGAGGGCTTCTTCTCCCGGAGTAAGAGAAGGAATTTTACAGTTGAAGCTAATGAAATAGCGCTTGAGCAATTCAACGGCTTCTTTATTACCATCGCACAAGATAGCAATAATAGGTGCAGGATTAGCTTTAAGGTTGAGCTTGACTTCGCCGAGCTTATCATACAGCTTGAAGCTATCCTCGCAACGCTTCGCCATTTCTTCCATCTCATGCAAGTTGCAGCTGTCATAGTCCTCAAAAACCTCACCGCAATACTCACAGAAGTAGACTGTCTTTTTCAACATAAAAATCATCCTTTCTTTTATTATGGTCTTATTATACCACAGACTAAGCTTCTTGTCAAGACTTTTTTACAAACATTCAACCACTTCCCAAATCTGCTGATACTCTTCATAAGAGTTGGCGAAATCATTCTTACTGGCTTCATCGCGGCCCTCTTCTTTAATCCATTCCTTCCACTTGTCAAGGATCGCCTTGTTAGCTTTGTCCATCTTAACACCAATGATCTTCTTGATGTTCTTCATTTGTTTTATCCCCTTTCCTTTTGTAATTATATAATAACACACTTGCCGCAATAGGTCAATAGGCATACTGCACAATTCGGGATCCCAATTCTCTCTCTAAATTTAGCTATTTTGACTATTGATTTTGAGCAGACTTTGTGGTATACTGATTCGGAAAGTTGCCTTGTAAAACGAAGACATTCGTTTATAACAAGTATGTTAAACAAAAGGAAAGAGATAAGCTAAGCTTACCTCTTCTCCTATCATACTACTTCATACTCATCATACTTCTTAGCCAAGACTAATACTTCCTGATATATCTTCTTTGGTATAATGTAAGCCCTCCAACGCAGGTCGCCATTAGGTTTGAAAGAAGTCTTTCTCCAACCAAAGAAGCATCTCCATAGAAAGCTTTTGCCCTCACAATACATTTCAATAAAATCTATCATACATTCATTGTCTATCCAGTATTTTTTCATACTTCTCCAACCTCTCTTTTATTTTTAACCTTACAAAGTTCAATCTTGATTGCCTGACCATCAGGAAAGACTAAGCACTTGCGCAAACCAGAAGGAAAGCGAAACCATTGAACTTTAGCCCACTGCCAACTTTCTCCCTGGTAGTTGTTTCGCCATGTCTTAACAGGTGAGCAAGCATAGAACTCAAAAGTCTTTTTCATTTGATCTTTCCTCCTTTTACTATCTATAGTATACCATACCTTAACCAGAATGTCAATACCTTTTTCATTTATTTATTTATAAAATAAAAAAGAAAAATGGTTCTGCTCATTTAAGAGCAGAACCATTCCAGAAGCCAAGAATCATGTCATCATAGACAAAACCTGGTGTAGCATTGTCATCAATAGCAATGAGAACGTCCTCACCTTTCACAAGGCCATCATCATCAATGGCGTACAGGTTGCCATCACGCATGTCTTTCAATGTCACACATCCATCATCATGAGTTGCAGTAACAGTAGCGCGAACCAGACGAACAGTATTCATACCATAGTGGATGCTGTTTGTTGCACAGTATCTGGCATTTTCAGCAGGAGTGCTAAGAGCGCAAGCAGAAGTAGTGAGAGCAGAGATAACGATTGCCAGAACAGCGATGATAGAGAAGAACTTTTTCATAGGTCATTGACCCCTTTCCTTAATTTCTGTATTTATTATACCATCAAGACAGCCTTTTGTCTATTGACACATTGAACAAAAGAAAAAGAAATTAAAAGTTCTTCTTTGTGCATTTTGCTGAAGAATAATTTTGTTTAATTCGCCTATTGACAAGACCATTTTTCTTTTGATTAATGAATAGTTGTTTACAGAAGATACTGTTTGATGGGGCCTTTGTGGGGTTAATGGATATTTACCAATGAAAGATAGTTTAATGGTTTGGCGTACTCCGGGGTAGTTTTCGGGAAAAAAATTATATTTGTTATTAAAAACCATTTGGCCTGGACACTTCTCTCTCTAAGTCAATTTTAAATTTAAAAAACGAATTTTTCTAAATCAATTTCAAATTTAAAAAACGACTTTCCATAAACTATTTTCAAATTTAAAAAACGAATTTTTCTAAATCAATTTTAAATTTAAAAAACGAATTTTTTAAAATATATTTTTTTAGAATCAATATAATTATGAAATTTTTTATATTCTTCATAATTTTGAAAAATATATATAGTTTTTGTTTTATAATTATAAATAAAATATTCTTTAAAAATAATATTTTTTAATGCTTTCGCCTCAATTTTATAATTACATTTGAATTCTTTTACTAATTTATTATATTTATATTTAGTAAATAATCCATTTACTAAATATTTATCTGTTTCAATTACTAAATAACTAAGTATAAGAGTTATCACAGAAATAAATAATATTAGTACCACAAACTCCAAATACATTCCTTCAAAACATCAAATAAATCATTTTTTGCCGCATCTCTTTTAGCAAAATTTTCATATTCCCAAGTGTCAAGAATAATTTTACAATCTTCAATCATTCTAAAAATACACTCTTTTTCATTCAGCTTTTCGCCATTAATATTATATTTATGCTCTGTTAAATCAATATTAACATTAGCCTCATCATAATAGGCTTGTAAATGTTCATAAAGCCAAGCAATTAAAGAAGTATCCAAATTAAAACAATCTCTTTGGTCTAATCCCGCATAAGTTTTTTCCGCATAAGGAAAAGGAATTTCTTTAAGATTTTTAAAATATTTATTATCCCTCATCAAAACTCCCCTTTTCTATCCAAATTACATTATCTCTTTTACAAAAACAATCATTTACTTTAAAACGAATGTCTCCAGGATAAATATGACAATATCCATTGGGCCTTTTTTCTATTGCAATCGTATAATTTTTTCCTAAAAATTTTTCTATTTCTGAAATATTATTACCATCATATAAAATAGTTTCAACTACAAAAATATCTTTTCCTTCCTGAATAATATTTAAAATAACTTCTTCTAATTTTACATTTTTATTAATAGCAATAATATTTTCTTTATTTGTTGTTTCTTCAATATCTCTAATCCAATTTTCCGCAATCAAAGAAACAAAAGAATCAGAATTAACGCCGTTTTCCCTTCTGCGGATTCTATCTAAATAAAAATCTTTGCCAAAACTTTCCAAATTGGGGTACACAACATAGTAGTTAATTCCTGCGGCTTTAAGGGCATCCCGCGCTTCTTTATGCGAACTTGTTAAAACAACACTATTTTCATTGTCTATTGATTTAATATAGTTTGCGGGAAAATCTGGGTTGCGACCTTTGGAGTGGTCATTTTTATCAATCCATGAAAAATTTGAACTATCTGAATCATAAATTTTTATATTTGAATAAATCCAATTTTGAACTGTAAAAGTTTTTCCTATTCCTGGAAAACCACATATTACCATTTTTAATCCCTCAATATAACAGGTGTTAATCCTGTTTTACTTTTTGTTTTATTACTATAATAACCTTTTCTCATTAAATCAATTTTTTCATCAATAATATTTCTATCCTTCAAACAAAGAATTCCAGCTAATCTATCATTATTACTATATTCATGTGAAGATACTACAACCTTTTTAGGTGCAGAAGATACTTTTCCTTGCGATGATAAAATTAAACTTTCTTGCAGAATACTATCACTTGACCCTAATTTAGGATTATAAGGGGTAGTATTAAATTTAATTTTATTATTGTTAGTCTGATTTAATACAATCATTTTAATCAATTCATCTCTAGCTTCATCAGATAAATTATATTTATTTGCAAAGTTTAATATATCAGTAATTGTCATATCAATAATCTTCCTTTAGAATCATAAATAAATTTATTATGCTTCTCAATTCTTTCATTAATTAATCTTAATTTTTCTTGCTGAATATTTTTATTGGTTTGTTCATTTATTTTTCTACTATTTCTCCCCACTCTTTAATATTATTAATTTTTCCACTACAATATAAATTCATAGTATTAAAACACATTTTTCTAAATAAACACCAATTTTTTCTACTTCAGCCATAACAAAAGTACGTGGTAGACTTCCACCAACCTGTGTCAACTTTACTCACCTCATAAGTTCCTTTTCCTTGGCGAAATTGCGCTTGATAAATTACATTTTTGGGGCAATTAACTCTACCTTCAAGCGCCAATCTAGCATTATCATAACATCTTTGTGAAATTTGCGGTCTTGCAGTTACGTACCATGCGGCATACTGCCGAGGCTGCATAACAACAGCCTTAACAGTACTGGGGAATCTGGAATCTGCAACTCTATTCAAAACTACTTGCGCCACTAATTGCTGATGGCGATCCGGGCAATTACCAGCTTCATAATGAATAACAGTAGCAAGAATCCGCAAATCTTCATCGGAATAAGTTTTAGTGTTATATACTTCCCACCAAACTTCTTTAGCTCTTGTTATAATAGGGTCGCTTTCCGGCAAACCCATAGAACGTGCAGTTTCTGCGATATTATGCGCCTTATCTAATTGCGCTGCTTTTTCAGCAGTAGTGAAACTGCACATAGTTAAAATACAAAAAATACTTGCGGCGATGAGGCCGCATTGTCGAAACTTTCTTTTCATTTATTTCTCTCCTTTAATTTTTGTAATAGCCGTTAGCTAAACCTAACTCAATGGCTTTATCCGCAGGAATATACCATTCAGCTTTTCTGTTAATATAATCATCTAATGTCTCTTGCTCAATAGCAGAAGTAGAAGTAATTTCTTTACAAATAATTTTTTGTAATCTTAGTGTTTCATCTAATTCCTGTTTAATGCCCGCAGTTTTATCCCAAATCCACGAAGCAATATCATGGAACATTAAAGTTGAATGTTCACCTACATATCTCTTATGACCTGCAAGATAAATCCAAAAACCCATACTCATACTAGAACCAATAGAAATAGTATACACCGGGGTTTTACTCTGTTTAATGACATCTACTAAACTAAGTCCATCATAAACACTACCACCAAAACAGTTAATAAAGAGTTTAATAGGTTCTCTTTTCCAATCTTTATAATCTTCTTCTTTGCAATCGTCATCATAATTAATTTTCATAATTGTCTCAATAATATTTTTAACTGATTCTGCTTTAATATCTTCGCTTAGAAAAATATTGCGGTAGGTTGGAATAGGTTTACTCATAATCTTCAAAATCCTCCTCATTCTCTTCTTCAAAAGAAGAACTTTCAATTTCTTCTGGATAAAAATAATTTATAGAATTATCTGGATAAATAACTAAAACCATTAAAGGTTTTCCTATTACATTAATTAATTGATTAGGTTTGTGGAATTCTACGTCATTCGCTTGCCGCATATGAACAGCAAAAGGCTCGAATGAAGTAATTTTAGATAAATCCCAATAGTCAATTACTTTATTTCTTTGATCTTTTGTTTTTCTATAAATAATTTCTACTATATCAATTCCATAATAAAATTGCGTTCCTTGCGGAAAATCTTCTCTGACAAAACCCTGATAAGTCATTGTTAATTCTCCTTTTGTTAAAAAGTTATTTTCTTTAATCTTTAAAATTATTATAACATTATTTTTCTGTTTTGTCAAAAATAATTACTTTTAATAAAACTCGCCAAAGGCGAGTTTTATTAAAAATTTTTTTTCATTTTTAATTAATATATCTAAAAATTTTTTGACTTTTGTAGTTGCGATGTAGTATAATAATAGTATAAGATAAAGGAGATGATTATTGTAATATGATTAAATTAGATTATACATTAGAATCTCCTGAAGAGCGTAAAGAATTAGTTGAAAAAATAATCGCAGAAAACCCTGATCTAAATTCTTCTTATTTAGAAGTGCTTGCGGATTATCTAATTCTTTGTATGGAAAAACAAGAGAAAAAAGAAAAGAAAATTTTAACAGAAAATCGTTTAACTACAGTTAATAAACGTGAAACTTCTTTTGAGGGTCTTGTCAGCCAGTTAGAAAATGGCGAAGACGGCATTTATAATTTAATTTCTGAAAATAAAAATACAATTTTTCAACCTAAAATTTCAATTACTAAAAAAGATTTAGAAAATATACCTTATTTGCAGCAATTAAGAAATACAATTAATGATTGGGATGCCGTCCTTAAACGCACTTCAGGTAGAGATGCGTATATTATGAAAAAGGCTTTAATAGATATGCGGAAAGATCAATATATAATAAAGCAAGCATATCAACGTCCAATTATTTTTAATAAATTAACTCGTTCATTGAGTGGTTTTATTAAACTAGAGGATAATTCTACTATTGATGAAGATGGAGAAGTACATATTAGTGGAGTTTCATTAATGAACCCTGAAATATGTTCTGCAATTTTATGTAACTATTCACGATTAAAGCAAGATAGTTATGATAATTTTGAAGGAGATACTTGGTATTTAATTCAATCTTTTGATGAAATTAGTGAGTTAGCTTTAGCTAATTTTCCCCTATATGAAAGATTAGTTGAATATAAAATTGATGGAAAGCAGAATATTGAAATTCAACAATTATTACAAACAGAATTTGGTATTAAACATAGTTTAGAATATATTTCTAGTTTATGGCGGAATAAAATTCCTAAGCTAATAGCGCAAGCCGCCAAAGAAGATTTTATTTTTTGGCAATATAAACTTTTAAATAAACCTTTGAAAAAATGTTCAAAGTGTGGTCAACTTAAACCAGCTCATAATGATTTCTTTTCAAAAAATAAAACAAGTAAAGATGGTTGGTACAGTATATGTAAATGTTGTAGAAACAAGAAAAGAGGTTAAAATTATGGCAGGAGAAACAGCTTATTGTGAAAAATGTGGTCGCACTATGTCAGTTAATCAATTTTATTTGTCTAAAAATCTTGAAAAATATCCTAATGGTGGTGTGATGAGACAGTGCAAAAAATGTCTCACCATGCACGTAGATAACTGGGATCCAGAAACTTTCAAGTGGATTTTACAAGAAATTGATGTACCATACATTGAAGATGAGTGGAATAAAGTATTAGAAAAATATAGTGCAGACCCCAAAAAACTTACAGGTACTACTATTCTTGGGCGCTATCTTTCTAAAATGAAGTTAAAGCAATGGAAAAATTATCATTGGAAAGATACAGAAAAACTCCAAGAAGAAAATCGGCAAGAAAAAATTAAAATAATGCAAGCTGCGGGTTTATCAGGAGAAGAGATTGAAAAAGAACTTAAAGTAGATCATCGACCAGATAAACCGGATCTTACACGAATTTTAGATTCTAAAGGTACTGACGTTTCTTCTTCTGATTTTCCTGAAGAAGAAGATGACTTTTCTGATAAACTTACTGAGGAAGATAAAACTTATTTGCGATTAAAATGGGGTAGAGGTTATCAACCAGAAGAATGGATTAAAATGGAACAGTTGTATGAAGATATGATGGCTTCTTATGATATTCAAAGTGCTGGTCATAAAGATACTCTTATTATGATTTGCAAAGCATCTTTGAAAGCTAATCAACTTATTGATGTTAATGATGTTGAAGGATTTCAAAAAATATCTAAAGTATATGATTCACTTATGAAGAGTGGTCGTTTTACTGCTGCTCAGAATAAAGAAGCAGATGGAGAATTTATTGATTCAATCGGTGAGTTAGTTAGTATTTGTGAAAAAGATGGTTTTATTCCTAAGTATTATGTAGATCAGCCAAAAGATAAAGTTGATAGAACATTAGAAGATATTCAAAATTATACAAGACGTTTAGTTTTGGAAGAAACTAATTTGGGTAATATGATTGAAGCTTCTATGAAAGAAATTCAAAGAGATAAAGAAAGAGAAGCATTAGCAAATACAGATGAAGTAGATTCAGAAGAAACTTTTGAAAAACAATTATTCAAAGATGAAGCTGAACCTATTAAAGATGAAGATTATTTAGAATTTAAGAAAATGGAACAAAAACAGCAAGAAGAGGATGATGCTTTCTATGCTTCTCTTGAGAGAGGAGAATGATAATGGCATTACAACAATTATTAGAATTATCTAATAATAGAAAGAAAATAGGTATTTCAGAAGAGAGAATAAGAGCTATCTTGCCTGTTGCTCGTCAATATGTTTCTTTTTGGCGAGAATATCCAGATTTATTTGTGGATTTTTTACAGGATGGAGGAGATAGTTCTCGTAAAAAACAGCTAGAATTTTACTACTATCAGCGTGTCTTCCTTAGGGCTGCGATGCGCTACAAATATGTATACATGACCTTTCCTCGAGCGTACAGTAAATCTTTCCTTTCAATTTTGGTTTTGATGTGTCGTTGTGTACTTTATCCTGGTGCAAAATTGTTTGTTACTTCTGGCGGTAAAGAGCAGGCAGCTACAATTGTGAAAGAAAAGGTAGAAGAAATATGTAAACTTGTACCAGCCTTTAAAAAAGAAATTGATTGGGGAAGAGGACAAACTCAAATTAGTAAAGATTATTGTATATATAAATTTAAAAGTGGTAGTTATTTTGATATTGTAGCAGCTAAAGAAAGTTCACGTGGTAAACGTAGACATGGTGGACTAGTTGAGGAATGCGTTGGTGTAGATGGAACTATATTAAATGAAGTGATAATCCCTAGTTCGTGGGGCCTTATAGCGTGAGCTATAAGTGAAAATGACGTGAACCTAAGAAAAAAGGGTGTGAGATTTTTATCTTGCTAACGGTAAAGAGTCAAGAATACCGTGCTAAGCCTAGAAATAGGAAAGTGTAGAGACTAGAACTGATGAGTGTAAGTTCGTAGAATGGAGTTTATCACCATTCGAAGCGCGTCACAACTAATTTTTTTGGACAAAAGTATATATATAGCATTTTATTTAAAAATAAATTATACATAGAAGGAATTATTCCTAAAATGAATATAAAAGGAGTTTAGATAAAATGTGGAAAAAAATCATTTTAAATAATACAATTACTGATTATAGCGTATCAACAGAAGGAGAAGTAAAAAAAGATACTACAAATTACTTTTTATCTCAAAGTATACAACAAGATTATAAATTTGTTTCTTTATTAATAAATGGACAAGTGAAAAGAATGCGAGTACATAGATTAGTAGCTATGACTTTTATTCCAAATCCAGAAAATAAACCTTATGTAAATCATATTAATGGAGATAAAGGAGATAATAATGTTGAAAATCTTGAATGGGTGACGCCTTCTGAAAATACTATTCATGCAGTAAAAACTGGTTTAATGTCAAATGGAAGAAAAAGACCTGTTATTCAATATAATTTAAATGGAGAAAAAATGGCTACTTTTGAAAGTGCTTCTGAAGCTGCTAGGCAAACAGGTGGTTCTCAAAGTAAAATTACTATGTGTTGTAGAAGGCAAAGAGAAAGTGCTAATGATTATCAATGGAGATATTATGATGATTTACAAGACGTCCAAAAAATTGAAAAAAAATTTATAACTGGAAAAAAAGTTGCACAGTGTGATGAAGAAGGAAATATATTAAATATATATCCTAGTTATAAAAAAGCTGCTGAAGCAGTTAATGGAACTTCATCTGCAATTAGTCGTGTGTGTAGTGGAACGAATGTTAGACATAAAGGTTATAAATGGAAATTAGTTGAAGAGATAGTCCAAGAAAATATATAAATATTTTTTGACAATGAACGTTTCACGTAGATGCATGGATGGTTCTGTCCACCCTGAAGAGTCCTTAAACAAGTCACAAATATACGTTAATTTTTTGGTCAAAAAAGTTACAAGAGTATAAGCTAATTTTCATTATAAATAGATGATATTAATGAAAAGAGGTTTAATTATGTATTTTATTTATAAAATTGAAAATTTAAAAAATCATAAAAAGTATATAGGTTTAACAAATAATATTGCTAGATGCAGAGCGAGACATTTTACTGATTTAAAAGGTGGATATCACGATAATAAATTTTTACAAAAAGAATTTATTAGAGATGGAATTGAGAATTTTTCATTTGAGATTGTTTATTCTGGAGATATTTCTTATGAAGAGATAAGTGAAAAAGAAAGATATTATATAAAGGAATATGATTCATATTTTAATGGATATAATCAAAATGAAGGTGGTAATTTTGGCCCTTCAAATGGTGGAAGTCATTTAACTAAATCTGATATTTTTAATATATTAGCGGCTTTAGAGTTTATGTCTAGGCCAGGACAAATTTTAGCTAATATGTATGATATTTCTAGAACTACTGTTAGTAGAATTAAACAAGGCGTTAATCATATTGAATTTAAAAATGAATATGATAATTTACCTTTAAATCAGCGCAAAGAAATTTATAGAATTTTTTGTGAAAGTTCTAATTTTTATGAAAATAAAGTAAATTCTACAATTATAAAGAGTAAACGTAAATTGAATGAAAAACAAGTTCATTTAATTCTTTTAAATGAAGAATTAGGAAGAATTAGACCTATTACTGATTTAACTTATAAATTTAAACTTAATAGTGATAATACTATTTATACTATTTTAAGAAAAAAAAGTTATAAAGATTATATATATAGTTACTCTAAATTAACTCAAGAACAAAAAAATGAATTAGCGTCGGCATTAAGAAATTAATGTTTGTAATCTTTTGAATTGCGGGGAAGCCTGAGATGGTAATCCGCAGCTAAGCCTTTTAAAAAAGGAAAGTTCAACGACTAGTTCTTAGGAACGTAGAGAATAAGCGTTTGATTCTCGAAGCGGAAGACCCCTAACGTAAAGCCGAGGGTGAAGAGATAGTCTATTCTGCATAGAATATGAATATGTAGCAGTTCATTAAAGAACGTATATAATGTAGCGAATTATATAGAATAAATAAGAACAACAGCCGGTTGGAAGAATACATTTCCATACGAAAAACTTATTACTTTGTTAGTACGTATGGTAGTTGATCCAGGGCAAAGTATTGTTATGGGTGGTTCTTGGCGTATACCTGTGTTAGTCGGATTATTAGATTCTGATTTCTTAATTAATTTAAAGCGTGACCCCACTTTTAATGAAGCTTCTTTTGGCCGAGAGTACGAGTCGATCTGGAGTGGAACTGTCGAAGATGCTTTCTTTAATAGTGAAGTTTTTGATAGAAATAGAAAAATTCAAAAGCCAGAATATGAATATTCTGGAAGATCGTCTGCTTCTTCTTATTATGTAGTTTCTGTGGACGTTGGACGTAAAGGTTGCGATACAGTTGCCAGCATTTTAAAGGTTATCCCGCAACCACAAGGCCCATCTATTAAATCATTAGTTAATATAGTAACTATGGAAGATGAACATTTTGAAAATCAAGCTATTATGTTGAAAAAATTATATTATAAATATAAAGCAAAACGCTTGGTGATAGATGCGAATGGCTTAGGCATTGGACTTATTGATTATATGATAAAAGTTCAAGAAGATGATAAAACAGGTGAATATTATCCACCTTTTGGTGTTTATAATGATGAAGAAAATTATTATAAAAAATTTAGAACTGATGATACAGAAGATGAAGCAATGTATTTGATTAAAGCAAATGCTACAATTAACACTGAAGCTCATGCTAATCTGCAAACACAATTAAATGCTGGTAAAGTAAAATTTTTACTTGATGAACGTGAAGCAATGATGAAATTAATGGAAACTAAATTGGGCCAAGGTATGACTCCACAAGAAAGGTCAAAATATGTTATTCCATTTAGTCTAACTTCTATACTTAAAGAAGAGTTAACTAACCTTCGAGAAGAAAACGAAGGTGTTAATATTATTCTCAAACAAGTAAATAGAAAAATTAAAAAAGATAAAGTATCTTCTTTAGAATATGGTTTATACTACATTAAACAAGAGGAAGATAATAGACGTAAACGCAAACATTTTAAGGTAGCAGATTTGATGTTTATGAACTAAGAGTAAAAACTCTTAGTTCATAAATTTAAAAGGTGGTGAAATAATGAGGGCTTCAAGAGCAGAAATTAAAATTGAAGAAATTTTAAGAAATAATAATCTTAATTTTAAAGAAGAATACGAGTTTCCTGGTTTAGCAAGTTCAAATGGAAGACCTCTTAGATTTGATTTTGCTGTTTTTGATGATGATGATAATTTAGATTTTTTAATTGAATATCAAGGAAAACAGCATTACATGCCAGTTAGTAAATTTGGTGGTAGTAGAGGATTACATCAACAGAATTATAATGATAAGCAAAAGCGTAGATTTTGTGCATTAAAAAATATAAATTTGATAGAAATTCCCTATACCGAAGAAAATTTAATCAGTTATGATTATATTATGAAAAAAGCTGGATATTAATAGGAGGTGAATTATTTAAATGCGAGATAGACAAGTAGAAATTAAAAATAAAGGTTTTAATATGCTACACGGAAATCCTATTACTAAATCAGAATATGAAGCTCAATTTGGAAAAGATAGCGTACCAGAAGATTTTTCAAAAATTCGAGTAGGCTTAAAAACTTTAGATGATGCGGTAATGAATTTAGGTATTTATAGAAAAGTAAACCGCAATTATGGCGATAAGGCTTTTATTCTTAATGCTATTGATAAACATGATTACGAAACTTTAAGAGAAGTTTCTAAATACTTTTATGAGGCTAGTGGTATTTATCAAAGAATGTGTAAATATTTAGCTCTATTGTATAAATATGATTGGTTTGTTACTACTTCTTTTGTTAATAATAATCGGGCTAAAGAATCAAAAAAAGTATTAAATGATTTTATGAAAGCTTTGGATTATTTAGATAATTCTGATATTAAACGTCTTTTTGGAAATATTGCATTAGAAGTAATTAAATGTGGTTCTTACTATGGTTATATTTTAGAATTTAGTGATAAATTTAGTATACAACAGTTACCCGCAAAGTATTGCCGCAGTAGATTTAATAGAGGTATTGATCCTGTTGTTGAATTGCATATGAGTTTTTTTAATGTTTATTTTACTGATCCGCAATATAGAATAAAAGTTTTAAAAATGTTTCCTAAAGAAATTCAAAAAGCTTATGTAGATTATGAAGAAAATAGACTTAAAGGTGACTATCCTGGAGATTCAATGGGTTGGGCAATGTTAGACCCAGATTGTACTGTAAAATTTAATTTAGGCGATAATGATTTTCCTATGTTGGTAGGAGCAATTCCTTCAATTATAGATTTAGATCAGGCGCAAGAATTAGATAGAAAAAAAACTATGCAGCAATTATTAAAAATTGTTATTCAAAAATTACCATTAGATAAAAATGGTGATTTAATTTTTGACGTTGATGAAGCAAAAGATATACATAATAATGCGGTTGCGATGCTTCGTCGGGCAGTGGGAGTGGATGTTCTTACTACTTTTGCTGATATTGATGTTGCAGATATGCAAGATTCTAATAGTACAACTAAAACTGATGATTTAGAAAAAGTTGAACGTACTGTTTATAATAATTTGGGTGTTTCTCAAAATCTATTTAATACAGATGGTAATTTATCTTTGGAAAAATCAATAGCCAATGATGAAGCAGTAATGAGAGATTTGATTTATCAATATCAAAATCTTTTAAATAGAATTGTTAAAAAGTTTAATAAAAATTCTTATAATTTTAAAGTTTGCATTTTAGAGACAACTATTTATAATTATAAAGATTTATCCAAAATGTATAAAGAACAAACTCAAATTGGTTATTCAAAAATGTTACCGCAAATTGCTTTGGGACATTCTCAATCAAGTATTTTAGCTTCTATTCAGTTTGAGAATGATATATTGAAACTTTCTGATATTATGATTCCTCCTATGATGAGTTCTACTATGAGTAGTAAAAACCTTAATAATAATAAAGATAATAATAATAATGCTCAGGCTAAAATACAACAACAGCAAGAAACTGGAGCTGGCAGACCTGAAAAAGCAGATGAACAGAAAAGTGATAAAACAATAGCTAATAGAGCAGCTATGAATTAAGGAGGAAAAATAATATGTATACAAGTATACCAATAGAAAATTCAGTCGAACTTATTAATATTCGAGAAGATAATCCTAATGTTTCTTATTGTCAAATAAAAGTGTTATATGTGGGCGATAACCGCAATCATACTAGCATATCTAAAGAAGTAGCTTGGAAAATGGGTAGTAAATTACCTGGTTCGCCCATTGTTGGATATTATAATTTTGATTCTCAGGATTTTGAAGAGCATAATCGAGATATTCAAATTAATGATAATGGTACTTTTGCTTTAATTGATATGACTAAGCCTTATGGTTATATTGACTCACAAGCTAAGGTTTGGTTTCAAAAATTTCAAGATGCTGATGGAGTAATTAGAGAATATTTAATGACTGAAGGACAAATTTGGACAGGTATTTATCCAGAAAGTCAAAGAATTATAGAGAAAGGTAATAATCAATCTATGGAATTAGGAAAAGTTCAAGGTTCTTGGACAGGAAGTAACAATTCTAATGAGAGATTCTTTATTATCAATGAAGCGGTAATTGATAAACTCTGTATTTTAGGCGAAAATTTTGAACCTTGTTTTGAAGGTGCTCAAATAATGTCAGAGTTTGCTTTAGGTCAAATTACGCAATTACGACAAAATATATATACATTACTTGATAATATAAAAGGAGGTCTGGCAAATCAAATGGCTGAGAACAAGAATTTAAATAATGAGCCTGAGAATCAGATTGTTGAACCTGATAACTCTTATGCTAAAAATAAAGAGAACGAAGAGCCTGAGAAGAACCAGGATCAGAATAAAACTACTAATGAACCTGATGATTCTAAGAAAAATCAAAAGTCTGAGGACAATTCTGAGCAAGAAAATAAGGATGAAAATGAGGATAAGAAGAAGAAGGAATATAACTTATCTGAAATTACAGAATATGTTGAGCTAAAAGCTAAATATGATAATCTTGCTACAGATTTTGCAGTTTTAAAGAAAACAAATGAAGATTTAACTGCTGAAATTGAGCCTTTAAGAGATTTTAAGCTTAAAGCTGACAGAAAGAGTAAGGAAGATATTATTAGTAAATTCTTTATGCTTTCTGACGAAGATAAGAAGGATGTTTCTGAAAATATTGATAAATATAGTTTAGAAGATATTGAATCTAAGTTATCTGTTATTGCTTTCCGCAAGAAAGTTAATTTTGATTTAGATCCTGACAATGCTTCTAAAAAAGATGATTCTGCTCCTACTAGCTTTAATTTAAATAATATTGCTAAGCAGGAAGATACTAATGCTTTACCTGATTGGGTGAAAGCTGTAAAAGGAATGTAATAAGGAGGATATAACAAATGGCAATTAAAAGATTAAGCGGTGCTCAGTTTGTTAAGCGTGGTTATAGCCAGGTTGAGCCTAACCATTTATCTGCTCAGCGCACTGGTCAGATTTACGCGCAGCTTCCCGCTAAGAGAGATATTGAAGTTTTGGAAAATGGCCAGTTTGTGAAGTATGACTATGTGAATAAAGAAGTTAATTTCACTGGTAAGGGCGAATGGATGATGGTCTTTAATGAAGTTAAGACTTACAGAGACCGTGAGACTTATGAAGATTTTGCTATGATTAAGCAGAATTATAATGCTCGTGTTTATAGTCCTGTTGGTCAGAGTAATTCTGATTTAAAACATGTGATGGATTATAGTAAGGCTGCTTTCCGTGAGGGTTCCAGCGAGGGCTTTACTTGGGATATTCCTAAGTTAAGTTATCCTCAGAATATGGCTGATGGCACTACTATGGTTCCTCGTGTTATCAAGACTAATATCGGCGATATTTATACTACCAATGGTGTTGATGAAACTAGCCTACAAGAGGGCGATGAATTAGCTCCTAACGAGAAGGGCTTTTTGGATAAGGCTTCTGCTGCTTCTGCCGGTGCTGGCGATATGAAGTGGATTGTTGTTAAGGTTTATACTTTAGCCGATAATCAGCCCGCAGTTAAATTACAGCGTATTGCTTGATGAAAGGAGAAAGTGTAAATGTTACAGAAGAATGATCTTTTAGCTTTAATGAAGGCTGTTGCTAAGAGTGAGCCTTCAAAGACTTATAGTTTTCAAAAAGTTTCTATGACTTATGAAGAAATGAATAATACTTTGCGTGATGAGCTAAATGCTCTTGCTGGTACTTATTCTTTATATCGTGAAAATAAGAATTTAATTTTCTCTTTATTAGAAGAGACTATGAATGAAGTTCTTCCTGTTCGTGTTTTAGAGCGCTATGGTCAATTTGCTGAGTCTAAGACTTTTAAACAGGGTGATCGTCCTGTCTTTACTCGTAAGATGGGTACCATGAGAGCTAAGCAGTTTGTTACTCGTGTTGGTCTGGCTGCCGTGTATGAAGTCTTTAAGCTTGGCCAAGAGAGCTTTGAAGTTCAGACAAGTGCTATCGGCGGAGCTGCTCAGATCGGTTTTGAGGAATTTTTGGATGGTCGTGCTGATTTTGCAGAGCTAACTAATATTATTATGGAAGGCATGGATGAGCTGATTTATCGTGAGATTGCCGCGGCTTTAATGGCTTCTATTTCTCAGCTGCCTCAAGCCAATACCGTTCAGACTAATGGTTTTAATGAGGTTGGTATGGATCATTTGATTCAGACTGCTTCTGCTTATGGTAAGCCTACTATTTATTGCACTTATGAGTTCGCTGTTAAAATGATTCCTGCTACTGGTTGGGTTTCTGATAATATGCGTGATGAAATGTGGAGCCAGGGTTATCTTGGTAATTACAAGGGTTGCCAGGTTATTGTTCTTCCTCAGTCTTTTGAGGATGAAACCAATAGCCGTAAGGTCATTGATCCTGGTTATGCTTGGGTGATTCCCGCAGGTGCAGATAGTCGTCCTGTCAAGATTGCTTTTGAGGGTGCTACTCATGTTCGTGAGCGCGAGAATGAAGATTGGTCTCGTGATATCCAGGTTTATCGTAAGGTTGGCGTGGGTGTTATGTTGACTAATAATATTTGCTCTTATGTTGATACTACTCTTGCTGGTAAACTTGATAATAAGGTTGATCTATCTTGATTATTTCTGAAAAATAAGATATAATAATAATAGGGGGGAAGGGGATTTTCCCTTCTTCCCTTTATTTTTTTGAGAAAAAGGAGAATTTATAATGGAAAATTTTAATAAAGATACTATTTTACAGGTGACTAATCGTAGTAATGGTATTGTGATTTATTCTGTTCCAGATATGCATGTAAGCAGAGAGTTTAACCGCAAAGAAACTAAAAAAATTCCCTATGGTGAGCTTCTTGCTTTAGCACAGCAACCTGGAGGTAGAGAATTAATTTATAATTATTTATTTGTTCAAAATGCAGAAGCTTTAGAAAGTGCTTTAAATATTAAAGAACAACCTGAATATTGGTTAAAGGAAAGCGATATTCCTAAGTGGATTAACTCTTGCTCTCTTAATGAGTTCAAGGATGCTCTTGATTTTGCTCCTGAAGGAATCCTTAGTTTAATCAAGAAGTACGCAGTTGAGGTTCCTCTTAATGCCGCGGATAAAAGAGAAGCTTTAAAAGAACAGTTAAAATTTGATGTTGACAAAGCGATTATTAATGCTTCTGTTGAAACAGAAGATGGAAAAACTGTCGCTCCTGGTCAGCAGATAGAGACAACTAAGCGTCGCTCTAATCCTACTTATAAAAAGATTGTAAAGAAAGACGAGTAAATATAAAGGAGGACATTATTATGTCAGATTATCCTATCATTGGGCCAAATACTACTTTTAAAGAAATTTATGATAGATTTTTTGGCAAAATTACTGATGATATGTATGTGGAATGGACGAAAGAGGATACTGAAAAAGATGTAAAAAATATTTTAATTGACGCTATTCCTGGTTTTGAATTTCCACGTTTTCCTTTATATGATTACAATGAAGATTCTTATAATTGTCATTTAACTAGCGAGGAAATAAATATCCTTGCTATTTTAATGTATAATACTTGGCTTCAAAGACAAGTAGCTTCTATTGAAAATACTAGGCAAAAATTTTCAGGTTCTGATTTTAAAATGACCAGTCAAGCTAATCATTTAGATAAACTTATCAAACTTAAACAAGAAGGCGAAAGACAAGATCGCCACATGCAACGTTTATATAAACGTAGAAAAATTATTGATTCTAAGGGGTCAATTAAATCTAATTGGTCTACTCTTGCGGAGATAAGTACCTTTAATGATTAATAAATATAATTTTGAGTTTGATAAAAAAGTGATTAAAGCAGACACTCACAGATTGGTTAATCAATTATGGAAATTAATTCCAATGAGAGAAAATAATGAACCTTGGGATACACATTTATCAGTAATGATAGAAGAAATTAGTGGATTAAATGAAATATATCAAAATCAAATTGATTTTTTAGTTTTATTATCTAAACTTGAAGGATTAAAATCTGAAGTTTGTGATGATTTTATGATATATAGAAAAACAGTTTTTCGTTGTATAGATTTATTAGTGAGGTTAATGCCTTATGAATAATTTAAAATTAATGCACAAACGTCTTGAGTATTTTGGTGGGTTAAAACAAGAAGATAGAATGATAAATGATAAGTATAGAGCTTTCTTAAAAAGTTTATTATATTCTTATCAAGGTTGTAATGTAGAATTAGTTCAAAGATATACAGATTGCTTTGAACTAGAAGAGATTCAACCGCAATATAGAGCTTTGATTAATCCTGATAAATTAAAACAAGACTATGATGATAAAGTTCTTTCTATTGATTATAAATATAATTATGATTTAGGAGATATTTTTAAGTGGGTTGGCACTGATACTAATTGGATTATTTATTTAAGAGCCTTAACAGAGGATGCTTATTTTAGAGGTGAAATTAGGCTTTGTCGCCATAAAATAAAATTTAAGGATGAAAAAGGAAATATTTGTTCTACTTGGGCGGCGATCAGAGGCCCTGTAGAAACACAAATTGAGTCTATCCAAAAAGGACAAGTTCGAATTGATAAACCAAATTTAAGTTTAAATATTTTATTACCTAAAAATGAACAAACTTTATTTGCTTTTGATAGATATTCAGAATTTTTATTTGCTGGAAAATGCTGGCAAGTACAAGCCCCAGATTCGATTTCAATGAAGAATATTATTGAAGTTAATGCCGAAGAATATTATATTAATAAGGAAACAGATGATAAAATAGAAGAAATTAAAAATGGTTTAGTTATAGAGCCTGTTGATCCTTCTCCTGATACAACTATAAAGGGAGAAACTTTTATTAAGCCTAATATTGCTGAAATATATGAAGCCCCAGATGTGGGAGGAAAATGGAAAGTTGTTGAAAATTATCCAGTTTGTTTAATTCCTATTGATGATTTGCGGGTTAAAGTGATTTGGCAAAAATCGGTTAGTGGACAATTTACTTTAGAATGGTATAAAGACCATATTGTAGAAACAAAAACAATAGTGGTAGAATCATTATTCTAAAGTTAAAGGAGAAAAAGGAATGAAAAAAAATTTATATGAATTTCCAAAGTCTAGTTTTTTGGGTATGGCCAAAGATACAGCTTTGATTATAAATAAAATTTTAACCAATAAAAATATTTTAAAATTAATTTATTATACTTCTAAAGATTGGAAAGATAAACCTGATTTAAATAGTCAACAAATAAAAGAATTATTTGAAAATAAACAAATATCTAATATACCTAAGATTACTGTTTTTCCAGATAAAGCTACTTATCTGAGAATTAGTTATGATGATTTTGTTCCGAATGATACTAATCCTTATTATAGAAATCATATGATAGATATTAAAATTATTTGCCATTATGATTCATGGGATTTAGGAGATTTTGAGTTAAGACCTTATCGCATAGCTGGGGAGTTAGATTCTATTTTAGATGGACAACATTTAACTGGAATTGGAGAATTACAGTTTCTTAGTGCAGAACAAATTCTCATAGATAATGAATTTGCAGGAATTAATTTAAGATATTGGGCCGTTAGAGGTAATGAAGATAAGGTTAATCCTTTGAATTAATATGGATATTAAATTAGCATTAATGGCAGGTGTAGATATTCCTATACCTGAGTTACAAGCAATTATTCATCAACCGCAATTAAAAGAAATTGCGAGGATGGGTGAACAAAATTTTTTTATGGCAATTCATTATTTATGTTTAAATAAAGAAGCTTTGTTAGAGGACGAAAGTCTTTTACAGAGTTTAACAAATTTTCAAGTATTGATGAAAGTTATTGAACAATCAGAAGATGCTGAGAAGAAAATAGCTTTAATAACTTTACTTTCTCTTTTGTTTCCAGGATTTAAACCAATAATTACTCCAAAGAGCATTATTCTTAATAATTTGCAAACAAAACAAAGCATTTTGATAGATGATAATAATTATGTTTTTTTACAAGAAATATTAAAACAAATGTTTTGTATAAGTAGTATTTTTCAGGGAGATAATGTTGTTTATAATCCTGCGAATGAAGCTGCAAAAAAAATTGCCGATAAATTAATGAAAGGCAGAAAAAGAGTTGCAGAATTAAAGGGAAAAAATCAAGAAAGCGTGTTAAGCAGATATGTTTCTATTTTAACGATAGGGATTTCCTCTATGTCTTTAGAAAATTGTCTGGCTTTAACAATATATCAACTATTTGATTTAGTTGAAAGATATAATCTGTTTATTGAATGGGATTTAAATTTGCGGGTTAAACTTGCAGGTGGAGACCCCAAGCAAGATGCGGAAAATTGGATGAAAAACATTCATTAATTTATAAGGAGGAAATTAAACATGAGATTTGGTGTACGCGAAATCTGTGATGTTGTGTTGCGTGCTAAAGCAAGACAAACTCTAGGTACTCGTACTTTTTATAAGAATGAGCCTGTTCTTTATTTTGATACTTTAAAGACTTCTAGCCTAGAAGGTCAAGCTACCACAGTTTATGCTCAAGGCGGACGTGGTAACTCTAGATTAATTGCCTGGGAAGGCGAGAAGACTCTTACATTTACAATGGAAGATGCACTGCTTTCTCCTGAAAGTTTTGCAATTCTTTCCGGTGCTGGTTTGATGGATGCTTCTGCGGAAGCCCCTATTTATGTTCATACTACTTCTCAAGTGCAGGTTGATGCTCAAGGCAAGTTTACTGTGGATGGTAAAATTTGTTGGAATGGCGGTCGTGCACAAGAAGGAAATAAAGAAGGAACAAATTATGACTACCATAAAGAAGCAGATGTTTTCTGCATGGCTCTTGATGATGCTGGAGAGGTTAAAGTCGAGCCTTGTGTTCCTGCTTCCATGACTTATGATGATACTAAGAAGAAAACTACTATTGTTTGTTATGCTGATGCTGAAGGTGTTGAGAAATTAGCTGAAGGTTCTGTTGTTCTTGTTGATTATTATGTTAAGAAGATCGGCAATGCTAAGATGATTGAGATTACTCCTGATGAATTTGCTGGTAGTTATTACCTAGAAGGTTCTACTTTATTCCGTAGAGAGTCCGATGGTGTTGACATGCCTGCTGAGTTCATCATTCCTAATGGTAAGATTCAGTCTAACTTTACTTTCTCTATGGCAAGTTCTGGCGATCCTTCTACCTTTACCTTTACTATGGATGCTTTCCCTGGATATACTAAGTTTGATCCTACTAAAAAGGTTCTTGCTGCTATTCAGGTAATTGAAGATAGCACTGGTGAAGATACCGCTTACCGCGAGAATTGTAAGGCGACTTTTTAATTACCCCAAATAGTAACGTTAAAATTAGTCAGCTAGGGAATACCTATTCTTTAGTTGGCACTGTAGATAAAACTGATATTCCCGTAGAATATCAAGGGCTATTTGGGGATATAGCAACAGAAGATACTTTAAATAAGTATGTGCTTGTTAGATTAAATAATATTATTCCTAAAAATGGTGCTACTATTATTCAAAAGAATGAAGCTTTAAAATATTATTATAATAAAGGTGATGTTAATATCACTGAAGTTGGTGGCATTTATACCAAGACTAAGGAATATGATGGAACTGATTCTGATTATGCTTTGTTAATTAAGATTGGTTCTACTGCGGAAGTTACTATTAATGATACTAAATATATTATTGATGGTTCTAAATTAACTAATTAATAAAAATAGGGAAGAGTTTTACTCTTCCCTATTTTTTGTTTTAAGGAGAAAATATGAGTAGTGATTTTGTTTTTGAATATGATGGAACTAGTTATCCTAATATTCATAGTAAACCTGAACATTATATAGGAGGAACTTTAATTCCTTATGCTCAAACAACAAATAAAATGGCAGCTATCAAAACAAGATACTTAAATATGATGAAAGCGCAACTCGCCAGCCAACAAACAGATGCTAAAAAGAAAGCTTTTATAGAAGGTATGGAATTAGCAAAATTTGAAAAAATGGAAAAACAAATAGAAAATAAAATTGTTGAAGAATATAATAAAGCTGCGAGCAAATTAGGAGGAAATATTGGTGGATATAATATGGGAGTTGATGGATATGTTGCAGCTTTAAAATCAGGAGATAAAGATGGAGCAATAAAATCATTAGCTCAAATAATAGCTGTTTTTCACCAAAATAAAGATGCTGTTGCTTTATATGAAATGTTAAAAGATAATCCTCAACAAATTTATTCTGATATTTCTATAAACGAATTAATTAATGTTCAAGCTTTTATGAAAGTTATTGAAGCTGCTATGAATGGAGAAAATTATCGGAATACTCTAAATTCAATTTTAACTAAACCTTCAGAAGCTTTAGCAGCTTTAATAGGAACATATGCTGAAGCAAAAAGTGATACAGAAGTAAAAGATTTATTACTTGGTACTCAATCACAAAATATTAGAGTAAGTTTTAGTGGAGAATTTAAAGAAATTCAATCTAAATCCGCGGATATTAGTTTAGGAAATTCATATTTTTCTTATAATATGGGTGGTTCACAAGGCAGTCAAGGTATTGAGCTTTATGACACTTTTGATGTAGAAACTTTTGCTACTGTAAAGACTTATAGAACCGCGGGAGGTTTGTCTTTAACAAGTTATTCTGGAAAAAATTCTTTCTTAATTCCAGCTTTACATCAATTGTATGGTGGTGGAAACTCAATTGATTATCAAATATATAATACTTTAGCTTTTAGTGCAGGGCAAGAATCAGGAGCATTGGATACTAACTTTAGAATTATTCGGCAGGATTTAATTGCTAAATTTGCGGAAAACTTTTTAATTGGTTTTAATACGGCTGAAGCACAAAGAGTATTAGTATATAATTTTAGAGCATATCCAGTATTAACTATATTAGCTGATATAGTTAATGATGCTAAAAATGCGGTTAGAGAAGGAAATTTATATGGTTCTTTAAGTAGTGGTGATTTATTTAGTATTTCTTTGACTAAAAGTGCTGTTGATAATAGTTGGGTTGGTCAAAAAGATATAACAAATAAAGCAAATAAAGCTGTTCGTGTAAAAAGAGCTTATAATCAAATTAATAGTATTGCAATGCAAGGTCATATTAGTGGTAGATATGTTAGTTCTAATTTAAGAAAATATTTAACAGCGGCGAATGGAATACCTATTTAAAATTTGCTTTTTTGTTAAATAAGTAGTATAATAAAAATAGAAATGATAAAAAGGAGATTTAAAAATGTCTAAAGTTACTTTTAGTAAAATAAATATGAAAATGAAGATGAAAGATGAATATGCGACTATTTATCTTAATCCAGAACTTGATGAGGAATTTAAAGTAGAAGTGCGTCAATATTTACCAATTGAGCAAAAGGCAGCTTTAATTACTTTTATTGCAGAAAACGCGATTGATGAAAAGACTGGTTGCTTTAGTGAAATTAGAATTGAGACTTATTTTGCTCTTGCTATTGCTAAGTATTATGCAGGAATTGCTTTTACTGACAAGCAAATTGAAAATGCTGCTAAAATTTATGATGTATTAGAGAGTAATGGAGTTTTTACTAGAATTATGAGTGCTATTCCTGAATCTGAGTTTAACTTTTTAACTAATGCCGTTAGTAAAACTATTGCCGATATTGCAAGATTTAATAATTCTTTTGCCGGAATGTTGAATATGATCTCTGATAATGCGGGCGGCATGGATGAACAGTTTACTGAAATTTTAGAGAAGATTAAGAATGGTGAAGGTTTAGAGACTCTTTCTGAAATTAAGAATATTGTTGGCTAAATTAAGATAATATATTTCTAATAAATATTAAAATTTTATAGAGAATTTTTTAAAGCTCTGAGAAATTTCTCAGAGCTTTAATTTTTTATATGCACAAAGAGTGAAAGGAGATTAATTATGGCTAAAAGACTTAATTATGAAGTAGGCTTTACTGGCGATACTTCACAATTAAAAGCGTCTTTAAATGATGCTGTAAAAGCTTTACAAAAATTAGGTACTTCTTCAACTACTCAAATGACTCAGGGTATGCGGGAAGCATCTAAATCTGCATTAGAATTAGCTAATAATTTAAAAACTGCTACTAATCAAGAAACAGGAAAATTAGATTTAGTAACTTTTAATAGAAATTTAGCTAATAGTAAGATGACCATTAGTGATTATGCTAAGCAATTATCTCAATTAGGCCCTACTGGTCAGCAAGCTTTTATGAAAGTTGCGCAAGCAGTTACTTCTGCGGAATTACCAATGAGACGTACTAATAAAGTATTGGATGAATTGTGGACAACAATGAAAAATACTGCTCGTTGGCAATTAACCTCAAGTGCGTTGCATGGATTTATGGGAGCTTTAAATACTTGTGTTGGATATTCTAAAGCTTTAGATAAATCTTTAAATTCTATCAGAATTGTTACTGAACAATCAGCTGAACAAATGGCTGATTTTGCAGTTCAAGCTAATAGTGCTGCAAAAAATTTAAGTACAACAACAACAGATTATACGGATGCAGCATTGATATATTATCAACAAGGTTTAAATGACAAAGAAGTTCTTGATAGAACTGATATTACTATTAAAATGGCCAATGCCGCAAATGAAAGTGCTCAAGTAGTTTCTGACCAATTAACTGCGGTTTGGAATAACTTTTATGATGGTTCACAATCATTAGAGCATTATGCTGATGCGATGGTGGCGTTAGGTGCTGCTACTGCTTCTAGTTCAGATGAAATTGCTGGCGGCTTAGAGAAGTTTGCATCAATCGCAGACATGATTGGGTTAAGCTTTGATTATGCTGCTTCTGCTTTAGCAACAATTACTGCTACAACTCGTCAAAGCGAAGATGTTGTTGGTACTGCTTTGAAAACTATTTTTGCTCGTATTCAAGGTTTGAATTTAGGAGAGACCCTTGAAGATGGCACTGATTTAAATAAATATTCAGAAGCTTTGAGCAAAGTTGGTGTTTCAATTAAAGATTCTAATGGCGATTTGCGTAATATGGATGCTATCTTAGATGATATAGGCGCAAAATGGGGTACTTTAACAAAAGACCAACAAGTAGCATTAGCGCAAACAGTAGCCGGCGTTCGTCAATACAACCAGTTAGTTTCTTTAATGGATAATTGGGATTTCTTTGAAGATAATTTAAAGATTGCCCAAAATTCTGAAGGTGAATTAAATAAGCAGGCTGATATTTATGCAGAATCTTGGGAGGCCGCGAGAAAAAGAGTTAAAGCTGCGGCAGAAGATATTTATGATAGCATTTTGAATCCTGAGAGCATTGTTGCTATTGATGATGTTTTAACTCCATTTTTAAGTGGAATAGCGCAAGTTGTTAATGCTTTAGGTGGATTAAAAGGTATTGCTTTAGTTGTTGGTTCTGTCCTTACTTCTGTTTATAGTGGTAAATTGGTAAATGGTTTACAAAATTTTGCTACTAATATTCAGATTATGACTGGACTTCAAGGAAAATTAACAAGAAGCTTACAAGAACAAACCGTAACTGAAGCAGAAAATCTTGATATTATAATTGGTGGTAATCGTGCTTTAGAAACTGAAATTTCTTTGATGCGAGAAAAAGTTCAGTTACAAGGTATGATTAATAAATATACCAAGAATTATGACCAAAGTCAAATGTTACAAGTCAATCAGCGAGTAGGCGTTATTGATGCTTTGCGTCAACAAATTATGGCTTCTGCTCAAAAACAAACTGCTTTGTTGGGTGAAGCTGAAGAATTTAAAACAACTATATTGTTAGATATAGAGCCAAAACCTGGTTGGGAAGAAAGATTTAGACAGAAAATTTTACAATTTAATACTAATATGGTTAATGGGCCATTAAAAAATCTTAATTCTGTCTTTTTATTTGATGAAAAAGATGATATAACAAGAACTACTGAAAAAGTTACAGCAAGTATGCAAAAGTTAGCTTCTCAAGCTAGTTCTATAGAAGCAGTAAGACGAGCTTATAGCAATTTAAATATAGATCAAAAAGAAAGTGCCGTTGTTTTACAAGAATTAATTCAAAAGACTGGTTTATGGAAAGCAGAAATGCAAAATTGGTCTACTCCTAAATTACAAGAATTTTTGAATAACTTAGGTACTCAATCAATAGAAGCTTCTAAAGGGATGCAACTTTTAAAACAAGCTTTAATGGAATTAAGTTATTCTCCTGAAGCTATTGATCAATTTATTAATTCGATAAGAAGATTAGCCGCTGAAGAACATAGTGCCGCAGAATATACAAGATTAATTAATGAAGAAATAAAAAAATTTACGAACAGTTTGCAAACTGGTAGTATTCAAAGTGAATCGGGTTGGGCAAAAACTGTTGTAAGCATGTCTAATCATCTTATGAATTTCGGAATGACTCTTTCCGCAGTTAGTAATATGGGTAAAGTTTTCAAAGAATCTATGGAAGGAAATATTACTGCGGGAGAAGCTTTCATTCAAATTATGACTAATTTGGGTATGATTTTGATGAGTGGCAGTAGCCTTTTCATGGCTTTGTCAAAATCAATGGGTGCTCTTGTTTCAGTTTATACTGGTGTAAATACTTCAGTAGCAGCTCTTACTTTTGTTACAAAATTAAATACTGCGGCTGAAGAAGGAAATATAGCTGCAAAAATAGCTAATGTTGCAATTACAAAATTGCTTACTGTTTCAGAAGGTAGTTTAGCTGCTGCTATGGGTATAACTATTGGCGTTTTAGCTCTTTTTGCGGCTGGAATTGTGTTTGCTGTAAAAATAATTGATGGTTTAATTGTAACTCAAAAAGAAGCCAGTCAAGCTATTGCGGATGCTACTCAAAATTATACTGATCAAAAGAGCAAATTAGATGAGTTAAATAGTTCTTTAGAGCAAACTAGACAAAAGATAGAAGAATTAGAATCTAAAGATTCTTTATCTCTTGTTGAACAAGATGAGCTAGCTAATTTAAAACAGCAAGAAGCTTCTTTAGAGAGACAAGCTGATCTAAGAGAGCGTATAGTTAAAGCTAAACAAGCAGAAATGGCTTATGCTATTGCAGATAATTTTGACAAAAAATATGACAAGACTTATAAGGTAGAGCCAAAAGGTAGAACTGGTGCTGACACTTCTAATTTTAAAACACAAGAAGATTTAGATAAATGGTATAATAGTTTAAATTCTGACCAACAGGCAAAAGCATTAGACCAATATCAGAATTGGACGCAACAGATAGCAGAAGCTACTGCTCAAATGACTTCTGAAGTAGGAGAAGATTTAGCTGAATTAGAACAAGACTATGCTAATTATTTAGGTGCTGTTGATTCTGGAGCAATTGTGGCCGATCCGTCTAAGATTGCAGATATGCAGGATAAATTAGCAGAATTAAGAAAATTAATATATCCTACTGATAATCAGTATTATGAAATGGTTATCCGTCCGGTATTAGATGATGAATCTTTTGATGAAGTAAGAGATAAGATTTTTAGAGCTTTATCTTCTGGAGATATTAAAGGTGCTGGATTAGCCTTAACAGATGAAATGCGTTCTGCCATTGAAGCTGCTGGAATTTCTGTTGATGATTTATTTAATCAAATTGCAGAAAGAATGTCTCAGGCCAGAGAGACCATTAAATCTGAAATGGGCGGTACCGAAGAGCAATTAAATAAATTAACTGCCGAAGATTGGGATATTATTCTTACCTTGGATTTAGAAAACATTGGTTCTTTTAGAGAATTAATGAAAGCTATTGAAAATGCTAAAAATACAGACCTTAAAGTTAAAGTAGATACTTCTGAGTTAGATGCAGCAAAAGATAAAATAGAAAGTTTAAATACTAATGAAGAGCCATTGGAAAAAGCCTTGATGTCTTATAAAGAACAAGGTTATCTTACTATGGATCAGACTTATGAATTAATTAAAGCTAACGAAGAATATGCTCAATATATTAAAAAAGTTGGAGATGAGTATGTTTTAACTACTCAATCTTTAACTGACTTTACTGAAATGGAAAAAGCTGAGAAATTGGCTTTAGACCAAGCTATTGAAGCTATGCAAAACAAAGGTAAAGTTGATAGAGATTATGCTCAGCAGTATGTTGATCTTTATAGTAGTTTAATTGAAAGTAGTAAAAATTGGTCTGACCAAGAACGTGCAGATAGCGGAGAAAATTTTGATAAAAATACTGAAGCACTTAGAAGACAAGCTCAAGCGTTCCAAGAAGGAAAGATTAGCGCAAGTGAATATTTTGATGCAATAAATCAAAGAGTTAGTGAAACTGGGGATAATTTTGCAAAATTAAGTGATGGTATAGATGGTCTTAAAGAATCTGATTATGCAAAAACTATGATTTCCTCTACTACTGCTTTGGCTGATGGTTTTAAAGATTTAATCAGTGAAGTTGAAGCTGGCGGTACTAATATGCAAGAGTATTATGCTGGTGCAGTTAAAGGTACTAAAGCTTTAATGAATATCACTGCTAAATCTAATAAATATATCACCAAAACAGCAGATGGTTATAAAGTTGTTACTGATAATATTGATGATGCAACTAAAGCTACACAAGACTACAAAGATGCTCAGAAAAAAGTTCAAAATTTAAATACTTGGGAAAAACAAGTTGATCAAGCTGAAGGATTTAAAAAAGCAATAGATGATATTACTTCTTATTATGATTATTTAAAAAATTATTTAAATGATAATAATTGGCTTGAGTTACCTGATAATTTTGATACAACAACAACCAAATTTAAAAATATGTGCGATACTATGGCTGCTGATATTTGGTCTTTAAAAGATACAAATGCTGAAGCTTTTAGTGCGATTATGGCTCACATGGAAACTGAAAATGCTGGTTTTGATTCTAGTTTAATTACTTCTCAAAGTCAATTAGCTAGTGCTATGCAAGGAAATGCAACAATAGCTTCTTCTGCTATTAATGGTCTAGCTGCTCAAAGTCAGATTAGTATTGGTACTTTATGTCAAATTGGTGGACAGTTATTACAATCTTTGGCAAGTGCTATTAGCAGTTTTAGTTATACTATTCAGGCGACTGGTGTTGTTGATAATCCTGGTGGTATTGGTTTAGGCGGAGGATTAGTCGATAAAATTGGTGCTTTACTTACAACAGGAGGGAAAATTCCTTTTGAATGGGATATGCCTTCTGCCCATATTGATTTAACAGGTTCTGGTTCTGGTGGTTCACCTATGTTTAGCACTACTGGTTCTGCAAGAGCGCAAAAAGTTAATGGCTCTGGTAAATCAAATTATATTCGTTCAAAAGACACTGGTGCTGCTAGCAAAGGTGAGTCATCAGGACTTTTAGAAAATATTTCTAAATTTGGTACTGCATTAGAAGAATATGGTAAACAATCTGTATTGTCTCAAGGTTTAAAAGCATTTGCCCCTTCAGGAGGAGGAACTGGTGGTAGAACTCTTAACCCTAGTGGTATTTCTACTGATAACAATCGTCCTTCTGGTGGAGGAGGAGGAAAAGGCAAAGGTGGTAAAGGAAAAGGCGGAGGTGGTAAAGGAAAGGGAGGAAAAGGAAAAGGCGGAGGTGGTGGCTCCGGCTCAGATGATTCTCCTGAAATCGAAGATGAAGAAATTTTTGATGATAGATACCACGATATTAATAATAGACTAGAAGAACAAAGTCAGCTACTAGATAAGATTGATACTGCTAAAGATAGAGCTTTTGGTGTTAAGAAATTAGAAAAATATAAAGAAAAAATTGAAGCAATTAATAAAGAACAAGAATTATATAAAGAAAAATTAAAAAAGACTGAGGAATATTTAAAAGAAGATTTAACTGATTTACAAAAGAACTTTTCTGGTGTTAAATTAAATATAGACTCTGATAGTAAAGCTTTATTAAATTATGAAGATTTAGAAAAATGGGCAATAGAAGAATATAATAAAGTAGTAAGAAAATATAATGCTTTAGGTTCTAAGACCGCGCAGGAATCTTTTAAAGATACTCTTGATGCTGCAAAGAAAACACTTGATTTAAGAAAAGAAATTCTAGAGCAGTATGAAAATGATCAAAAGCAAAGAGTTGAACTTTTAGAAAATATTGCTGAAGAGGCTAGAAAGAAATTTAATGAAAAATTAAGTAGTATTAATGCTGTTATAGAAGTTAAATTAAAGATTAAAGATTTTAAAGATACTAATAGAGAAATAGGTAAAAATGTTGTTGAAGCTTTTGGCGATGCTGTTAATTGGGGCAAAAAACCTGGACAAATTGATTTCTTTGGTATGCAAGATAACTTAGCTAAAGCTAAAGACTTAGAAGAACATATGAATCAAATATTTAATCTTATGTCTGAGTCTGAAGATAGTGCTGATTTTGAAAGTGTTATAGATTCTTTAGAAGATTTACATGGTAATATTGCTGATACTGTTTCTGATTTAAAAGATTGGTTAGAAAATCTTAGAGAGTATTTAACTGATGTTATTGATGCAGCAGCTGACAGATTTGCACAATTTACTGATCAATTAGACCATAATGGTACTGTATTAGATTCAGTAAAAGAATTATTAGATTTACAAGGAATAACTTATAAAACTGGTAAGAATTTTGAACTTTTACAGAAAACTATTCAAGGAAGATTGGAAACAGCTACTTCTACTGCCAAATTACAAAAGCAATGGATGGAAAAAGCTGCGGAACAATTAGCGGAAGCAGAAAAAGCTTTGGCAGGAGTTACTGAAGAAGATGCAGCTTATGATACTCTTAAAAATAATCGTGATGCTTTATTAAAACAATTTAATGAATCTCAAGAAGCTATGTTAGATGCAGCTAAAGAAGCTATGGAAACGGCAAGAGAGTATTATACTAATGCTATTGAGAAAGCTGCTTATGATTTTGAGCAAGCTATTAGTGGCGGAATGGGTTTAGAATTATTGCAGCAAAAATATGATAATTTAATTAGTAAAGAAGAAAGATATTTAGATAAAGTTAATGAAACATATGAAGTAAGTAAATGGAATAGACAACTTCAAAAAGCAATAGATGAAGAAACTAATGAAGCTTCTAAGAATAGATTAAAAACATTACAAAAAGAAATTGAAGTAAGACGTGAAGGTAATAAATTATCTAAATATGATTTGGATATTTTAGAAGCAAAATATCAAATGACTCTTGCTCAAAATGCTTTGGATGAAGCTCAAAATGCTAAAAATTCAGTGCGGTTAGTCCGCAATGAATCCGGCAACTGGGATTATCAATTTACAGCTGATCAGTCTAAAATTGATGAAGCTACACAAAAGTATGAAGATGCGGCAAATAACTATTACAATATAGCAAAAGACCAAGTTAAAAATATGATGGATGAAATTCTGCGATTAAAACAAGATACTTTAGACCAAATTAAAGATGTTTATGAAGATGAAAGTTTAACTGAGGAAGAACGTGGAGAAAAGATTGCAGAAATTCGTAGAAATGCAAATGATAAAATCCTTTATATTCAGCAAGAATATCAAGTATCTTTAGAAGATATGACAGATGCAGGTGGAGAGATAATTACAGAATATGGAAATACTTATAATGATGTAATGAAAATTATGGAAATGGGTACTTCTGACTTTACTGCATATTTTGAAACTGCTCTTGATGAAATGGAAAATGCTGCTGATAATTACAATAGCACTATGGAAGAAGTCACTGGGACTACTGGTTCAAATGTAGATGCTTTAAAACAAATTATTGATGATACTACCAAATCTACTCAAGATTTAACTACTGCGGGTACTCAAGCCGCAGATGCTGTTTGGAAGAAAATTGAAGAAGTTCGCCAAGCTTCAGAGCAATGGTCTAATTATGCAGCGTGTGTACGTCAAGCATTAGATACTTTGTATGAAATGTCTAACTTTGTAACTACTAGAACAGTTGCCGCTTCTGTTGGTGATATGAAAGGGTATAATTCTAATATTGACTATTCTTCTGTTATGAATGATTATTTAAGCCAAGGTGGACAAGTTGGAGATGAAATATTTAAGAGTTTAGAATATCAAAGATATTTGAAAATTCTTGGAGAAAATTTTGAACAAGGTAAACAGTATATTTATTCTAATGAAGATTATTATAATAAGCAAAATGATCCAGAGTTTCAGAAATGGCTAAAAGATAATGGCGGAACTGGCAAATATGAGGATTTTGTTAAGAGTCATACAATAGGTTACGCAACAGGAGGCTATACTGGTTCTTTTGATAATGAAGATGGTAAATTAGCATTTTTACATGAGAAAGAATTAGTTTTAAATCAAGAGGATACTGAAAATATTCTTTCTGCGGTTTCCGCGGTTAGAACATTAGGGCCTAATTTGTTTAAACAAATAGAAAGAATTTTGGATAATAATATAATGGCAGGGCAAAATTTATTAAATGCTCGTATGGCTAGTTCTACTACTGTTTCTAGTGATGGGCAAATAGTTGAACAGATAGTGCATATTCAAGCTGATTTCCCTGGTGTATCCAGTGCAGCAGAAATCGAAGCAGCTCTTAATAATATTGTTAATGATGCGGCTCAATATGCTAGTATTAGAAAATAATTTAAAGGGGAGAATTTTTCTCCCCTTTATTTTTTTGAGAGAAAGGAGTTTATAATGAATAATATATCAGAGCAAATTCTTCAAGCAGCTGATATTTTAGCGCAAAAAAGATTATCCGAATTAAAATATGATATAACAGTTCAAGGCACTGTTGAGTCTTTAGTTAATTTAAATACTGGTGAATATAAAGTTAAATATAATGGTAATATATTTTCTGCTTTTAGTAATGATTTAAAAACTACTTATAGAATTGGAGATAATATTTATATAAAAATTCCAGAAGGAGATTTTTCTAATAAAAAATTAATTGAAAATAAAGTTACTGATAAGTCTTTAACTGAAAATAATTTAAATGAGCTAGAAAATTCTGTTTCTCCTGTTGGGCCTACTTTTGATGTTTTTTATAATTATGACAAAATAAAAGAATATGGGGTAGTTGCAGGAGCACCCAAAGATGATAAATTGTCTATTACAGAGATTTTCAACAGAGAAACTGTAAGTAATTTTTCCGATATTCCTTTTTTACAATATGCTAATAAATATGAATATATTAAAATTCAGGCCGATTTTTTAACACTCTTTAGTGATATTCATTCTGAGGGAAATTATGGCTTAGAATTGGCATTTTCATCTAATGGAGAAGATGTTTTTTATAGACTTGATGTTTCAAATTTTAATGGTAGTCCTTATTCTTTTAATACTTATAGCACGCAATCAGTTACTGTAAAAATACAAACAAAATTTTTAACTGGTTTAAAAAGTATTAAGTTATTTGAAGAAGGATTTCAATACGATAAATATTTATCTAATGGTGAATATATTTATTTAGATAAAGCAACAGGCAAAGAATTAATACATGATAATGAAACCAATGAATATTATTATTTAAATGATAATAATGAAAAAATAATTGTAAATCAAGAGAATAGAATAGAAAAAATAAATGATAAATCACCGAATATTTTTGTTAAAAATATTCAAGTACAGTATGTAGAAGTAAAAAATTTAATAGACAATCTATATTATTTAAGAATTAAAACACCTAATGGTCAAATGTTTACAGACCAAATAGATGAAATTACTTTACAAGGACAATTAATTTACAATGGCAATTCAGTTTTAACAGAAAAGAATAGTACCTGTTATTGGTATGAAAGAGATTATTCTGTGATGATAGGTGATGAGGCCTATGATAAAAATGTTGGTTTTGGATGGCGACCAATTTCCGCAAATTTTGATACTCTTGTTTTAAAAGATGAAGATGTGGTATATAAAAAAGTATTAAAATTAATGGTAGTTTATTCTGATAATGTTGTAATGTCTGAAGAGATAGTTATTAGTAATTATAATACTGATTATAATTGTTGGCTAGAGCAATTAACTGTTGGAGATACTATTGATTTACATATTAAAAATAATAGAGATGAAGATGAATTAGTCGGTGATTGGTATTTATCTTTACCTGATGGAAGTTATCAAGAGGTACCTAATGGTAAACAAAAATCTGAAATAGAAGTTAAGCAATATCTTTTATATTCTGCTGTAACTTTTTATTGTAGTATTTATGATAAAGATAGAAAAAATATTATTGCCACTGAAGAATATACAATCACTAATACTGAATCACAAGAAGATTTAAGTATAAAGTATATTGGAGAAGATTCTTTTAGATATGATTCTAATGGTGATATTACTATTGAGGATTCTGAAAAAGAACGTACTATTGAATGTCAATTTGCCTGGAAAGATGGAGTCGGCACTTCTTATGATATGACATGGTATAGTCCAGATGGGAGTTTATTAACAACAGGTGAAAGAGTTAATCCTGTTGATTCAATGATAGAAAATCTCTGGGTTGACAAATATAATATTTTGCATTATACTATTAAACAGAAGTATAAAATAAATTTTAACAATAATACTATTCAAATTAAAGTTACTACTTTAGACCAAAAGGAATATATTTTTAATAAAGAAATTCTTTTTGTTAAAGATGGTGATCAAGGTACTAATGGTACTACTTATATCGCAGCTATTCGTCCTTGTGATGATAATGGTATTAAATTAAGTGGTTTACAGCCTTTGGTTTTTAATCCTTTAACCAAAGAGCTTTTAGATGAACAAGAAAGGATTAGAAATGATAATACTCTTTCTAATGAAGAAAAAATAAAACAAATTTTAGAAGTTAGAAAAAGAGGATGGAATACTTTAAAGTTAAGAGTGTATGTTTATAAAGATGGAGAATTAATCAATAATTTAAATGGTAATAAATATACTATTAAATATGAATGGTCTGGGACAAATATAAAATTACCTGAAGCAGAAACTGATGATGAATATATTAGCATTTCCGGCAATAGTGATCCAGTTATAAACTTTTATTCTACTTCTGATAAATATGAATTTTATATAAAAATTAAAATAACTGTTAGAGAAAAAGCAGGAGATTCTACTGTTTATCTTTATTCTATTTATCCTATTGATGTTGCAGTTAATGGTTTTGAATATAATAGAGTTGACATAAATGAAATTCCTTCTTATATTAAATATAATTCTTCTGGTTTAAATCCTTCTTTTTATAGTAATGCTTTAAAATATACTTTTGATGAAATAGATCAAACTAAATTAGTAGAATCATTAAATAAAGATATTTTAGTAATTGAAGATAAACAACAAAAGGAATCTGAAATTATAGATAGATATTTAGTACCTTCTTCTAATTTTATTTTTGAAAGAGATTCAGATAAAAATAATAGTAGTATTGGTATTTTAAAATGCCCCGACCCGCAATATAATACTAGATATTTATTACACTCTATTGTTATGTATCTTGATACATATGGCAATGAAGCTATTAATGGCTGGGATGGAACACAGTTAGATATAGATAACAAAGGCCAATATGTTTTTGCCCCGCAGGTTGGTGCAGGTACTAAAAATGAACAAAATCAATTTACCGGCGTTGTTATGGGTAAAGATAGCGGGCAGAAAAAAATTGGTTTATATGGTTATCAAAATGGTATTACTACTTTTGGTTTAATGCAAGATGGTTCTGCATTTTTTGGTGCTTCTACTAGCGGAAGAATTAATATTGATGGAACAAAAGCAAATATTTATGGCGGTTTAACAGAAAATGGCGCAAATAGTATGAAATTAACTTTATCTGATATGCGGATGACTGGTAGTACAAAAGCTATTAATATTAATGATTCAAAAGGTGAATCTGCTTTTTATGTAACTTATAATGGTTATATGTATGCTAATAATGTTAAAATAAAAGGTAATGTTGAAGCAACCACTTTAACAGCAACTAAAAGCGGCAAGATAGCTGATTTTACTATTGATTCAACTGGATTAAGAGGAGGTTCAATTACTTGTAGAAATTTAGTTGCTAACACTGATGGAGAAATTGCTGGTTGGAAAATTACTGGGCAAAGTTTAAAAAGTCCTAACGCTTCAGTAAATCAGCCTTCTGAGGCGGGAGGAGTGCCAACTTGGACAGGCACTACTTTAAATAGTAGTGGACAAATTTATACTCAGAAATTATATGCAAGTGGTGGAGATATTGGTGGCTGGCAGATTAATTCTACTAATTTATACGGAAGTGCTGAAGGAAAATTTCAAAGTATTACTTATGATGATGAAGGTAATATGAGTGTATCTGAAATAACAGGTATTAAATTTACTGAATTACAAAAAGGCGGCCAGATTAAAACCAATACAGTACAAATTTTTAGTGATCCACAAGCTGAAGGACAAATAGGGAATTATATTGGATATATGGGTCTTGTCTACGGAAGCACTACCAGTAAAGATACTACATATAACATAGGTATATATAGTCTTACTGGTGCTCGTCTTGAAGCTAAAGGAGATATAGCAATAGCCGCAGGAAAAGGTAGTATTTGGATGCATGGTAATATAATGGCGAGAAAAGGTTTTTATTGTGGAAATAGTTCTAATATTGATAATTTAGATAAAAAATTTCTTGTTGAAAATAGAATTATTAGACTGGGTGCAGAGACAGATGCTGACCAATTGTATATTAGAAGTTCTTGGTTAGTTTTAAAAGATGATGGAATGTCTATTAAAAAGCCTACAACAATTACAAAAGATGTAACAATTTCTGCTAATCAAAAATTAAGTTTGTCTGGAAATGGTTATATTTCAACTCCAACTATACAGACTGATAAAATTCAACCAGTGGGTAAAGAGACTGGTACAATAACAGTGAGTGGAACTATGAGCGGTAGTTTTAAGGGTAGTCTTTCTACATCAAGTGGTTATTATTATAATAGTAGTGGAGCTTACACAAAACTTTTAGCAGGTAGTATAATAGATGATAGTATTAAAGTTTTTGCTAAATTTTCGTGAGAAAAAGGAGATAATAAAATGACATTATTAAATGATGAAATTTATGGTTTATATGAAGCATTATATGAATTAAAAGAAAAAAATGAAATTTCTTTACCAGTTACTTTAGCTTATCAATTAGTTAGAAATATGCAAAAGTTAGAACCTTTGTATATGGCTATTGAAGAAGCTAGAAGAAATTTATTTAAAGTTTATGTAGATGAAAATGATATTATACCAACTAATAAAATGAATGAAGTAAATCAAAAGCTTAGAGAATTAGGAATGATAAAAGAAGAGCTTGATTTATATATGGTTAGATTAAAGGATATATCATATATTAATTTACCTATTGATATTGTAAGAAAATTAATGCCAATTATTAAAGAGGACGATTAATCGTCCTCTTTTTCTTTTTATTGGACAAGGATAGTTCATATTTTAAATTAAAAAATTAAAATAAATAGATAAATGAGATAAAGGAGTGTGATTTTTTGGCAACTGGTATTTTTCCTCCATTGATAAATAGTTCGCAGCCTGCTTTTACTTATGATGTTTCTGACTATATTATTTATTTTACATTACCTGATTTGATGTCTTTAAGTAGTATAAAACATATTCAAATTAGATTAGTAAAACAAACTAATAACAGAACAATAGTAAATACTTCTATTTATCCAGATGGAATTATTTATAAATCGAAAGATGAAATTGGTCAAAAAGGCTCACAATATACTATTTCTATAAATTTACAAGATTTAGAATCTGGGTGGAGTGCTGGAGAATTATATAAGGTACAATTACGTTTTGGAATAAATACACTTTATAATTCAATATCAGATTTTGCTAATTGGAAAAAACAGCAAATAGAAAAAAGTGCATTTTCTGAATGGTCAACAGTTATGGCAATAAAGGCTATTAATGAACCAGTAATTGAAATAAAAAATGCTACTTCTGTGAAAGAAAGCGTTCAATCAGCAAAAAATCTTGAAACTTCTTTAACGCCACTGATTATAGGAGCTTGCAATTTTGTTACAAGTAATAGAGAATCAGTAGATAAATATAAATTTATTTTATATAATTCACATGGTAATAAAATTGAAGATAGTGGTTGGTTACAACATAATGCTTCCGCAGATAATACAGATTCACATCGTTTTTCTACTGTTTTAGAAAATGGACAAGATTATAGTGTTATTTATCAAATTGTTTCAATAAATGGCTATGAAATTAGTTCTGCACGATATAATTTTCAGGTAAGAGAGACATATTTAAGTCAATTAGTTGGAGTAACCCTTAATGTTGATGATTCAGATATTTCATGTATAGAAAATGCTTGTTTAAAGATATATATAAATTCTGATTCTCCTTTAAGTGGTAACTATGTATTAATTAGAACTTCTGAAAAAAGTAATTATACAATATGGGAAGATTTAAGTTATTTCTTATATTCTAACCATACTTTTGTTAATGAATTAATTTATACTGATTATACTATTGAAAATGGCATTAAATATAAATATGCTTTTCAACAAGAAAATAGTGCAAGATTGCGGACTTCTCCTTTATTTGAAATTGATAAGCCTGCCAGAGGAATTAATTTTGAACATAGTTATTTATATAAAGATGGAGTTCAATTAAAATTAGAATATAACTTTGAGTTATCTAGTTTTAAACATAGTGTCTTAGAGTCAAAGAGTGATACATTGGGTTCTAAATATCCTACTATTTTCCGCAATGGTCATGCTTATTATGCAGAATTTCCTGTTTCAGGATTAATTTCTTTTCACATGGATGATGATAATACTTTTTTTGAACTTAAAAGAGATGGGTATTATTATAAAAATAAGTTGATTATTCCTTTTGATAATATTGAAGATACAAAAATAGATACTAATCTAACACATAGTAATATTTTTATTGAAAAAATTTTTAGAGATAAAGTAGAAGAATTTTTAAATGATGGAAGTAGTAAATTATATAAATCTGCGACAGAAGGAAATATTATTATAAATTTAATGAATATTTCTTTAAGTCCTGAAAAAACATTAAGTAGAATGATTTACAAATTTTCTGCTACTGCTTATGAAGTTGCGGATTTTAATTTAAGTAATTTAAATAATTTAAATATTATTGATATAGGTAATTTTGAAGAATTTTCTGCTGAAGAAACTGTAGATTTATTTGGTCAATTAAGTGGAATGTATATTGGCACTTTAAGTTTAAATAATAACTTAAATACTGATAGACCCACAAGTATTATAAATAACAATACTAAAGAAAATCTTTTAGAAAAAATAAAAGAACAAGTTGAATATAATGTTGGCGGTGGTTATAGATATAAATTTAATAATTTAACTTCAATTTGGGTAGAACAATATCCTGTATTAACTTTTGAAGCTGAATTAAGAGAATTAAATGCGGAACGCGCAGATTTGGCGCATCAAGGATTATCAACAAAAGAAGTTGATGAAAAAATCGCTGAATATAATAAGTTAATTAATTTTATAACTACTGAACAAACTTATCCTTTAATTACATTAGTTATTAATGGTAAAGATTTTTCTTTAGGCAAGAATAAAGTTTTTGTTTTACAAGATGTTTTTGATAATTTATCTAATATCTATTTAAAATACAGTGGCCCTATTATTATAAATTATACTTGTAAAGTTACACAAGTGGAAGATATTTCTAAAACAGTTCAAGCTATTGAAACTTCTTTAGTATGGGGTCAATTAGCTGGAATTTTTACTTCTACTGATAAAACTTTATTGAGTTATAACTTTAGATATAATGATATAAAGCAATATCAAATTCCTGATATAAATGGGGATTATGATAATATTAATTTTGATTTATTTAAATCTGAGAATATTTTTGATATTGTTAAAGAAAAAAGTAGATTCCAAATAGAAGAAATTTATGATATAGAAAATGGTTTTTCTAATTATGATAAAGATACTGATACTTGGGATAATGGAACTATTTTTTATAATTTTACTGATATATTATCTATGGAAATTGAAGCAGACCAAGGTAGTGTATTATTACTTGATAATAATGATGGTTCAACTACTCAAATTACGATTGGTACAACTGAAAAATATGTTTTGAACCCTTCTGATACTTTAATAAAAGGTATTCGCTTTGAAAAACCTACTTATGCAATTATAAATTATAAATGTGCTACAATGCAAACTACTAAAAATGTTGGTGGATAAAGAGGAGGAAGAATATGTTTGAATATCTTAAAGACTATGATTTTTTAAACAAGTTAGATAAATTGCGAGTTCGCGTTCAATATGCGAAACTTATTCTTCTTTCTTTTGATGAAAAACCTATTAAAGAAATTCAAGGTAATATTACTGCCGGTTCATTGTCAATTAATGGTTCTTCCGCAATTAGAAGAACTATTAGCTTAACTATGTTAGCTAATTTAAATAATAATGATTTAACAAATTTAGATAATGATATTTCTTTAAATAAAAAAATTAAAATTTTAATTGGATATAATAATCCTTTAAGAGAATATCAAAAATATGGAGAAATTATTTGGTTTCCTTGCGGGGTTTTTTTGGTTTCTACTGCTAGTATTACTAGAGCAACTGGTGGTTGGACTATCAGTATTTCTGGTAAAGATAAAATGGTAATGTTAGATGGCAGTGTAGGTGGAATGCTACCTGCTTCTGTTACTTTCCATGAATCATATGTGTATAATAAGGATAAAACAGAAGCAGTAGTTAATTATCCTACTATTTACCAAATTATTCAAGAAACAGTTAATCATTGGGGAGAAGAGCCAATAAATAATATTTTTATTACAGATTTAGAGGAAACCGCAAAACTTTTAGTAAAATATATTGGAGAGCAACCTATATATCTAAGTAATAATTATTCTAGTTTAAGTTATACTCCTGGAGATACTTATCCTTATATGTTTATAAATGGGCAAGATATTGGATATAAAGAAACAGATTTTACTTATCCTGGAGAATTGATTTTAAAAGCTGGCGATAGTGTAGTTACTTTATTAAATAAGATTTGCGATACTTTAGGTAATTTTGAATTTTTTTATGATATAGATGGACGTTTTATTTTTCAAGAAAAGAAAAATTATTTAAATACTGGAAGTCCGCTATTAGATTTAAATATTGAAGATTATGTACAGAATTATTCAAATACAAAATATGCTTATAGTTTAACTGATTTAGATAATATTACTTCTCTTGCTATTGCTCCAAAATATGATGAAATTAAAAATGATTTTATTGTATGGGGAAAAAGAAAAACAACAGATGGTGCAGAAATAGATATTCGTTATCATTTAGCTATTGATGCTAAACCAATTCTTAATTATTGTTTACAATATATGTGGGCTATTTATGAAAATGAAGTTTTATTAAGATACGAATTTACTTATATAAATAATCCTCCTGTTAATGGTAAATTAATAGCTAGTCCTTGTAAAGAATGGCGAGAAGAATTATATAGACAAGCTTTAATTGCTTCCTTAAATAATTTAACAAATAGTAATTATGATATGGAACTATTAGCTGAATGGCGTAATTTATATGACCCTGAAAATGCAGATTGGAAAGTAACAGATAATTGGAATCCAAAAGTTTATTCTGACCCTAGAAATTTAAATTATTGGCTAGATTTTATAGATACTGGTACAGCAATTGGTAAATACTCAGTCAATATGATTGGACGTCGCACAAAAGTTATTAATAGTTCTGAAGTAACTTGTATATATAATACAGAAGTTCCTGATGTTATTTTTATGACCCAAGAACAATGGGAAAATGTAGAAAAAAGAAAATATTATGATTCTATTGGTCAAAAATATTTTAGAATTACTGATAATTATAAATCTATTTTTGCTAGTAGTTCTACTGGTTCTAGTGCTTTTGATCAAATTCGAGAATTATTATATCAAAATTTAAGTTATAATACTCAAGTCACTATACAAGGAGTACCCAAGTATTATTTAGAACCAAATAATATTATTTATATAGAAGATATGGAAAGTAATATTATAGGAAATTATGCGATTTCTCAAATTACTTTACCTTTAACTTATTCAGGCACAATGTCAATTACAGCTACAGAAGTGCTAACTAGAGTATAAGGAGGAATAAATTAAATGGCGAATGTTGGTCAGATAATTTATAATTTAGAAGATTATAATTCTAGTGGCGGATATATTTCTACAGCTAATGGCAATACTACTCAAACTATTACTTCTGCTACTGATCCAGATTATGAAACTAATAAAATAGATATTTTTACTCGTAATCTAGTAGAAATTTATGCAAGTAAACAATTTTCTAAAGTAGGAATACAGGCTCCTCCTGGTACTAAATTAGTAATGAATACTAATAAAAATATTATGATAGGCCGCACAGGAGTTTATGAGTTGGATGAAGATATTGCTATTACTGGATTATATTTTCTTCGCCCTAAAAATTACATATTAGATACTGAAACAACAGAAAAAAATCTTTCAGATGGTAAGAAAAAATTAGAAGCTGCGGAAACAGCTCGAAAAGTTTCTATGGCAGAGCTTGAAAAAAAATATCCTGAACATAATAATGCTTATTGGGCTGAATATAATCAGATTCAGGCTGTGTATGATGAAGCTTACCGAGTGGCATTAGCGCAATATAATACTGGTATTAATGGTGTGTATAAACTTGACGCAGAAAATCCATATAAAGATTTATATAATGTAATTATAGATTTTATTTATTAAGGAGGTGCTATAATTGTTTAGTTTTTATGGTGGACAGCAAGGAAAAAACTTTGAGATAAAACAAATATTTAAAAATAAAGTTGCTATGGTAGCCGATTTAGACAAAAGATGGCAATCTCCTATTGGAGTTGGAGAAATTGTAATGATTTCTTATGGCCTACCTGGTGGAACTCCTGAACAACGAGCAATTTATGATGCTAATAAAAATGTAGATACCGCAAAATATAAAAGAGCTTATAACTCTACTCTTTGGCAAAAAATTTTTACTGAAGAAGAACATGCGGGAGAAGAACCAATTAGAGGGATAGAAATTTTATATTTGTCAGACAAAAATTATGGTCTTGGTTATAAATTAATTACTTCTTTAACTGGTGAAACTCCTAGAATTAAAATTATTTTGCCATCTACTGTTCTTAATGCAGACCAAGAACCAACAGTAGATGTAGATAATAACGATACAGATTTCCCTTCGGTTTTATTCAGTTTGCCACAAAGTCAAGTAATGGTTATGGCAGATTTAATTACCAAAAAACCTGGCGAAACTGTTATTCCTACATTAAATTATAATGAAGATGATATTAATCATCCTATTATTACTTTTACTTTACCAGAGATGTGGGAATTTGAAATTGGAAATATTGAATATATTTCTGCGGATTCTGAGCCAAGGGCAACGATTACTTTGGACGAAGATAAACAAACAAAAAAATTGAATATGTGGTTGCCTAAAGGTTATGATTTTGCTCCTATTGATTTTAGCACTTTAGAACCAGGTCAAACACCTGAATGTTCTTTGACCTATGATAATGACCACATAGTAACAATTCATTTAAAGATTCCACGCTCACAAAAATTCCGCACTGATGTTATTACTAATCATTTAGCTCCTGCGGAATTACCAACAGTTGAAATCTCTGCTGATCCCGATAATCCGCAGTTTACTTTTAATTTGCCAGAATCAGCAGAATTTTTTTATGGAGATTTATTAGGACAATCAAAAGATATAACTTATTCTTTAGGTACTATTGTTCCTAACGCGAAGGTAGGAGATTATTATATAAATAAAGATACTGGTTTTATTTATTATATTAGTCAGATTACTGAAACTTCTACTACTTTTGTTTATTGTGCTTGTTTGGCTGGTAAAACTCCTGAAGTACAAACTGATATAAAAGATCCGTTTACTGAATCAGGAGAAAGAGTAGACGTTAGTGTTGAGTCTAGTTATAAAGACCCTATTGAAAAAACTGGCCCTATTCATAAATTTATTTTTCCAACAATTCCAAATATTACTTCTACTTATGAAGATGTTGGTTCCGCGGATCAAGGAACAGTAGAAAAAAGTATTGTTGGTACTGATACTATTAATTTTAAATTTATACTACCTAGCGGCGCACGTTGGTTTGTCGGCGATGAAGTGAATGATAATAAATTAAATACTGTTATTGAAGGCGCTCAAAATGGAGACTATTACCTTTATTCTGTTGATGATATGACAGATGATTTTAGAGGTAATATATATTTATTTAATGGTACAGCTTGGACTAAAACCGATAAAAACATAGAAGGCCCAGTTGGTAAAGCTCTTAATATTAAAAATTCATATACTTTCACTGAAGCAGATGGTGTTGATACACTTGAAAATATTGGAAATAAATTAAAAGCTTATTATCCTAATGGTATAAGTTCAGATGAAATTTTACAAGTGACTTATTCTTCTGTTGAAAATGGTGATACTGCATATTGGTATTATTATACAAATAATACTTGGGGAAGAGCGCAATTAACTGGTGGTGTAGCCAGCTTATTACAAGATAAGTATGATATAGATAATAGCACTAATAAAACATATACAGCTAATTATATTAATAATTTAATTGTTAATGAAATTTTAGCCGCGGATTTAGAGCGAAAAACCTATACCGCAAAAGCTATTAATGAGAAAAATGAAGCATTACAAACAAAAATAAATGAAGTTGCAGCTTTAATCAGTGATGAACCTGCTGATAAAACAAAAGGTACTTACACTGCTAAAGTAATAGATAATTTAATTACTACTGTCGGCAATAGAATTAATTCCAATCCAGTAGATAAAGATAAAGAAACATATAATGCTAAAACTTTGGATACAAAAATAGAAGAAATTATTACCCAAATTAATAGTATTAATACATGGGGTAGAATTTCAGATTTATTAAACTAAAGAATAAGATATTCTTTTCTAAGGGGAAGATTTTATTCTTCCCCTTATGTTTTATATAAGGAGGAAAATTATGGCTTTATTTAAAGTTTTTTATGGAACAGAAGCTGAGATGAATCAAGTCGCAGTAAAAGAGTCTTATGCTTATATCCTAGAAGAGAATGATTGTATGTATGTCGATTTTAATAATGCTAGACATAAATTAAATGCGGGATATGCAGAAAAACTTCGGAAATTTAATGCGGCTGGAGCAGTTGAAATAGAAATTGATCCAGAAGAATTGGTTTTAAATTCTGATATTATTGATATAGAACATGGTGGCACTGGTGGCAAAACTGCGGCTGAAGCAAGAACTAATTTAGATGTTTATAGTAAAACAGAAGTAAGCGATAATATTAAAACTGCTACTGATAAGGTCACTTCTAAGGCTTATCCTGCTACATTGTCCGTAGGAGCTTGGACATTAGATGGAGAAGTTTATAAAATGTCTTATTTAATTGAAACTTTGAAGTGTGGTGCTGATGGTACGGTTCCGCCAATTATTACTTACACCAACAATTTAGAAGAATATTCTAAAATTGAAAAGGCTACTGCTACTCCTGGTTTTGGAGTTACTTTCGAGATAAAAGAAAAACCTACTGATAGTATAGGTATTATTATTGTAGATAATTGTTAATAAAAATAAAATGGGTAAGAGCTAAATGCTCTTACCCATTTTTTTGTTTTATATAATATGATAATAAGGTTTTTCTTCATCAAAGATTTTCCATCTAAGAAAATCATCTAAAATAATTCCTATTAGACCTAGAATAAACCAAAGACAACTAAAAGATAAACATATTTGTCCTTTATAATTAAAAGGTAAATGTGAATAATCCCAAATATTAAGTTGTAATTGAATGTTTAAAATATATCCAAATAAAAATTCTAAACTTGTTATAATTGCGGTTCCAATTAATCCTTGAGCCAATAAAGACCAATTCCAAGGAATATTTTCATTTAAGCTACCTAAAATTAAAAAAGATAAACCGCCTAAGATAAACATTGACCAATGAGTATTTCCTGAATGTATATATGTTTTGTAAACAAATTCAATTAACCAGTAAATACTTCCGCCAATCAAAAATAATATAGAATTTCTAAAAAAAGAATTAATTTTCATATTTTAATTCTATGGCTTTAATTTCCTTATAATTTTTAGCAGTATAAATTTGTGTTTTATATTGTTGCATTTTTTTATAATAAGGATAAACAAAATCAGAAATAGCTAAAGCTAAAGCAGTCAAATTTTCAACTGTCCAAGATGTACATTCTTCTTGGCGAGCATGCCATTCTAATCTAGGATTCTCTGCTCCAGCCTGAACTGCCATAGAATATTGATTCATATTTAGGCTAATTTCTGATTGATCTTCTTCTGTAACTCCATATTGCTTTCCATCAATCCAAGTCAAAGGATTATTAATGAGGAAATTAGCGAAAGCTTTTTTATTTTCTTCTTGTTTCATTTTTTGATATTCTTCTAAAGAATAGTAATATGTTAATTCATTTTTTTCATTATCATATTTATAAAAATTAGGTTCATAATCTTCTGGAATATTACCATCAAAAGATAAGATTCTTACTGCATCAATAGAACCTGTCATATCTGAATTAGCCAAAATGAAATGGCTATTGCAATCTGAGCCTATTACTCCTGTAGCTTCACCTTCCGAGCAAGCAATGACAATACTTGGGTTGGATTGTAATTTGATGTAGCGGATTTCCGCAAGGATATCGACTACTATATTTTCTCTATTGATTAATAAATACATTATAATATTTCAACTCCTTTAAATAATGAATGGAAATAATTATCAAGATTTTGTATAATATAAAAAGTAGTACCTTTATTTATATGTTCTCTAAAACCTCGATATGATTCTTGAATTTCTATATCAGTTATTTTACCTTGTAGCCAAAGTTGGTGCATTTTTCTCATTTTTCTATATTGTCGCTTTATTTTCTTTTTAAATGGAGTTTGAATAATTTTATTCGTATTAGTTAAATAAAAATCCCATTTTAAATATTTAAATGGATTATGTTTATCCGAACGTCTTTTATGAGGATAATTATTTTTATCTAGTTTTATTGGACTAATTTTAATTATTTTAGTTTTTCTTTTGTTACATTTTAAATGTATTTTATTTAATTCATTTTCAATTTTATTAAGACATTCTTTTAAATAATCTTTGTCATTATGCAAAATATAAATATCGTCCATATAACGTCCATAATATTTTAAATGCAAATGCTCTTTTGCATAATGGTCAATTCCATTTAATGCCAATAAAGCTAATAATTGAGATGCTTGACTACCTAAACCTAAACTTTTATGATTAAATTCATAATAAGTACAATTTTTATAAAATTGTTTAGGATAAATTATCTTATATTTTTGTTTTTTGATGATATAGTATTGTTTATTAGGAATAGGAACTGTATCTTTTGTGACTGAAAAACAAAAGGTATCAATAATATAATCAATTAATTTAAATACTCGTTTTTCTTTAATATAATGTTTTGCCATTTGCTTTAAAGAATTATGGTCTATTGAATCAAAAAATTTTTGAATATCAATTCTTAAACCATAAAAAGATTTTCCTAAACCATATGTTCTGTGCGCTGCTTGTAAATGTTTACGCACTTCTAGCAAAGCAAAATCAATTCCTTTTCCTTTTAATGTAGCACAATTATCATAAATAAATTTTGGAGTTAGTTCTGGAATAAGAACTTGCGAACATAATGTATTTTGTGCCAATCTGTCATAAATATGGCACGCTCTTATATCTCTGGGTTTGCCCCGCTCAATTATACTAAAACTGTTAAAAACTAATTGTTCATAACTGTCATTTTCTAATTGTTCTTTAAGCGTTAAGATGTTATTTAATCTATTTTCTTCAAAATTAACTGTACTATCTTTCCATCTTACGTTTCGGCAAATAGAATAAGAAGAATCATAAAAAGCGTCAAAATTACAAAAACGCTGGAAAAGATTTTCTTCTATAAAAAATTCTCCTTTTTTTATCATGCGGTGCTAGATTGTGTGCTCTGACACGCACATCCGCAATCTTAATTAATTATCTGTATAGATAAAAGGTTAAATTCTCCTTAAATGAAAGCTATCTATTATAATCTAAGTCTTTTATTTAATATTTCCTCTCCTTCTTGGTTTTAAAACCAATGCGTCCAGAAAATACCAAAATAGATGAGTTATAACATAGGTTATAATTTTCTGGGGTAACACTTAGTCGTCTCAGTCGATGTCGCCTGCGGCTCCATCACCAGAGACAGTTAGAGTTCTCATCTAATCGGGCGCGAGGTAATTGTTGTTGTTGTAGTTGGTATTGTTCGCATTACCATCAGAGTTGACATTGCACACATTGTTCGTGTTGTTCGAGTTGTAGTAGCGAGACCCGCGATATTTTAGAATTTAACCAAATAAAAAAATTATTTGTATCGCTGAGAATAAATTAGATTATCTCTATTTATTCTATCAAGAAGATTTTGTTTTAATTTGTAAGTAAGTTTAGCAACATATTTGAAAGATTTATTTTTCTTTTTATTATTTAACCCATATTCATAAATACATAAATCTAATTGCCTTAAAATTGAATCACAATATCTTATTGATTTATTAAAGTAATCTGCTCTTTCAACTAAAGTTTTTTTATTTTTTAGATTGATTAAACTAGCAGAGAAAGCATATCCATGTGCGTTTTTGGCACATTTTAAAATATCTGCACCAAAAGCTGAATAATAGTATGGATTACCAAGAATACCTGGTTTAATATGAGAACCATCATCTAATTCTTGATATGGACGAACTAAAATTAATACTTGATGGACTAACTTTCTTGCATCATTTAAATAATCATTTTTAGATTGATGCCTATCTTTTTTTCTTACTGACAAATTAAAAACCTCCTTTAAATAACGTACAAGAAATATTATACCAGAAAATTTTTAAAAAGTCAAAGAAAAAAAATTTTTAGAAAAAATTTTTTTCCCAGAAAAGGTGAAAGCATTTTTATACTATGGCATTGGCCCTTTTGGGCCAATGCCAATATAACCTTACTGTATAACTTTACAGTTATCCAATAACGAAAGCGGGCGCGAGGTAACGGTAGTTGGCGTAGTAGGTAAAGTCCGCACCACCATCAGAGTCGACACGGCACACATAGCCCGTGTAGTCCGAGTAGTAGTTGCGAGACCGCTCCCAATACCATTTGGAATCTCCTGAACTGTTACCATTAGCATCTTGAATGTTTTTTATACGGGAGCTGTCACTTGTGTAATAATCATAAGCAGCATTATATCCTTTAGTACATTCTGCATTGGAAACAGTAGAATTAGCAGTGCTGATTGGAGAATAACTATCTAATCCCATTTCTCTCTCAGAAGGAATCCAAACAGTTTCGTTATTATAACTAACATTAGCACTTCTATTATCATCCCAATTATCGCAAGTACCTTTAGATACTGTTTTTATAGATGCTTTAGCAGCACAAGCATTATAAAAATTTTGACAATAACTTCTAGCATTAGAACCAATCCATTGTGCGCTATTATCACCAAAAGTAGTCATATTCGGCAAGAGATAAACACTATGAAAAGCTAAAGTTTTATCTCCATCTTTGTCATAGCCAATACAACGCATTGTAACAGCATTTGCTCCTAAAACATTAGTAGATAAATTCATCTTTTTAGTTTTACCAACTAAAGCTTGACGTTCTGAAGCAGAAGAATTGTTAAGCCAAGACTTTAAGCCAGCCCACCAAGAAGCATCTCCCGCAGCACTCTCATTTCCCCAAGTCCAATATGTAGCAGTAGCAGTAATTTTTTTATTCGCGGGAGTTGTATAATTGGTACTGGCTGCTATTGATACAGTAATAGTAGCAGTTCCCGCGGTTGTACCATTGCCTTTAATGGTAATTGTTTTACCGCTTACTGTTGCTGAAGCCACATTAGAATTAGTAGAAGTTACAGAAATTGTACCAGTAGAATTAGTGGTCACAGTAACTTTTACACCAGTAGAATAATTAGATGCGTCAATAGAAACAGTAGAAGTGCTTAGACTTAATGTTCCTGTTGCTTTTTGAATAGACCAATCAACATTTTTCGCGGTTGTTGTCTTATCAGGCCATCTGTAATTATTTTTAGGAGTAAAAGTAGCTGTATATTTTCCTGCATTAATTCCCGATGTAGTTCCTCCAATAGTCATGTAACTTGTATTATAATTTGACCAATTTGGACTTTGCGAATTGGCGTTATAAGTTAAAGTTCCAGTTTGAGAAGGAATAGGAACTGTTTTTCTTTCTACTGTTACAGAAAAAGTAGTAGTTTTAGTAATACTATTTTCTGTATAAGAAACAGTAATTGTTTGAGTACCAACTGTATTTAAAACAGAAGGTGAAGTTGTCCAACCAGAAACAGTAGCGGTTTTACCATCAGAATAAGTGGCAGTAACAGACATTCCGGCAGATTCAAATGTCTCGCCATATTCATAAATTGTCTTAGTTGGTTTTGTGCTTGTGATGCTGGTTAGTGCATGGATAACAGTAACTGCTTGCTCGGCGGTACAAGTAACTCCTCCTTCAGAGTAAGTAATAGTAACTTTAGTTACTCCATCAGTTAAAGGAGAAGGTGTTACAGTATATCCAGTTACCGCAGTAGAAGAAACAACAATATTATCAATGGCATAATTGGCAGTTATAACCATTCCTGTTGTTTCAAATTCTTGTCCAGCAACGTAAGATGTACGGTTTGGTGGAGTAGTAACTTCAATAGAGTGGAGTGCTATTGAGCTTCCGCCACCTTTTCCGCCTTGTTCAGTTAAAATGCATTTAACAGGCAAGGTATAAGACCTCCTTATCAAGAATTATTATTAGAGTTTTAAAACTCCATCATTATTTATAGAATAAAGTACACCTTTTAGATTAATTGGGAACGTACTTTCCATAAAAAATGTAAAATTGGGAAAAGGATATAAAAATATCCTTTTCCCAATATAAAAATATATTCTAAAAGTTTGGATATCTTATCCTTTTCATCTATACTTAAAGATTATTTTAATTAATTTTCCTTAGATTGACCAATGTTTCATAAGGTGTACTTTTTAAACTTATATTTTGAAAGGAGTTTTTAAATGGCTGTTCAATGTGTACTTGTCGGAAAAGGCAAGGATGATGTATTTACTGCTGTTTATGGCGAAACTACATTTGATAAAGTGTTAAAAGCTTATAATGAAAATAAAGTAGTTCAAGTGATTTATCAAAATCGTATTTATTATTTAGATAATACTACTGTTGTAGATTCTCCTGAAGCATTTTCTTTTATTTCTGCTTTTAGTAATCAAAATGATGAAGCTGGTGAAATAAAGCATTATGTAATAAGTTTAATGACAGGAGATAGTTGGTCTGGGCCTTTCTTACAGAAATCTACTCCAGCAACTCACGCGAATACTCATAGTAAAAATGGTGATGATCCACTTACCCCCGCAGATATTGGAGCTATGGAATTATCAGAAAATGTTCTTAAACAATCAAATGAAGATATTACTTCTCAAGTAGCGCAAGCTTTATTTGGGGATTTAGTTCCTTTTAGCGGTGGAACCATGACTGGTTTGTTAAATGTTCTTACTCCTGTTAGAGATAGTAATGCTACTACTAAAAAGTATGTAGATGATGCTTTGAGTGAGAAAATTGGAATGGATGGCATTGGCGATTTGCATGTATGGAAGAAGACTATAATAACAAAACAGGAGATTCCAGCAAGTTTTACTTTAGGTGATGTACACTCTGGTTCGTTTCGTTTTGTTAGTGGTGAAACTAATGTGTTGTTAGTAGGTACTCCTAAAGTTAATGAGAGTGGTGTCGTTACCTTAACAAACTCTGCGCAGTATAATTTTAATTATAATTCTTCATCTCCTAGTATATCTGATCTGCGAGGACAGTATTGCATGTTTACCATGATAGCCGATCAATTTTCTAGTTTTACTGCCAATAAAGTTTTTTATATACCCACTGATGCAAACTATATTTCTTTATCAAGTTCTAAAAATATTACTAAATATCAAGATGTTAATGGTACACCTAAAATTCCTGCCGAAGTAACTACTACCTATCCCGCATCTACTAATCCCAATGCGTATCAAGAGGGGAGCGATGCAAAACCAGCAGGATATGTACTTGGTAATGTGATAACAGGTTCATTTTGTATTGGTAATACAACAGCACCTACGAGAGCTGCTTATTATGTCGCATCTGATATTTCTGTATCTGATAATGGTGTTTTATCTATTTCAACACAAACAAATATAACTATTGGTGGTAATTTTTTTGTATCTAGCCGTGATTTAATTGCTGGTAAATTTATACAAATTTATAATAAAGGGTCTATGTCTTCTGTTTTATCTGAACCATTCACAACAGTACCAGGCCCAATTATTTATATTCCGAATGATGTAAACTTAACGTCTGGCGGTGATGGAAATTTAAATTTATATATTGATCGCTACCAACCTATTACTGGCTACGCTGCTATCCCCGCAGGCACCACTATTGAATATCTGGGGAAGTTGGGAGATAAGACTAGGGTAATAATTGGCTCGTATATTGGGACAGGGGTCTGCGGGGCAGAGAATCCGACCAAAATAAAAACGAGTTTTTTACCGAAACTTGTAGCAATAAATGGAGTAGGAAATACCGGCAGTACGGGCATTATTCTGTTTTTTCGAGATATGAACTATGCGTTCTCAGAAATCGGCTCAAGTACCAACTTTAACTTTACTAATATAACCTGGTTATCAGACGGAGTACATTGGTATTCTAGCAAAGTCCTTATGCAGGGGAATAAGCAGGGGGCAATTTATAAATACATTGTTATCGGTTAAAAAAAGAATTTTAATGTACTACATCAACAACCAAAAGGAGGAAATAAATTAAATGTTTTATATTAATTCAATAAAACAAAATAATAATTATGGTAATCCTATGGGTCAATATTTTAAAGACTCAATACAATTACCAGATGAATTATTAAACAATTATCTTGAAACAAAAGGATTTTGTAATTTTGAAATTCAAGATAATATTATTACAAAAATAATTGTAAATCAAAATGATTTAGATGATTATAATAATAACCATCTAGAGGTTAAACCAGAACCATCAGCAGAGCAAGATATAAATGCAATGTTAGTAGACCAAGAATATAGAATAACATTACTAGAATTAGGTATGAAAGGAGATTCCTAATGTTATATAGAGTTTTAAAAAGAATGATTGAAGCAGGTCAAACAGAAGGCCTGCAAGAAAAAATAGATATTTTCTTTGCGGCTGGCCGCATTACCGCAGACCAATACACTGAACTCACTAAATTATTATCATAATTCCCAAAATTTTTGGGAATTTTAGATTAATCGTCTACTAATAATTTTCTTATATAGTAGAGGTGAAAAAGGTGTTATATGGTTATGCAAGAGTTTCTTCCCGCGACCAAAATATAGATAGACAAATAATTGCATTAAAAGAGGTCGGCGTAGAAGAAGAAAATATCTTCATAGATAAACAATCAGGTAAAGATTTTAATAGACCTTCTTATCAAGAATTATTAGAAACAATTAAAACAGGAGATATGGTAATTATAAAATCCATAGATAGATTAGGTCGAAATTATTCAGAAATTTTAGAACAGTGGAGAATTATTACTAAAGTTCTGAATGTAGATATTAAAGTTATTGATATGCCGTTACTCGATACCTCCTACGGGGATGGTACATTAAATAACTTTATAGCTGATTTAGTTTTACAAATTCTCTCTTTTCAGGCAGAACAAGAGAGAATTTGTATTAAACAGCGACAAGCAGAAGGAATAGCTGCTGCAAAACAAAAAGGAGTTAAATTTGGCCGACCCCGCAAACAGCTTCCTTCTAATTTTGAAGATTTATATTATAGATATTTAAATAATGAACCAGTGGATAGATTATCAAAAGATTGTAAAGGATTATCTAAATCTACTTTGCGGTTGCGACTACAAGAACGTCATTCTAAAGATAAAGCATTGGGTGTAATTATTTAATCTTTCTATTGTTTATTTTAATTATAATGAAACTAATATAGAAAGTAGGTCTATAATATGAATTATTATGAATTATGGACACAAATTTGGCAGATTTGTTTAGTCCCCTTATTTGCGGCTTTAACTGCTTTTGTTGTTAAATATTTAAATGCTAAAAGTCAAGAAGTTTCTAAAAATATAAATAATGCAACTGCTGAAAAATATATAGAAATGATTAATAATACTGTTACAAAATGTGTTATTGCTACAAATCAAACTTATGTTAATAGTCTTAAAGAGCAAGGTAAGTTTGATGTAGAAGCTCAAAAGAAAGCTTTTAAACAAACTTATGAAGCAGTTATAAGTATTTTAAGTGAAGATGCAAAACAATATATTAAAGAAACAACCAATGATTTAAATACGTATTTAACACAGTTAATAGAAGCAGAGGTAAATAAACGTAGATTAGAACCAGAAAAATAATTAAAGGCTCCCTTAGTTTTTCGCTAAGGGAGCCTTTTTTTTTGTCAAAATTTTTTCCAAATTTTTTGACAAAATTGGGAAATCGTATGGGAATAAAATTTATATATGTATGGAAGGTAAAGGAAATAAAAAAATTTTTAGAAAGGAAAAATTATGTATCCATACAATAACAATAATTATTACCCACAGCAAACAATGCGTCAGCCGCAAACATATATCAATCCAACTCCGCAGATAATGGCGCCTCCGGGGTTGAAAGGACGTATGGTTTCTTCATTAGAAGAAGCAAGGGCAACAAGTATTGATTTTGATGGCTCTGTTTTTTATTTTCCAGATTTAGCGAATAAGAAAATTTATACAAAGCAAATTAATATGGATGGTACTGCTACATTAAATATGTATGAGTTAAAAGAAGGCCCAACTTCTAATAATTCTACTTATGTAACAAGAGAAGAATTTAATAATGCTTTGAATAAAATTCAAATGAACTTTAATTTGTTAAATAATCAGCAAGAACCACCTGTGGCGCAAGTTCCTCCTCCTGAACCTGCTCCAGAAGAAACGCAAAATGCGCCTACATATAAATTTTAAGGAGGAAAATAATGCAAGCAAATCCAATGCAAATTTTATCAATGATTAAAGGAGGTAAAAATCCTCAACAATTAGTGATGAATATTTTAGAGCAGCAAGCACAAAATAATCCTATGGGTGCTAACTTATTACAGCTAGTTAAAGATAATAAGACTGCGGATATTGAACAAATTGTTAGAAATTATGCCAAAGGTCAAGGCATAGATTTCGACAAAGAATTTAATGCTTTTAAACAAATGTTAGGCATTAAATAATTTTATAAAACAAAAGGAGAATAAAAAAATGTTTAATACTGCAAATTCTAGCTATTCTTTAGCTGATATCGCCGCAGCTACCGGCGGTAATCGTTGTAATGATGATGGTTTTGGTGGAGGCAATGGCTGGTGGGTCATCCTTCTGTTCTTATTCATGATGAATGGATGGGGCTGGGGTGAAAACGGCTATGGTCGTAGCGTGTCACCAATGGGAGGTACAACTACCCGTGAAGAAATTGCATATGGCTTTGATATGAATGGCTTGGAGAACTCTGTTCGTGGTATTCAAAATGGCCTATGTGATGGTTTTTATGCTCTTAACAATAGTCTTTTAACCGGTTTTGGCAATCAAGCTTTGAATACTCAGCAAGGTTTTGCTAGTACCGATAATGCTATTTGTACTCTTGGTTATCAGACTGCTCAGTTGGCTAATGGTATCACTTCTGATATGAACCAGAATACTAATACTATTACTCTTGGTATGAATAATGGTTTTAATGGTGTTACTGCTGGTTTAACTGCTTTGGGTACACAGTTACAGTCTTGTTGCTGTGAAACCGGGCGTGCTATTGAGCGTGGTTTTAGTGACTTAAACTATAACTTAGCTACTCAGTCTTGCGACACTCGTAGAGCTGTTCAAGATAGCACTCGTGAAATCTTAGATTTCTTAACTCAGGATAAGATTGCTTCCTTACAGTCCGAGAATCAGACTTTGAAATTTGCGGCTTCTCAGCAAGCCCAAAATGCTTATCTGGTTAGCGAACTTGGTCAGAAAGCTCCTATCCCCGCTTATGTAGTGGCTAATCCTTATTGCAACTGCGGTTCCGCAAATTCTTGCAATAGCTGCTGCTCTAGCATTTATTAATTAAATTTGGAGGATAACTAATTTATGGAAATTACAGCCAATGCTGCTCAATCAGTTGCAGCCAATCAAAATGTTCTTATGACTGATACAGTAGTTGGTGGAAGTTGTTCAATGGTTCATCGTAATGGTAGTGGATTAGTTACTTTGCGCGGCCTGGCTAGCACCCAGTGCCGCGCTCGTTTTAGAGTAACTTTTGGCGCTAATATAGCTGTTCCTACTGGTGGAACCGCAGGTGCTATTTCTTTAGCTATTGCTATTAACGGCGAACCTGTTGCTACAACAACCATGACAACTACTCCAGCCGCAGTCGATCAGTACAATAACGTGTTTAGTAGTATCTTTTTAGATGTTCCTAAAGGTTGTTGTTCTCAGATTAGTATAAAAAATATTAGCACTCAAACAGTTAGCGTTCAAAATGCTAATCTAATTGTTGAACGTGTTGCTTAATTTGGAGGTACAGTATGGAAAGACTAAAAAATATGAGAAATTGTTTAATGGCTTGTGTTGAAGGGGAATTGGCCCATCTTGATACTGTTGATGCTCATGAATTAGGTGAAGCAGTAGATATGATAAAAGATTGTGAAGAAGCGATGTATTATCATACTATTAGAAAAGCTATGGAAGAGTCTGATTATAATATTAATAATAGAGATATGGATAAACATCATGGTAGAATGTATTATCCTACTCCTAGAATGTATTATACGATTGATCCTAAAATGAAGAAACATATAAAAGATGAGGATGATTATGTATATTATGATGATATGTACATGATGCCTTATAAGCCTTTAGAAAAAATGCGGGATAAGCGTGAAGGTCGTAGTCCTATAAGCCGCAAAACTTATATGGAATCAAAAGAAATGCACAAAGATAAGCCCACTCAGCTAAAAGAGTTAGAACACTATATGCAGGAATTAGCTAGTGATATAGTGGAAATGATAGAAGGTGCATCTCCCGAAGAAAAACAAATGATACAACAACGCATTAATTCTATTTCCGCTAAAATACAATAATGTATACAGTAAATGTAAATGGTGAAACATGGACAATAGAATTTGTTTCTTCTTCTAATTATAATTTAATGAGAAGTGATGGAACTTATACTATTGGAGTTTGTGATGATGAAACTAAAACCATTTATATAGATAAAAATTTAAATAATAGTTATTTGCAAAAAGTTTTGTGCCATGAGATAACCCATGCTGCAATGTTTAGCTATGATATAAATTTATCCCTTGAACAAGAAGAATTATTAGCTGATTTATTAGCAACATATGGAGAAGAAGTAGTACAAAAAGCAAATATATTATTTAAACGTATAAAAGAAAATAGGGGAAGCTATTAAATTAGCTTCCCCTATTTTTTACTTTCTATATCACGAATCGGCAATTCACAAACTCGTTCATAAAAATCCTGTCCTCGACCATTGCCTTTTAATCCTTCATGGTAAGTTTTCCACATAGCAGTAAGTGCAGAAAATTCATCAGACGTCAAATAACCTCTTTCTAAGTATTCTCGACAAAGATTTATTAGTCTTTCACTATAATCTTCTTTTAACGCTTCAAATTTCTTATTCTCTATATCAATCTGTTCTTGAAGAGGATTCAATTTTTCTTCTATTGTTTCATCTAATTTATTTTCATTTAATTTTTCAAATGCTTCTTTATACTGCTGAAATTTTTTATCTAAATTTCTAAAATAAGCTAATAAACCAGCAGAAATCAAACCAAAAATAATTTCAAACCAATGTTCGACAAAGAAGGCGCCTGTTATCATAAGATTTTTCAACCTCCTTAAATTGTTCATTACATTTAAAAATAGTTTGAAATTAATTAATATATTTTGTCCTTTAAGACCAATCAAATCCTCTATTTAAAGCATGATAACCAATACAAATTGCATCAGCTTCATCTTGCGTAGGTTTTATTTTGTATTTATTAATTACAAAAGCCTGCGCGTTTTTTTTCTGCTCATTTCTAATTTTCCCAGTTACACCGCAAGTTTTTTTCCAAGCAGAAGAAGAAACAACATCATATTTAATGTTTTCTTTTTCCAATAAACTTAATAATGCTCCTTGTACATGGGCAAGTTTTTTATAAGTAACTACTCCAAAATCTTTCGCTTTTATCTTTTTGCCATTTGGTTCATATTCTTGTAGTTGTATATCTTCAATAATAACTTCTACATCCCCATTTAGAGTATCAATTATATTCTCTAACCAATCTCTTAATTTAGAAATTCTTAGCATATATTCTCCTTCTGGATGAATATGACCATAAGTAATTAACTCTTGGCCTTTAAATACAGCATATCCAGTAATGGCTGTACTTTGATCTAAGGCCAAGAGAAATTTAGACATTATCTACCAGTTGAACCGTATCCACCAATGCGTTCATTTTCACTTTTATCATCATCTGTTACAGAATAATTATGAATTACACCTTGGCCAATACGATCACCTTTTTTTAATTCAATAGCAAAAGGACTTAAATTAATCATTTGAAAGAAAATTTCTCCATCATTTTCAGGATTACCTGCGTAGTCAGCATCTACAATACCCGGCGCATTGCCTTGAATCAACCAGTATTTAAGAGGAGTTGAGCTACGAACCGCCAACTGCAAATACTGATTAGGTTCCATATAACATTTTACACCAGTAGAAACAAGAGTAGGTTTAGCTTTCGTGGCTTTTGTAATCTTTTCCATCTGTTCTAAAGTAATAATATTATCATCAGAAACTTGAACAGAATTCTTCAAAAGATTCATTGTATGAGTTTCAAGTGGTGGAATTATAATATTTTCCGCAACATACATATCATAACCTGCGGAATACTTGGTACCTCTCTTCGGCATTTGAATATCTACATTTTCAAAACGCTTTACTTTTTCAAACTTAATCAATATCTACATCCTCCTTATAGCCATAAAAAGCATCAACATTACTTTCAGGATTCTTTTCATCATTAAAACTTATTGTAGCTTTAACAACTTGATATTCTTCATCTGTTGCTTTAACGTATTTAGTAGTATAGCTAAAGCTAGTTAATTCACCATAATTATTTTTAGAAAGCTCCTCACGCAAAGCAAGAGCATCATAAACAGTAGGAACTCTATAAACATTAGTGACTTTAATTAAATTTTTATTAATCATTTTTAAACATCCTCAATCACAATATTTTTATTCATATATTCATTATTTGAATTAATATAATTTTTTACCTCTGAAGCAATAGCGTAAGGAGCATGAATTTTAACATTATAAATCTGCTCTGCTTCAACAATGCTCATAATTTGATCTGCCATATCTTTAGGGTTAGAACTCACTCTAAATTTTTTGCTAGTATTAGTAATAAAAACTTCAGAATTAATTACGCCAGGATCATAAACAACAAAAATATCTTTTTTAATACTCAAATTTCAACTACTCCTTTCGCATAATCAAAGAAATAAAAAACTTTAATACCATTATAATCAATCCAAAATTCTAGTGCATTTCCATCTTCTGCTGTTTCAATAGATTTAACTGGGCCTAAAGCCTTTACAATATCAATAATTTCATCTGTCATTGTCTTAAACAAATAACTATCTGTAAAAGTATACAAAGTATAGTATCGAGATTCATTATTTAACATCATATAATAAGAAGAAGGATGGGTTTTTAAAAAATTACAAATAAACTTTTTAGAGTTTTCAAGCTCTTCATCTGTCATATTAGGAAGAGAGTTATATCCCATTTTTTCAAAATCATATTTATCAATCATTTAAGAACTCCTTAATTTATTTCTTTAAATAATTATAACATATATTATTTATTTTTTCAAGTAAATAATATTTTGATTGCGGGAACCTCGCCATTTTAAAGTAATATCTCTTTGCGAATTAATGTAAGGCCCATCCACCAATATATCTAAATAAGGAAAAATTTCTTCTTTTATTTCCTTATTTTTAACTAATTCATCATAATAATAACCAGACCATAAATAAATTTTAGTTTCTGGATATTTTTCTTTTACTTGTTGAATAATATATTTAGTAATAGGAATATTTTCTGGACAGAGCGGTTCTCCGCCCAGAATACTTAAATTTCTATTTATTCCATTTGCTTTTAATGCTTTAAAAAGATTATTTAATGTATCTTTTGTAAATTCTTTACCGCCAGTAAATGACCAAGTTTCAGGATTTTGACAATCTTTACAATGATTTTTACAACCTTGTACCCAAAAAGAAACATTTACTCCTGGGCCATTTGCAATGTCATTTTCTTTTATAGCTGCATATCTCATTTCATTATCTCCCAAGAACAACAATAATTAGCACAGCAAGGAAGTATTATTATTTTTAAAACTTCATAATTGTTATAGTTTTTAGATATTTTAACTTTATAAAATCTATAACCTCTAAAACCTTCTGACATTGGATGCCATATCCAATGTTCATTATTTTCTTGCCATTCTATAAAATTTTTTTGCATTTTAGCAATAGAAAGATTATTTTTATTTAAATAATTAATTACTTCTTGCTTATCTTCTGTAATATATACACATGTAACAATTTGGTTACTAACTGGATATCTTCGGCCTTCTTGTTTATTAAAATAACAAGCATATTTTTTTAATAAATTGTTCATACTCTTCTAACCTTTATACTGTGATTGTATGCTCATTGAACTCAAGTATAATATTTTTAGAAAAATAGTCTTGTAAATGTTCCATCTCATTTTCTTTCACAATGATACAATCAGCATTATCAGATGCATGTCCCCAAATATAGTTACAATTTTTTCCATGTATAGTATAGTAAGCAGAACTAATATTATCTAATTTAACTAAGTAATTGAAAGCATCACTACTTTCTTTATTAGAATCACTGCCTTCTTTAGTAAGAGCGTAGCCACCCCTTGCTCTTACTTTACCAACAACAGTACCGCATGCCCTATCTACAACATATGTATTTGAAATGCGAACTCTGTCTCCATAATAAAACTTAGACATATATTTTCTCCTTTTGCTACTGATTATCAAATATTTTTGTCTTATTTGCCATTTTAGAAATCTATTCTTCTCCAGTACAAACTTTTGCCTCAGCAGTTAAGCGCTTTGTGCTCGCATCAACTAAAATTTGCTTAAATCTTTTAATCAAAAAAACATACCACACATTTTCCACATAAATGTTTGCCTTATATAGTTTATAAATGTTTTACTCTCATAGAGACTTCTTGCTGTTTACCTAGATTAAATGCAGTTTTATAATCTCCTGTTAAATAACCGGTTACTCTTCTTAATTGTTGAATATGACTACTGCCACATTCAGGACAATTATCATTAAATTCATCACAATATCCGCACTCTAAACAAGTATCATTAGGTACATTAATTGCAAAATAAGGGATATCTTTATCCATAGCATAATTTACTATAATTTCTAATGCTTCTAAATTATTTTTTACTGTTGAATCTAATTCAATATATGTAATACAACCAGCACTTGAATATCCTGTTAATTGAGATTCTATATCAATTTTTTCAAAAGGAGACATTTCCTTCCAAACAGGAACATGTATGCTATTTGTAAAGAAATCTTTATCTGAAACATTAGGAATAATACCATATTTTTCTTTAAATTTTTCCATTGCTGTATAAGCTAAATTTTCTGCGGGAGTGTAGTAAACACCAAAATTTAACTTATAATATTCTTTAAATTCTGCACAACGCTTTTTAAATAAAGATTCAATTTTTTTTGCTAATTCCATTCCTTCTGGAGTGGTGTGATCCTGCCCAATTAGAATTTGAAGAGTTTCAGCAAGACCAATTTGACCCAAAGCTAAAGTCCCATGCTTCAGAGCACTACGGATACCTTCTTCTGGAATATATCCTGCCATAACATTATTTTCATACATGAATTTAGCTGACTCAGGAGATTGAGAACAAATCCATTCAAAGCGTTCAATTAACATATCTTTTGCTTCATTAATTTTTTGATCTAATTTATAAATAAATCTATCAATTAAAATTTGATTGCTATCGAAAGAATGATGATTTCTTACATCTTCCTCAAAATTAATTTTACATTCCATCGCCAAAGTAGGCATAATAATAGTTACAGGACAAATATTTCCACGTCCATCTTTACGTTGTCCTAGGCCATTAATGTCCCATCCATTAGCCGTTCTACACCCCATCGTCGAGAAATATGTACACGGATCGTCTGGATTATAACCTTCATTTCCACTCCAATCAACATTTGCGTAATTAGGATATAATCTTTGAGCGGTTGATTTCAATGCTAATTGATATAAATCATAATTTGGATCTCCAGGTTTACGATTTATATTTTTCATCATTTGGAAAATTCCGCAAGGGAAAATACTTGTTTTATGTAATTTTCCAATTCCTTTTATTGAAACATCAAGAAGAGCTTTAGTTACTAAACGTCCTTCTGGCAGTACACAAGTGCCATAGTTAATTGATGTAAAAGGTAATTGATTCCCAGAGCGTGATTGTAGTGTATTAAGATTGTGGTACATTCCTTCAACAGCTTGATAGATTTCTTTTATTGTCATATCCATAGCATATTTATATGGTCTATTTCCAATTCCTATCTGTGTTAAAAATTCAATATTATTTATAGAACAATTTTCTTTTAAAAGATTTATTTTCATTTCTGCGCAGCTACTATCAGACCAATCGCAAAAATATTTTAATCCATCACAATAATGTTTATAAAAACTTTTTCTTACATAAGGTACCATTGTCCAATCTAAGTGAGTTGCGCTCACGCCGCCAAACTGCTGCAAAGATTGTAGCTGAAAAATAACTGCGACAAGTTGAAAGGCGGTATTAACACTTTGAGCTGGTCTTACATCTGTTTGGCGTGTATTAAAACCATTAGCAAGCAAATCGTCAAAAGGAATAGATAAACAATTATGACTACCTACATAATAACTACCCAAATCATGAATATAAATTTCATTATTTAAATGATTTTTTCTTGCCATAGGCGAAACAATATAATCCAAAGCTAATTGTTTTGTAACTATATCACTTGCTTCTCCAGTTCTTCCACCAAAAGAAGATTCATCAACATTTGCATTTTGATTTTGAATATTGGAAGCATCAAGTTTTTCTCTAATAGCATTAATAAAATCATTTTTCTTTTCTCTTGCTACTTCTTTTTTATATCTAAAACGAATATAAGCTCTAGCTACATCTCTTCGATAAGATTGCATTAAAAAATCTTCAACCCAATCTTGAATATCTTCAACGCCAATACTACCATCAGGATAATGCTGCATTTTTTTTTCAATTTCATTTGCTATATCTTTTGCGGTATCATCCTCATATAATTGTCCATCTACTTCAATGAAAGCTTTATTAATTGCATTAATAATTTTATTTTTATTAAAAACCGCGATTGAACCATCGCGTTTAATTAAGTCAAACATTATTACACCTCTATATATATTTTATTGATACATATTATATATACAAATTGTAGTATTTTTATTTAAAAGATTTGTCCAGCAATACGTTGCACGCTAGTTGTAAAATCTTTTCTAGTTAAATTTTTTAAAACTTCACAATTAAATTCTGAAACAAAACTTCTAAAATCTTTTTCATCTGTCTCATATCTACGGATAATTTCTTCAATATTAGGTTCTTTTTCTCTATTGAGTTGTCTTATCAATCTCTCCTTATTTGATACATCTATATAAAAAATCTTTAAAATAATATTTGGATTATCTTTCAAAATTTCTAAACCTTCTGGATTAAAAACCCCAATATTAATTTTATCTGTATCAAGAGTAGAATAAGAAGTTCCATAACACCACCCGTTAAATGAAGTAGCTTCTAGCATGTCTCCATTTAAAAGTTTAACCGCAAATTCTTCATTGGTAAGATAATGATAATCTTTTCCTTCTGTTTCATTATCTCTTTTAGGTCTAGTAGTACAAGAAATAATTGGATTTAATTGCGGATTAAGCTTAATGGCGGAGGAAAGAATAGAATCTTTCCCCGCACCACTTTTTCCTGCAATTGCAATAATTTTAATCTTCTTCATCTTCAATATCTCCCTGAAGTCTTGTATGTCTTAAAATTAAATCTCCATGTTCATCAATATTATCAATATGATATAATCGATGAGAAATACTAGAAGCATATTTTTTACTAACAAATTCGTCCCCCCGACGAATACCCTGAATTAAAATCATATTACCTCTATTAAACCAACTCTTTTCAATCACTTTCTTAGTTCCATCTGATTGACGTTCAGAAATTTGTTTATCAAAAACAGCGAAATGTTCCTTTCTTAACTTTACTGGTACTACTCCAGTAGTAGTTAAAAGATAAACAATTCCTTTTGGTTTATTTTTTGCAATACAAGTTCCGCAAATTTTATGCAGTTTATAAATAGGAATTTGAATAGCACCTTTTTTGAAAAACTTTTCTACTTCTGGTTCAGCAGGTAATTGCTCAAAATCAACAATACCATATTTGTTCTTATTAACATTAATCAATTCATGCGGATGATAATAAAAACATAAAGCTTCCATTTCCCAAGAAGATAAATTACCAGAAGCATATTTTTCCCAATCTTTCATAAAAATACTTGTATTTAACTTATTTAAAATATTTTGTTTATCTTGATTAATCCAATTTCTAAAAACATCCATCCAAGTTTGATAAATGTTTTTATCCCAAATTTTCTTATTTAAGAAATAATTATTTTCAATCCAATGTCCATAATCCATTTCATAAATAAAATTTAAAGCTCTTTCATCAAGTTTATAATATTCATTGTCATATTTACATTCATTTTTTAAATATCTGTTAAATTCATAAATTTTTCTTGCGGTTATTTGTTCTTCTGTTTCTTCTGGCAAAATTTTATGTCTAATTAATCCTGGAAGATTCTGTAAAGTTAATCTTGATTTTTTATCACAAGTAAGCCACAAATAAGTAATCATTGTGTCATATCTAGGAGACAAATTATCAAAAGCACCGCCTTTAATCAAAGTAATCATTGCTTGTTTATTAGGTCTAACTCGATTGTAAAAATCTATCATAGAATTATAAGGACGTTTAGCAATAATATCTTTAATTAAATCATCTCCGACATTAAGCAAACTTTTTAAACCCATCCAAATTAAATTCTGTTTTTCATCAGGAACAAAATTATATTGTGAATTATTAATATCTACAAGAGAAATTTTAATATTTGCTTTTTGCATTTTTCCTAAAGCAGTAGCAATTTTGTTATAATCAGTGCTTCCATCTTCTCCACCTGCATCATTAATAAGACAAGCGCAATTCCAATAAACAATAGGAAATTTAAAAGCTAAATTCATTTCTTGAACAGCAATGATAGAATAGGCAAGCGTATGAGATAGATTAAATCCATATCCTCGACTAGTTGCAATTAACACATTCCAAACATAATTACAAAGATTTTGACTTAAACTTTTTTCTTTTACTTCTGTAAAATACTTTTTAGTAAGTTCATCATATGCAGCAGGATTTTTCTTTGCAATAGCTTTTCGCAAACTATCAGCAAAAGTCAAATCAAAACCACCGCACTCTGGAATTTGAACTAATTGCATAAATCCTTCCTGACTCTCACATATACCATAACTACCAGAAAGATATGGTTTAAGTAATTCTTGCTCTTGTTGAGTTAATCCATAGTTTTCCATTTCTTGATACCACAAATTAATATTTGCTTTAAAGCGAGCATATTTATTTAAAGGTTGTTCTCCACCTTTTTCCTGAGCCATTAATCGAATAATTGAATTTAAGTGGGCTAAATCTTCAACTGATTTAGGGTGAGTTAATGCAATGCCTTGTATTCCACTTTGTTTTTCCATTTGGAATAAAGATTGAATTTCATGGTTATTAACCATTTTCCACATTTCAGAATCATTGCGTTCAATATTATATACACCTAAAATTTCTTCATAAGTTTCTCTTAAAGAACCTTTATCTTGAATTTTATTTGCTGCAAGTAAAAGATCGAGACAATTATGCATTTTATCCATAGCTTCAACGGATAATAGATCATACTTGATAAGACTTACATCTTCAGCCCGATGTAGATCATAACCTGTTACTATTGTTCCATCAGGAGCACGCATTAAAGAAGCGGACTCAGTAAAAGGTTCATCCACAAAAATAACTCCGCCTGCATGAATACCAGAACGACAAATCAAACCTTCAATTTTATGAGCTACATCCCACAATTCAGGATATTCTTTCATTTTATCAACAAAAGGTCTAATGATAGGATAACCATTTTCTTTATCACCATAATAACATTGAGATAAAGTGCGAATTAATCCTCTATCTGCGGGAATAAGAGACGCAATATATTGAGCTTCATCTACATCAATACCTAAACCTCTACAAGCTGTTAAAATAGCACTTTTAGAAGTTTCTTTACCAAAAGTGATAACATTTGCAACTCTATCTTCACCATAAACTTCTCTTAGGTGAGAAAGAACTTGCGCTCTTTTAGATCCTTCAATATCTACATCTACATCCAAAACAGAAACTCGACTAGGGTTAAGAAATCTCCAACTAAAAGTTTGAACAGTTTCTCGCAAAGGATTAATTTGCGTTATATCTAAAAGATATAACAAAATAAAACCAACACCTGAACCACGACCTGGGCCAACTAAACTGCCAGCCTCCCAACAGCAATCAATAATTTTTTGAAGATTTAAATAATAAGCACTCCAATGAGTTTTATTTACTATTGATGATTCCCAAGTTTTATCCAAACAATCATTAATTGCTTCATAAGTCTTTTGATTTCTTAAAGTTTCATCTTTTTCTAATCGTTCAATAATAGCTTTAGCCAATTCTACATCACCAATATAATCAGATTCAATAAATTCCTTCAAAAGAGGAATATCATTTACCCAATCATATAAATTACTTTTTGGATTAAAAATTTTCCAAGGCAATTGTGGAATTTTTAGAGATTTCCGCAAATCATAATCTTCACATTGCGAAGCAATATAATTAATATTTTTATATGCTTCATCAAGAGAAAAATCAAAATGAGATTCAAGTTCTTCAGTAGTCATCATATAAGTTGTAGCATAAAAAGCATCAACTTCTCTCTCACCATCTTGAGAATTAAGATATGCTTTATGAATTGGTCGATCTTCTAATCGAGCATAATGTGAATCTGTAGTTACAATCCAAGGAATATTTAATTCTTTTGCAATTTTTAATAGCTGTTGATTAGCTAAGTATTGTTCATTATCTTTTTTCTCAGGTGGCTGCAATTCAATATAAAAATTACCTTCTCCAAATAATTTTACCATTGATTTACACCATTTAATAAGATGATTTTTTCTTTCTTCATCTGGATTTTCAACTAACTTTAAACATTCTGAGGACAAAAAACCACCCAAACAAGCGCTTGATGCAATAAGATGACCTTTATTATTATCAATAATATCAATTAAATCTTGATAATAAGTGGGGACTCTTCGCATTTTACCTGTTTTATAACTTCTTAACCATGCGCGAGTAGAAATTTCTCTAAGTTGTTTATGACCTTCTTTATCTTTTGCTAATAAGATAAAATGATAATAACTATCTTCTCCTGAAATAAAATTATCTTGATTTAATCCATTTCGACAAAGATAAATCTCATTACCTAAAATTAGTTTAAAATCAGGATTATCTTTTTTAATCTTTTCATAATAAGATAAGGCAGATAAATGTCCTGATAAACAATCATGGTCAGTAATAGCTAATACTTTATGCCCCAAAGAAACAGCTGTATCAATTAAATTTTCTACTTTTATGATACAATCGCGTAGACGAATATTACTGAACTCCGAGTGATTATGTACACTACCTGGAAATTTCAACAAATTATCACACCTTTCTTATTATATTATATCATATTTTTTTAATTTTTTAAAACAAGAGTAAGTTTTTCAGATGCACGAGTCACTAAAGTATATAAATATCTTTTATGTTCTTCTTGTTTAAAAGGAAAGTTTTCTTCAATACCTAATACCTTTTGATATTCGCTGCCTTGTGCTTTCCAACAAGTAATTGCATAACCATAGTCAAAACTTTGAAGTTTGTAATTTTTAGGTAAAAGATAATAATTATCTTGAGTAACACTTGGCGTATGATTTACTAATTGATTATAATCTACATTATTCATAGAAAATAATCCTAAAAGATTTTCATCATCGTATTCTTCTGGCATAAAATCTAATTTAAGAATATTATCTTTTAAATTTTTATCATATAAAACCTTATAATTTTTGATAGTTCCAATTGCACCATTAATAAGTGGGTCTTCCAAAGAATTTAATTTTTTCCAATCATTATGCAGACAAATAATTTTATCTCCAACAACAGGAAGAGCACCTGAATCAACGCCCCAGAATAATTTGCGGCAAACATCATTTAAGTAATATCTAGTATCATTTTTAGCACAGATAATCTGATCTGCCCAAGCTAGCATACCTTGATTTAAATCAGAAGCACAAACTACATTTACCTCTTTTCCTTTAAAAGGTTTAATAAGTTTGCCATTTCTAATATCCATGCTTAACCTAATAATTTCACTTTCTTGCGCTTGTCGCATAATTTCATCAAGAAAAACATGTGGATTATTTAGAATATCTGTTCCTTCTGTTAAAGCAGGTAACTGACCAGGGTCACCAGTTGCTAGAACAGGAATGTGATGGGAGAGAAGAAGTTCCCACATTTTTTTAGGTAACATGGAAATTTCATCTACCACAATAAGTTTATAATCATCAATAGTCAATTTAGGATAAAATCTATATGTTCCATTAGGATTTTTTACAGCTTTATAAAGTAACTTATGAGCAGTCATTGCATTTTTATTACCTTTTGATTTTAAAACTTTAGCGGCTTTACCTGTATAAGCAATAAAAGCTACATCATTTTCTTTATCTAAATTTAAAGCATCAATAATAAAACCTACTAATGTGCTTTTGCCAGCTCCAGCGTATCCCGAAATTACAGTATATGGTTCTTTAGATCTATATCTTTGTACTGCAATCTGCAATCCTTGGTATTGTTTATCAGTTAGAGTCATTTTTATCCTCCAAAAGGTTTTCTCTAAGAATATCAAAGAAACGTAAACAATCTCTTCTCGCTAAATTCATTCGTGTTTCAAATTCTTGGCCATTTTTAACTTCATAAATAGCTAACATCATTCTTGCGTATTTATATCTTAAACACAAACTGTCAAAAACATATTCTTTAATTTTCATATCTTTTTCTTCAAAAACTTCTTGCAACTTATAAATATCATCCATTTTAATTTTTCTCCTATTTACTTTAAAAATTACTAAACTCCATTTTAATTCATCGTCTCCGCGCCGATGAGCTTCCAGCTAAAACTTTCAAAAATCAAAAGAAATAATCTTGATGAGATACAATTTCATAATCTTGAATAATTAATTGCGGATTAATGTTCCCGCAATATTCATTTATCTCACACTTACAAAGAATATCTATAATTACACAACCTTGTTCAGTATATAAGTTATTATATTCTTCTTCTCCTGATTTAAACTTAATTGCTTTTATATTATCTTTTAAATCAATTTTTAATGTAGGATTTCTATCTTTTGCCATAAGGTGAAGATTATTTGCAGTTACTCGAATTCCTTTTATAACTATCAAAGCTTCTTCTACGTCTTTTCCCCAAAGATGTTTTAAATTACCAATATCTAAAATGTTTTTAGCCAAAATATCAGAATATTGCCATATAAAATCTACTCTATAATCAGGAGTAAATTCCACATTTTTTAATTCTTGATTGCAATAATCTATAAATTTCGATAAATTTTCATCTGAAATAGATAAACCATGAGCATTAGCATGTCCTTGCGCCCAATTAATTAAATTAGATTTTTGTTCAAAGGTTTGTAAATCTTTTAATTGAGATTTTTCATACCCTCTTGCTGAACCTTCCCAAATTATTTTATTGTCTATATTATATTCATTTAAAATAATAACAGGACGCTGGTACTCTGAAACCAGTCGATTTGCAATTAATCCAGAAATAGATCTATTAATTGGCTCTTCTGGAGTTGATTGAATTATTAAAATTTTATTTTTTAATAAATCTTTTTCTTCAATTTGATTACTAATAATCTCAATGTTTTCATCTCTAATTTTATTTTGATGATTTTTAATATTATTACTCATTCTAACCGCTTGAGTAACAATTGCTTCCATTTGTCCTTTGCATCCTCGTTTAGTAGAAGGAATTTGATTTAAAGCTTTCCAATTAAGCATTGCTTCAAATAATATTTTCTTTTCTTCTTTTGTCCCCAATCTAGCAACTGCATTAATATAAGGTACAATATAAAAAGCAACTCCTATGGATGTAATATTGGTACCTAATTGATAACTATTTTTTTCTACCATTTCTCGCATAAAAGGATTTTGAATATTTTCTAATCCTTTTCTAGTTAAATAAGATGTTTCTAAATCTCTTAAACTCATAACGTCTCCTGTTAAACCAAGAGACACTAAATCAAGAAAATTATCTGCGTAATCGAAGTTAAGTAAATTATCAATATACTTACAAAATTTATATACCATACCTGCACCGGATAATGATTTAGTTGGATAATCACAGAGTTGATTGTTTATCACACAGGCGAAAGGACTAACTTTATCTGCTTTATGATGGTCAATTACTAAAACATCAATTCCTTTATTGGATAATTGTTCATGTATATCATACTCATTACTACTAGAGTCTAAAGCTATAACCAATTTAGTTTCTTGCGGAATTTGGTCTAACCAAATACCATGAGCTTTATGCGGGTGAAAATCATAAATAATATTTGCTTCTACTATTGATGGAACAATTTTATATAAATAATTTAAAAAAATAGCAGCAGAAGTAAATCCATCATCATCATCATCTACAATTAAATAAATTAAATCTTTTCCTAAGTGACGAAAAAGCATTTCTACTCCTTGCTGCATATTATTTATTAAATTTGGATTATAAATAACAGAATCATTTGGATTCAAATAAGTTTGTATATCTTGAATCCCTCTGTTATTTAAAATTTGTTCCACTATTGATTTATTTGAATCAATAGGATTAATTAATTTATAGTTCATAGTGTTAATCTCCTTTCATGCGGAGATCACCACTACTTTATTTTGGAATAATTCTTTCAGATAATAATTTTTCAAATATGTCCCTCCCCATATCACTTGGACTAGATTTATAAGGAGTAATCATATTTTTATCAAAAATTGCTGTTATCTGAATTAAATTTCCATATTTTCTATTTAAATTAATTAATTTATTCTTTAATCTTTGAAATTCATTATCACCTATTTCTTTAAACTGCCTATCAAAAGCAATGATAATTTCCTTTACCCCTAATTTTTCTAATAAATATATTTGGTAGCTTGAAATATTACTACCACAACACGCTACTGAAATATTATTTTCAAAGCCATAAAAAGTTTGTAATTGAAGAGTGCTTTTTTCAGATTCAAAAATAATTGCGGTCTTACTAGCTTTAATATTTTCTTTACTATTGTTTAAATTATATAAATTCATACTTAAAGGATGACTATATATAATATTATTAATTTGCAGAGGTCTGTATTTGCCAAATCTCTCTGCATTTTCTTGAATTAAAGCTCTACCTCTAATTCCAATTAATCTATTGTTTATATCGAAATGCGGAATTGTTATTTGTTCTCCTGCTGGAAAATAACCAATTAAATTTTTTAAATTAATTTGATGTGAAATTCCTTCTTGCTCCCAATCAAAAATTCTTGGATAAGAAAAATTCTCTAAAATTTTTGGATTATATTCTTTTAAAATTGGATTTTGTTTTAAAGAAGGTAATGAAAAATCATGTCTCTTAAAAACTACCCATTGTTCAGAATTGTTATTTTGGTTTGGGCGTTCCGCTTCTCCCAAACCAAAATAACTAGCAATATAAACCATTGCATCATATAATTCCCATTCATAACCTTTTTGAATTTTCATAGCTTTAATTACTAATTCAAAAACATCAAAAGTAGAATCACAATCTGTGAAACATTTAAACAAATGAGAATTTTGATAATAGTATAATTTTCTGGAACCTTCACCTGGATAATTATGACAAATAGTCTGCGAAATAAGTCCAGTCTCTACATATTCTGGTTCTCCTCCTAGTTCTGCGACTAAATCATAAATATTTTCTAAATCTAGCTGTTCTTTTAGAGAATCTTTATTGTAATAACCGGCCATAATTAATATGTAATTACATTAACAACTTTACCTCTCAGACCAAATTCATTATTAACAATTTTAGTAACATATTCATAAGGATTCATTCGCTTCTCTTCCTTATTGCGAGTCTTCAATAAACCCTCAAACATAGAGATAGGCATCTTATAATCAATTTTCTTTTCATTCTTCACCGCGGGCATATGAGAGTTAGCATAATAAATAGTCATTAATATTCTCCTTTTTAAAATGCGGAAGGTTCATCTTCCATAATAATTTTTATATCTTCAATAGGAACTAAATCGTAGTTCCATTTTGTAACAAATTGTGGTTGAATTCTACAAATACCTAAATCAGAAGCACACCATAAATAAACCCCTTTATAAGAACCTCTTCTGTTTTTATAAACTGAAATCTTTTTATCAGGAATTTGAAAATTATTTGTAGACAAAATTGGCTTTAATGTTTCTAAATCCTCTTCTGTTACATCCAAAATAATTTCACCTATATCCACCTTATCTGCTAAGCTTTTTGCACCTCTTAGCAAACTTTGGTCAGGAGTATCAGTATTGCGGAAATCACCTGAAAGCTGTGTTGCAGTAATAAGAAAAATGCCATACTCATTACAAATATCTTTAAGTCTAACGCTTAACATAAAAAGAATATTGTCTTCTCTTAATCTTACTCCACCACTTCGTCTTGTAACTTCCTCAAGAATCTTCATTGTACTTTGAATGTAGTCGAAACAAACATAAGCTATATCATGTTCTCTGATATTTCTTTTAACAGTATTCTCTACATCCATTAAAGAATAATCAGGCAATAATTCTACCCAAATAGGTGATTCAGATAAAATCTTTCCTGCTTCAATAACTCGTTCTTCTTCTCCTGCTTTGTATTCACCTCTAAGAATATGGTCTTCATTTACCGCAGAAAGAAAAGCCAGCATCATAGTTTGAATTTCTTCTTTATCTTGTTCAGTACCAATAAATAAAGTTGGTAAAGAAGCTCCATTTTTAATCCACATACCAAAATTAGTATCATAAATTTTATTACAAGCAAAATTACAAGCATCTGCAATTAAAGCTCTAGTTTTACCTGCACCAGTAGCAGCGGATCTAAGATATAATTTTCTAAGTCTTGCACCTCTAGTAACGGTATTAACCAGTCTCCCATAAAGTGGAGCACCAACTTCAGGATTCTTTTTAAAATTTTCAATTAATTCTAAAATTCCTTCTCCTGCTTGATATCCTCCAATAACATTATTATCAATATATTTGACTTTAATATCATCAATTCGTTTGTCAATAATATCAGCTATTTCAATAAGAGAAGTAGAATCCAGCCAGTCTTCTTGCTTTTGTTTCTTTTTTAAATCTAAAATATTATTAGTATCATATAGAAAAGAAACATCTACTCCAAATTTATCATAAGCTCTTAATAAAGTAAATTTTTTTAATCGACTATAATAATATTTAAAAGTATCTCTAGTGGCTAATTCTGCGGCTTTAGTTACATACTCTAAACCACCATTTGCTTTAAACACAGCTTCATATTTGGGTCTAACTGCCAAATAATCAACAATAGTATCTAAAGTAATTGCTGATTTTGCTTCATGTATATTGTACATAGACCCAAAAATAATTTTGTGAACTTCTTCTGTAAAATCTTCTTCAAAAATAGGAAATTCATCAGGTGCATCTAAAATTGAATTATCATTAAAAACACAACCAATAACTTGGGCTACTGCCGTTAAATCTATATATTTACTCATTCATATCTTCCTCCAAAAAAGTAAAAAATCTTTTCCTTTTTCTCATTGGCTCTCTTGTTTTAGGGGGAGTGATATGAATTTCTTCTGTAGGCAGAATAAAATTTTCTATTTCTTTATTTTCATTTCTTTGCTGATTTTCCCAAATTGTATAATAATAATTTCTAGCATTTTCATACTGATAAGGGACAATTCCAATTCTGCCTTGAGCCTTTCCTAAATCTCCACCTTTTACTTCAAAATGATATTTTAAAGTTTTTAAAATACCAGAATAAGTATAATGATTTTCATTTACATAGTCTTTAATTTGTTTATAAACTACTTTAGGAATTATATCATAATTAAAAAGTTGTTTAATATATTCTTCTAAAGCAATCCGGTTTTTTTCTTCTTCTGCAATATTTTGACTATATCTTTCATAACATAACTTATGTGCATATCTTCTTTTATTAGGAATTGGTATACATTCTTCTTTGTCTCGGTCAAATGTACTTCCGCACACAAAACATTTTACTTTATGTGCAATTTTTATCACTTCCTTTTTTAATATTATAACATATATTTGAACAAAAGTCAAGAGGATTATCCTCTTGACTTTTGTTATTATTGCTATAATTAATTCATTAAATCTTTCAAATCATGTACAATCAAATCCAACTGTTCAGACTGATCAGGAGTACATTCACCGACTTTCTTACCCTTACCCAAATACTTATCAGTAATTGCGGTAATCTTAACTGCATTTGTTTGATTGCTAGACATCAACTGTCCAACCAAATCCTGAAACTCATTCATCAAACCATCAAAATCATATTCAGTATCCTTAGAAACAACCTGTGTAGGTTTATCTGTAATATATTGACCATTTGTTTGCTGAGACTGCTTATCAATAGCTTCAGCAATAGCATTTACTAGATTATCATAACTGAAATTAATATAATCAGGAATATAAGCAAATCGACTACCTGCAACAAATCTAGGAGTACCTCTCATATACAAACGAGTTTTAACTCCATCTTCTGTATTCACAGCAGTAGAATAACCAATAATATCACAAGTTCTTTCACAAATCAAGCGGCCTCTCTTATCAAGAGTAGGAACAATCTGATTAAATTCTGCTCCCGATTCATCCTTAAAGACTTTATCTGTGGCATGAGAAATAAGGACAAGACCATAATTTAGCTGTAAAATCTTTCTAATAGACTCATCAAATTCATTGCCAACCATTGCATATCCCTTGCCGTATGCAAGATCAGCAATTGTATCTACACCTTCACGACTACAGATATAACGCTCACAATAACTATAAGCAATATCCGCTGTATCAATTACAATAGTTGAAAACTTTTCCTGCACTTCAGAATTTTTTAATTCCTGCAAAGTTTTCTTAAACTCACCCCAAGAATTAATGGGCTGGGCGTAAACACCAGGCAATGCATTATAACCTTTCTCGAAAGCTAACAAAAGTGAACCTGGGAATCTAGAAGCGACAGTCGTTTTACCACTCTTAGGTGCTCCGTAGAAAAGAACTGAATATCCCCGCAGATCTCTCGAAACTTCATGCGGCTTAATATCAAGCAAACCCATAAAACAATCTCCTTTTTAAATAAAATAATTTTAAAGAAAAATATGAATGAGCTTTTTAAAGCTCATTCATATAAAATTTTAATTAAAAATCATAATCATTCTTACTAGAATTAACTGTAACTCCAGTTCCGCCACTAATAGCATTATTATTTGCTTTATTCTGATAATCAAGCTGATTCTTCTTAATAGTTGCAAGAGCAATCTCTCGTGCTGCAACATAATCCTGAAGCTCAGAAGCAAGAATAGTATCTTCACTATCCCATTCATAAGGAGTTTGCTGCGCCCAATTAACTACATAATCCTTATAAGACTGAGGGGTTTCTCTTACAATTGCTTCGCCAAAAGCAGACTCTTCCTCAATCTTCTTTACCACAGTCTGAGAAATAATCTTACCCTGAATACGAGTAAAAACTGGATTCTTAGGACTTGCTTCCAGTCCCTCAAAATAATCCATCGCCGCAGGATTTACAGCAGTAAATTCAACAGGAAGCAATGCCTTACGGAAATCAAAAACTGCGCCCTTAATAACAACACGCTCAGGCTTACCTCTCTCATCATCTGCCTCATAATGCACACAATTATTAATCACAATATCTTCATTGAAGGTTGCACTCTTAGATTCATCAATTCCCTCTTCGGGACAAACCTCAAGATGAATAAAACCACCTTCAAGACGTCGATTACTTACCAGCTTTTCCATATCATTCTTATCATAAAATTCATTCAAAGCAATAGCAGTATCAATTCTTACATACGCTGCATTGTCCTTGCCATTATCCATGACATTACCCAGATCATTATTCAAAATTCGCTCAAGAATATTATAAGTATCATTAGTACCACGAGCAGTAACCGCAGTCACATATCTAAAATGAACAGTAACAACATTCAAACACTTATTATCTGTTGCAATATTAACGTCACCGCGAATATACTCAGTACCAGGATTCTTAGAAGCACTGCCAGAAACCTTCTTTTCAAGCTTGTGACTATGAACAAAACCATTCAAATGTACTGCATTAATAAACTTCTTACTCATTATTTTCTCCTTTTGATTTAATTATTTTTTATTGCCACTTCTGAAAAGAGGCTTTTCTTTTTATTTTCTATAAATATTGTATAATATTTTTTTTAATTTTTCAATTTACCGCAAGAATGCTTCTCGGTACATTTGCCGAAATATTGACATTTAGGAATAAATAAGTGATCTACCAAATATTTCCATTCTTCTGAGTAAATAGCAAGTGCTTTTTTTATATCCTGCATAACATTTTGATATTCCCAATAAGCACGTTTACACATTCTTTGATGGGACATATCAACTAAATTCCGCAAATTAGTTCTTACTACTACTTTTGTTTCCATACCAAGAGGAAGTAAAAGACTAGCATCTTCAATTGGCATCCCCATATCAACTAATACTTTATAATTCTGAGCAATCGACTGCATACTTTCTTCATATTTTTGTTTCATTTCTTTAGAAGTAAAAGAAGGAGAAACAAAAGAAAAAGAATCATAGTTGATATAGCGAGTTGATGCCTGTAGTCGTGTGGGGCCACCTGAAATATGAGTATAAAATTCTCTTAAAGTTTTTGCGCTATATCCTTCAAGGATCATATAAACTTGTGGAAATTCCATAACTCTTCCATGCCCAGATTCAATACATTCTTTAGCTCTTTTGATATTATTATATTTATTTGTGATTTTTGCGTTCCAACATACTCCAGCTTCAACGCCGATAAGATGAAGAGGATTCTTAGTAGTTGCAGATTGGATAATAACTTTGCCCAATTTTATTACACCTCTTTAAGAGAAATAAAAGGAGGACAAAAGCCCTCCTTTTACATTAATTATCAATCATCAATATCGTCAGGGGTAAAGTTCATACCTTCCTCGGTCAACTGAAGCAGTTTAATAGCCTTATGAGTACCATCAGGTAGCTCAACCTCAGCGGGAACACGAATGCCATAACCCTTACGCTGAATAGCGGAAGTAAAAATACCATCGACCTGACGCTTCTCCAAACCTAGTGCGCCAGCCACATCAGCACTTGTCATATCAGTACCAGCGTTATTCTTCAAATACTCAAAAACCTTCTTAGAATTGTCGGACATTGCCATAATTAATTATCTCCTTTTATTTAAATATTTTTTTTAATTTATATAATAATCTATGAGTATTATTTCTTTCATAGTTATTAACTTAATTTATGTATATATTATATCAAAAAAATTTTAATTTTTCAAATTCTTTTGAATAATTTCATCAATTTCTGCCATAACTTCAAAGCCTTGACCATGCGGCAACCGCATAATCATTTCTGTTAATTGCATAATACGCTTTTCAGCCTTAGCAATTTGATCTTGACTACTGTCTCCATCATTATGGATTTTTTCTAATGCAGTCATTTCAGATGCAATTTTTTTAATTTGTTTTTTTGTCATTATTTTTTCCTTAACCTTTATTGTATTTATATTATATTATATTTTTTTAAAAAAATCAAGAAAAAATTTCTTCTATTAAACAATCTTTTGCTGGTTTATCTTCTCTGATTTTAATAAAATGAGGATGCCGCAGAGTGTGTTCATTTTTATCAATTTGCATACAATCAATACTGACAACATGATTTAAAAATTCTTCTGGATTTTTAAGAATTAGATTTTTATCTTCATCTGTTAAGCCAGAAGAAACTGTTCCAATTTTAACTAATTTTCCTGTATTGTCATAGGCTCCTACCTCTAGTGCAGTTTTCCAACCAAAAAAATAAGGTTTAGTAATAGGAGTATAGTTGTCTTTATCTTTAATCCAGTTTATATAATAACGTCCTTCTTGCAAACCATCAGGAGTTTCCCAATACTCCCATGTCTCTAAATCTTTTCCTGTATATTTTTTGGTAGCAGGACAAAAACCAATACAGACTAAATCCACACTATCTGTACGTTTAATTTTAATAGTAGACCAAGCAGGACGTTTATCAGGATAATACGGCAAATTTTTCTTTTTTAAAACAAGTCCTTCTCCGCCCACTTTTAAAATAATATCAAGACGTTCTTGAATTTTTGTATCAAAAGCAAAAGCCAATTTAAGAAAATTAAACTGACCTAAATAATGTTTATCCCAAATTGCTTTTAAAATTTTATACCTATCCCAAGCAGGACAATTAACTAAATTACATCCATCATATTGAATAATATCATGGATATAATAATGAATAAGGTTATTCTTTTGTCTTTTGATTGCGGTAGCTGGTAAACACCCCATAATAGTTGTTACTTCTTTTGAAGTTTTTCCTGGATAAAAAATTTCTCCAATTAAAGTAGTGTTAGGAGGAAGACAACTATCTAAAGCCTTCATAATATGAGGTACATTTTCACCCTTTTCAGAATAATATCCAGTTGTTTTAGAAATATTTCTACTAAAAAGATAGGAATAATGTTCTGTTTTTTCATACTGATACCAATAACCATCAATTTTTTCTTCAGCAAAATACTCTTTAGAATTTAAAATTTCTGGAAGTTTATATGCTTCCATATCAGAAGGAATTTTCCAGATTTTCATTGGCGGAATCATTTTAGCTTCTGGATACAATAATATCACTCCTCAATTTTAGATACCGAATTTATTTTATTATTATTCTTAATAATTTTTACCCCTTGTGCAACTTTACTTCCTAATGTCAATTCTTTTGCTGAAATTTTAATAGTAGATTTATCTCCCACAATCAATAAATTATTACTATTATTAATTAAACAACAGCCCGCAATAATTCCTCGATAGCCATAAGTACCTCTTCCACCTCTTTTTTGCAATACAAATTCTTTTAATAAAACTTGTTTGCCATTGCCATCTTCGCTAATAAAAGCTAGATTATTTTTATTATTTGTAACTGGTAAACAGGTAAATACACTATCTCCTTCGCGCAAATTAATTCCTTTTACTCCTTGCGCAATCCGAGAAGAAATTGGCATATCTTTTGAATCAAAATGTAAAACAGTACCATTCTTGGTAATTAATAGCATTGTCTCTTCTTCAATAAAAGTTACAGCTCTAAGTGCATCATTTTCTTTTAAAGAGATTGCTACAACGCCCGTATTTCTTTTAGTATTATTAAATTCCTCTAAAGCAACCTTTTTAATAATACCATTCTTAGTTACAAAAAAAACATACTTTGCATTTGTTCCTTGATGTAAAGAAGCAAAAGCCATAGGAAATTCATTTTTATCAAACTTAATTAAAGTATTTAAATTACTTCCTTTGGAAGAGTTAGTCCCTTCTGGGATATTGTTCACCAGCAAACGATACATTTTCCCCTTAGAAGAAAAAACCATTAAAGTATCAATAGTATTAGTATCACAAATATAAGAAATAATATCATCATTATTTTTAATACCTACACCATTGCGCTTTTGTGTTTTATAATTTTTGTTAGGAATGCGTTTAATATTACCAGATTTAGTAATAGATACAACGCAATTTTCAGGAACAATATCAGGAACTATTGCTTCAATATTATTATCTTCTAAATTTAATAGTTTAGTTCTTCTCTTATCTCCATATTTATCTTTTAATTCAGTAATAATATTAATTAAAGTATTATCGCGAATTTCTTTATTGGTTAAAATACCAATACAATATTCAATAAACTTCTTTTTATCTTCCAATTCTTGAATTAATTCATTTTTGTTAATTTTACTTAATTTGCCGAGTTTCATGTCTAAAACTGCATTTGCCTGAACTTCATCAATAGAAAGAAAAGCCATCAAACTTTCTTTTGCCATTTGATTATTTTCAGATTGCTTAATAATTTTAATTACTTCATCAATTTTATCTACCGCGGTAATAAGACCTTCCAAAATATGAACTCTAGCTTCTGCTTTCTCTTTGTCAAAAGTAGTAGAATTAATTAACATGTTTTCTTGATGTAAAACATAATTCTTAATTAAATCTAACATAGAACAAAGTTTAGGAGTACCATTAACAATAAAGTTCATATTATAAGAAAGGGTAGTCTGCAAATCAGTTAATTTAAATAATCTATTTAAAGCAATTTGTGGATTTACATTTTTCTTAACGTAAAAGATTAACTTATTTTGTCCAACATTGGATTCATCATCAAAATCCTCAATTACTTCTGCCAAAACATCTACATTTTTTTCAATCTGTTCTTTAATTTTATTTCGATAGGTTCTATAAGGAATGGTCGTAAAGATAATTTTATTATCTTTAATCTCATAATCTCCTTGAATCTTTAAAGAAACAGAGGAATGACCAGTATTAAAAGCAGTATAAATATCTTTGATATTAATAATAGTACCGCCTAATGGAAAATCTGGCCCAGGTAAATATTTAAGCAGATCGTTAGTATTGGAAATTTTTTTCTGAATAAACGCGATTACAGTTTCACATACTTCTGTTAGATTATGTGGGCTACTATTATGGCTCATAGATACACCAATAGCCTGTCTACCATTGCAAATTGCGTTAGGAAAAAGTGAAGGAAGAATAACTGGTTCCATAAATTCACCATTATATGTCTCTTTTGTTGGGACAATATTCTTTTTAAAATCCTTCATCATCAAATCTGCATAAATACTAGGTTTAGCTTCTGTATATCTAGCAGAAGCCACCATATCATTATTCTCTTGCGTACCCAATGAACCCTGTCCCGCAATTAGAGGATACCGCATAAGATAATCCTGAGACATTTTACATAAAACTCCATAGCAACTAACATCACCATGAAAATAGCTAGTTGCTAATGTACTTCCCACAATAGCGTTACACTTTTTTGTTTTACTTTTGTTATTCATTTTAAGATAATCTTCCATAGTCCAAAGAATTTTTCTTTGTGCGGAAAGAAGACCATCTTCAATTGAAGGAATAGCTCTATCTGTCAAAACTTCCGAACTGTAAGTTAAAAAGTTTTCTTTGGCTTCATCAAGAATATCAACTTCTGTAATTAAACTCATTCTTTTCCTCCTTTAATCAAAAGTAAAACCAAGCTCGGTAGCATTTTCATAAATATATTGTTTGCGGGGTTCTACTTTAACTCCCATTAAAATTTCAAGTAATTCATCTGCTTTTTCTGCATCACTAATAGTAATTCTTTTATAGCGTTCTTGCTCAAAACAAACTTTCTGAAGATCACGTGCGTTTAACTCGCCCAAACCTTTCGCTCTCACTAGCTCATAAGTGCCTTGATGCTGAGTTTTCCACTCTTCAAGTTCTTCATCAGTATAAGCATAGTATTCATTATTCTTCTGACGAATAATGTACAAAGGAGTAACTGCTCTATAAAGTTTTCCTGCTTCGACTAAAGGCCGCATATAAGTAAAAAAGAATGTAGTTAAAAGTAATTCAATACTAGCTCCATCAGAATCTGCATCCGAAGTAATTACGATTTTATCAAATTGCATTTTATCTACATCAAAAGTTTTATCAAAACCTCCACCAATTACTTTAATAATATCAGAAATTTCTTGATTAGCAAGAATTTTTTCAACAGATTGTTTTCTAGGGCTAATAGTTTTACCTTTTAACATATAAATACAATCTGTTTTGGGATTCCGTGCTTCAACGGCAGATGATCCTGCGCTTAAACCCTCGACTAGCAGTAGATTACGCTGGCTTGGATTCTTATTTGTGCAATCAATAAATTTATTACTTAGGGCGATTTTGGCTTTAAGACCAGTTTCTTTTTTACCCTTATCCCTAACAGCTTCTCTAGCTTTTCGAGCTGCTTCTCTAGCTTTTCGAGCATTGATCGCCTTATCTGCGATTTTCTTTATTTCTTTTTCATTTGCTTCAAACCAATATTGTAATTCTTGTGCAATGATTCCTGCAAAAGGGTGCATATCAATTTTAACAATTCTACTTTTGGTCTGAGCGTCATAAGCTATACCAGGAGCAGTAATATTAAAAACTAAATATAATCCTTCTTGACAATCATCGCCAGATAAATTGCTATCCTTTTCTTTCAACCAAGCTTTATCTCTAAAAAACTTATTCATTTCTCTTGTTAGAATAGTTTTAATTTGAGTAATATGCGGGCCAGTATCAGTAAGTCCTGTATTAACATAAGGAACAATAGTAGAAGAATATTTATCAGTATAAGTTAATACTAAATTTAATTCATTCTTATTATCTTTAAAATCAATTTTAAGTCTATTTTTAATAATTTCGCTATTTTTATCTACAGTAGAATCAACCAAATCAGTTAATCCATTCTTAGAGAAAAAAGTTTTTTCATTTAAAGTGATAGTTAAACCTGGACATAAACAAACTAAAACTTCAAAAAGATTATTAATAATTTTTAAATCTACTTCTGGGTGAGTAAAAAATTCTTCACTTGCTTGCCAAGTAACAACAGTACCGGATTCTTTATCATTTTTTACTTTACCAGTTTTGCGGTTTTTGAAAATTCCTTCTTCAAAAGAAACTTCTTCAAAATTTCCTTTTTGATAACTAAGTACCTTTGTCCAATGACTTAAAAATACAACTAGCTTACTGCCGATTCCGTTTAGACCTAACGCGGTACCTTCATAAACACCATCTTCAGTATATTTACCAGAAGTGTTAAGCACACTAAAAGCAGCTTCAAGAATTGTTTTTCCGTCTTCTCTAGTGGAATTAATTAAAAAACCTTGCCCATTATCTTTAACTGTGATTACATTATTATCTGAAATAGTTACATTAATTTCAGTGCAATGACCTGCTTTAAACTCGTCAACTGCATTAGAAACAATCTCAATCAATAGCTGAGTTGAATATTCAGTAGAACCAACATATACTCCAGGTCTAAGTCTTGTAAATTCTAGTGGAGTAAGACTTTGAATTGAATCTTTATTATATAAATTATTCACCCAATACCTCCTTAACAGTCACTCTACCAGTAGCTAAATCATCAGCAAGTTCATTGCCTTCAATACCAGCATGACCTTTAATTTTTCTTAAATCAATCTTTCTATGCCATTTATTATATATTATATCATAAAATTTTATTAAATCCAAATTTTCAGGAGTTGATTTATCTGCTTTTCGCCAGTTATTATTTTTCCACCTGTACATCCAATCATTGAAAGTATTTACACAATATAAAGAATCTGTATAAACAATAGGATAAGTAAAAGAATCTGCCGAAACCCCATAATTGTACAAAGCCCAAAGAATAGCTTTCATTTCTTCTCTATTGTTTGTAGTTCCAATAGTTTGACAAGCAAAAGCATCTACTAAATGTAGGTTTTTAGGGTCTTTAACATACTTATAAACAACTACCCCATAACCACCAGAAGCATCTTTACTACCATTCTTCAAAGTTGAGCCATCAGTATAAATAACAGTACCTATGATTTAACTCTCCTTTCTTTGATTTTCTTAAATAAAAGTAGTATAATATTAATAATAAATCAATCAATCTTTTATTCTTTAATAATATTATATCATTTTTTTAAAATAAAAACAAATAAAGGGTTATAAACTCACCAAAGGTGAGTTTATAACCCATATAATCTTCAAATCGGCCCAAAGACGTCCGGTTCATCGGAAGAGGTGGGCGTTTGTGGCGTCAGATTATTCATCACAGTTTCATATTTTATGCCATTTTTAGTATTCTCACGAGTGGCTTTATTATAATAAAAAGCTTGACTAACTGCATAAGCAGCCCAAGGTAAACTGGCTTCCGCGGCTAACCAAGGCAAAGAACCAGTAAATCCTTCGTGAATGCAATAAAATGCTAGAATAATATGAGCGAGAGAATGAACCCATATTAAAGCAGATTCTTGAGCTAAAAGAACTTTTGAAAATTCTTTTTTCTTTTTTCTTTTGTTTCTATTCTTTTTAACGAAGTTTATCATATAATCTCTTCATTATAGTGACGCCTTCTAGTCTGGTTAAAAACTTATTAGGCATTAATTTGCCAGTTTCGTCACCTTTAATTAGTCCCATAGAAACTGCCCAATTTAATTCATCTTTGCCCCAATCAGCATTTTGTTTAGCTAATTGAACTAAATAATTATTCATCATTTCATTAAATTTTTCTTGAGTCATGTCTTCATCCTCCTCTTGTTTAATTGTAGGTTTATTATTATTATTTGTTTTAGGTTTTTCAATTATAAAATAATATTTTACTTGTTGTTTGAAAAGACTATAATTACCTCTAGTGCGTGCGGTTTTTGTGCTGTTAGGGTCATTAATATAAATAGTGTTTCCTTGAATATTCCACACTAAAATGAAATGACCACTACTTGTCCATAATCCTTTGCCCATACAAGCTATAACTAAATTACCTTTATCAATTTCAGCTTTTGCTAAATTATGATATTTACTAGAACTATTACCATAAATATTTGCACCATTCAGCATATAGGCTGTTAAACCGTATCGTGCAGCAGCAGGTTTAAAATATCCATAATAAGTTCCTTGGTGAGGAGCTTTATAACCATGCGCTAAAGCCCAGGCACATTCAGTTTTTGGAGTAACTTTTTTATCTGCCCATGTAGCTAAAACCATAGACATTGCGGTGGGACCGCAGCCAGAAGCGCCGATTGTAGTTGATTCACCTTTTGCTGAATAGCTAATATTTTTCCATCTTGCGTCTGTTTGTAAATAAGATACAGGCTGTGTATTCATATACATTCTTCTTTCTTTTGTTTTAAAAAAAGAGCTAGGATAAAATCCTAGCTCTTTGATTATTATTATTATTATTAAATTAATTCTGCGAGTTCTGCTATTTTAGATCTATGGATATTATTTAAAGTTACTTCTCCATAAATATCAGAACCTCTAAAAATTTTAGACATTCTTCTCATGCCATTGTTATTACCAGAATAAGCTAATGAGTCAACTTGCGTTTTAGCATCACCATCAATAATACAAATACAATCTTCACCAATACGTTGAAGAGCTAATTTAATTAAAGTTCTGTCTAAATTTTGTGCTTCTGTTATATAAATACCTGCGTTCATTCCGCTAGTATCATAACCTCTAATATCGCTAAAAGGCAATAAAACTAATTTATCTTCTTCCATCATACGAAGAACACCTTCTTTACCGCCCAATTTGGCGGAAAGCATATTACCAATTTGTGAGTCAAGTAATTTATCGTCTTTTGTACCTGGGTAAACATTAAACATTATAGCTTTCGCTATAAACCTGACTATATCTTATTTCAAACTATTTTTTAAACTAATATATTTATCATATTTTCTTTTTAAAAATCTTGGATTATTATCATAAAGAGTATTTAAAATATTTAATACTTGTATTCTACCTCTCCATTGTGTATGCCACGCGGTAGTATAAAAATTTTTGTTTTTTTTATCTGATTGTATTAGAAGGTTTATTATATTTTGAAAATCTTCAACTTCTGTCTCACAATAAGCTGTATAACTTAATGTTACATCTGTGCTAAAATTTTTACTATATGAAAGACCGCCATCACCATCAAATAAACCTAAAGCATAAGCTGATAAATATTCTTTAGGGATTTTTTCATAAGGAATATGTGTTATTTTATAAGTTTTATTTGGCACTATATTATATTTTGCTAAGTCATTATAAATTTGTTCATCTACAAATTCAACTGAACAACAAGTGCTATTTGGACGAATATCATAGATAATTTTACTATCTATTTGAATATCATTTTTAAATTTTTCAAGAAGTTCTATATCTTGTTCTTGAATTTGTAATCTAATTCGCCCAGTTTTTCGATAATGGTCTACACTTCCATCTGTAAATAAAAATCCTAGCCAATATGCTTTAATAGGAGAGTCGATAATTGAAAAATAATCACTTTTAATTCTCCTATTAATTTTATTTGTATTTGTAACTTTGATATTTAATTCTTTTAACCTTTTCTTCGTTGTTTCAACATCCAAATTACAATATTTAGCAATTTCTTTAAGAAAAGCTCCTTCTTTAATCATTTTTTTAATAGTAATAATTTGTTCATCAGATAAATTTTTCTTTTTTCTTCCACCTCTTATTACAACATTATTATCTGTAAGAAGTTTTGTTAAATTACGTCTATTATAAGAAGGATATTTTAAAAGTAATTTAGTTATTGACTGACCTTCTAAATACTCTTGTACAATTTGTTTTTCCATAAACTATCTCCTTTATTTTAATATTATATATTATTTTTATTAAAGATAGTTTTTCTTTGTTTGTCCAAAATTTTTCAGTTTGAAATCCATGCGCTTCGGAATTTTACTTCCTACTCTACTCCCTTACTATAGTTTCGATAGTCGATGAGCCTTCCTCTATTCGAGGCTTGGTTGCTGATTGTCCAATCTATATTATTTTTAAACGTTCACGCTTAGATTTATTTCATTCTTACGTTGTAGTTAATATAGCTCTAAGGATGTTCCAGCAGTTCACATGGTTTTACTTGAGCCTTACCCTATTTTAATTAACCCAAGTCTTGCGGAATTAATAGTTGCCACTGTATTACAAAAGATTATAATTTTATCTATTCTATTTTTTTCTAACATATACATTAAAAAAGCTAGAGAAATGTAAGATTTTCCTACTCCTGCTGGGCCTTGTAACAAAGTAATTTTATTATTAGCTAAACTATCAAAAGCACATTTTTGATATATGTCTCCTTGATATGGTTGTACTTTTCCAAACCAGGTAGAATCAAAAGTAGGAAATTTTAAGTAACGATAAGTTTCTCCTGACCAAACCCGCACATCTATAAGTTCATCAAAATTATCAGGATTTTTTAAAAGTAGATATTCTCCTTTTTTAAGATTAAAATGATTATAGTTAGGATTTTCATAAAATTTAGAAATTAATTCTTCACTAGCAGTAATTTCTGCAATTCCACTATAAGTATCTAAATCTTCCTCAATAGAAGAAACATTTTCTTTGGGAAACAAACATAAAGCAATATGTTTTAAACTTAAATCATTAGTTATAAATTCTAAACATTTATTTGTTTCAAACTCATTCCAAGCATCAGACAAAATTCTAGCATCATCATTAATATCAAAATTCATTTTATCTAAAATGTATTCATAATTTATTTGATGAATTTTAACAGAATAATTATTTGGATATTTTTCAAATAAATGAAGCAAAAGTCTTGCGGAATATTTTATATCAGAATCTTTATTTGCCGCAGTTTTAATTCTTTCTAATTCTTTTAAAGTAATAGAAGAAATGATAAATTTCTCATCATCTTCAAAAGCTGATTCTCCGGCTAATAAAAGACTACAAGTATCGTAGAATTTAATAATAATTTCCACTCTCCTATTGTTCAAATAAGATAAAATAAATTATCTTTCTTTATTAGATTAAAAAATAAATAAAATAATTAATTATTTATGGCCTTTCTTTGTCTTTTTAGAGAAGTAATTACTTTACTTTGAGCTTTTAAATATGTATTTAATTCTTTTTCTTCTGTTTTAATATAATCCAAATACTTATTAATTTGCTGTTTTAGTCTTACTATTTCTTTAATGACAATGATATACTCACATTTTTTATTTTCTCTTAAAATATCGTTATAAAATCTTTTTACAGCATTGTATTCAATATTAGTTTTTTCTTTAATATCTTTTAAAGCATTAATAATTGCTCTTTTGTGAGCTATTGTTTGACCTACTTTGGTTGAGAAAAAGTCCATATCATCAGAATGACAAGTAGCAGTCCCAGTATAGTATTTTCGTTCATAATAAACTATTGCCTCAATTGAATTATTTGTGTAATTAAATTCTACGGGTAAAAGATTAATTGTTTTTCTTAGACTCATTAAAATTCTCCTATCTTATTTTATATTATAATTATATCATAAATTCTGAGAAAAATAAAATTCTTGGTATTTGCGTAAAAAATTGCTAGAGGCGCGAAAATTCGGCGACACGGGCTGCCACGAGTATGCACGAAGACCCTAGAGCAAAAGTACTCTAGGGTCTTTAATTTATTACTTAATTCTATTTTTAATATCCTTAATAATCAAATCAATAGAAACAGGGAAATTATTATGAGCATCTAATTCTACATGATAAATAAGACCTTTATCCCAATCCGCAAAAGCGTCCTGACTATGAGAGTGTCCGCACAAACTAATCATTCTTGCTTTAAGAGGTTTCTCATTATCAAAATTACTACAAAGTGTAGGATAATGGCTTAAATAAAAATGATATTTACCATATCTTAAAAATTGACCTTCAGTTACTTTAATAATATTATTACAATTATTATATAAATTTACACGAACTTCACTATCATGGTTTCCTCTAACTACATAAATTTGTCCTTTTAACTGTTTAATTTTTTCAATTCCTGCTTCATTATCATTTAGCATCAAATCACCAAGCACATAAACTTTATCATTAGGACGAATAATTTTATTCCAATTTTCAATAATTGCGTTATCATGTTCTTGGATATTCTTAAATCCTCTTGGTTCATAAAGAAAGGGCTTATTATGGCCTAGATGAAGATCACTGGTAAACCAAACCATTATTACACCTCCTCAGGATAATGCAAAATAGTATTCACATTATGAAAACCCCAATCAAAATATTTATTCATTTCATCCTTAGAAGGAATAGAAGATTTAAAATAAAAATTTTTTATTGCTTCTTCTGGGACTTTAGCGAAACCTTCTCTTTCAGAATTTCTTCTTAAAGCAACATCTAAAAGAATAGGAAAATAATCAAAAGTAAGATTAATATTATTCTTATCTTTCAGATCAAAAAAATTGTTTAAAAGTTTAGCTCTTGAAGAAATATCAATATGAGTCGCATCTATATAAATATTTTCTACATTTTCTTTAATCGCGATTTTAATATTTGCAATCATTTCTTTATATACCTGTTTTTCTTTACTAAAATAATTTTTTCCAGGATTTTCGTCTACATAATTCTTGCGGATTTCATCTCTTGAGATAATCTTACCATTCTGCTGTTTTGCCCAAGTAGATTTGCCGGAAGCAGGAATACCACAAAGAATATGCAAATTAATCATAAATACCAAACTCCTTTACATAAGAAATACTATTTTGTGCTTCTTCTTTAAAAAGTCCTTCTTCAAAATCTAGTTTAAAATTATATGCTTCTTCATCATTTCTACATTCTACCATATTAACAGTTTCTTTACAATGGGGACAATACATAACTTTCTTATGCCCAACTTCTCTAAAACGTCCTCTTAATCGAGGAATTGACATTGACTTCTTTCCGCAATTCATACAATAAAAATCGTGCATTTCATATTTTCTAGGGTCTTTAGACATTTTTATCAAACTCCTCAATTTGTTTTTTTACAATTTCAAAATATTCTTTAAGCTCTTTATTTTCTTTACTTTTGTTTATTCTTTTAATTTCTGTTTTTTTCCAAAATTTATATTTTAATGTTTCTATATAATTTGTAAAAATAATATGTATATTGTTATCTTTTAAATATTTTTATGTATAAAGAGGTTTTAAAAAAACAACTGAATGTTCCTGTAAATTATAAATTTCTGGATCTAAATTATAAAAAGAAACAAAATCTTTTAATTTTAAAATTATATATTTATGTGTTTTTGTAATTTTGCGGTCTGTTCTATAATTATCATATTGACATATAATATAAAATCCTATGAAAGGTAACGCTAATCCTAATATTAATTTTGCCATAATTATTTCCTCCATTAAATAGAAAAGATATGTTCATCAAAAGTATTTAAATCAAAAAGAATAATTTGTTTACTCCAATGAGTATCTAAATCAAGATTAACCTTTTGATTATTATTATACCAACAAGCTCCACCTTCATATTTAGGAGGATTGCGAAATTCTCCTATATCTTCTATCATTAGAGGAATTGGGGTATGGCCATGAACAATTAATTCATTTGGATTAATTAAACATCTAAATTTATAATGTAATCTATTCCAAAGAAAATCAAATTCATCACCAGAAATATTATTAGGAGAAAAACCTGCATGACTTAAATGAATTTTAATTCCATTTTTATTAGTGTATTGTTCATAAACTGGAAGTTTATTAATTACATTTAAATACTCAATAGCATTTTTTTCTTTAGACCAATCTAATAAAGTAGATAAACCTCCATTGTTCATATGAAGATAAATATCATCTCCATATAAACATTTTTCATTTTTTAGAAATTCTCTTCCAGAATTTACTAACATTTGTTCATGGTTTCCTTTAAGAAGGATAAATCTATCATCTTTTAAAATTTCTTTAAGGATTTTCCAACCTTCTGTCCCTCTGTCAATTACATCACCCAACACAAATACTTTATCTTCTGCTTGAATGAAATTTTTAATCTGCTTAAACAAATTTGAATTGCCATGAAGGTCAGTAAAACAATAAACTTTACCCTTATTCATAAACATCAATTCCTTTCTTAATTTCTATATATATTATATAATATTTTTTTAAAAAAATAAATTAAGGGCAAAAGATCTTAATCTTTGCCCTTAATTCTTTTAATCTTCAATTTCTTCTATTTCACCATTAATAATTCTTTTACAATATTCTTCTTCACAAATATCATCTAAATTATGAATTGTATCAAAAGAATAATATAAATTAATATAATCTTCTTTCGTTGCGTAAGGATTTGCAAACATAAAATTGTCAAAATCCTTATCTACCATAGCACGAATATATTCCATAAAATCTTTTTTATCAATTACAATTTTCAAAGAATAAAGCCTCCGAGCCGCAAGATTTCAAAAATAAACCAAAATACACAAAAAAGAAACCAGAAAATACGCATTTTCTTTTCTTGACATCTATTGTGTAAAATTGTTTCGCATAGCAAAACTCCATTAATACACATTAAAATGCCCCAAATAATCGTCATTATTAAATGAAACATATTAGGTCATTACCTCCGATACAATTTGATTAACAATTTTCATATCTGCCTTACCCTTAAAAACAGGAGCAAAAAGTTTCATTGCTCTACCTTTGTTTGCCTTAGTTGCATCAAGTTCATTTTCGGCAAGCATTTTTTCAATTTGAGTTTTAATTGTTTCTTTATCGGTAAGAAGCTGTGGTGCATACTGCTTTACAACAGCCATATCAAGATTATATTGAATAAATAACTCTTTGCGGTTTTCTGGACAAGTATCAATCATTTCTTGAATCATCTTTTGATACTTAATTAAAGTATTATTAACAAGCTCTTCGGTAATTTCAATTCTGCCTTTTGGCGTAATTGCTGCTTTTTGTACTTCACCAATCATATTGGAAAGTACATTCTTCTTTTGAGTATCACCATTCTTCAAAGCCTGCATCATATCATTGTGCATAATTTCTAAAGTCATATTTAAACCTCCTGTGCTTCTTCCATATCGGGCTGGGTTTCAGTATCTTTAACTAGACCTTCAAGAACTTTAAATTCCCAGGTTTTTTGTTTTAATGCAGTAAAAGTACGTCTATTAGCGATTCTAACCACTACACCTTCTTTAACATGAGTTAAACCAATTGGGTCAACAATATCTTCAAAATATTTGTCAATTTTAGCGAGCAAGTCATCAATAGTAGTAAACTCAAAATCCTCAATGATAGGAACACGATTAAAACCATATTCATTGCACCAAGTAGTAATTTCCTCTGGAGAATATTCATATTCACCATTATGAGAAGTAATTCTATAAATCCACATTGCAGAATGACCAGGAGTACAACCATAAGAAAAAGTAGTATATTTACCAAACTTTTTCATAAATTTCTTGTCATTGATTTTACTATTATCTACAATTGGCATAATAGTTTCATTTTCTTTTGCTCCATACCAACCAACTACTTCATAAAAAACCTCCATACCTTCATTAAGATAAGGTTTCAAAGCTTCATGGTGACTAAATCTAAATTTGTCATTACCATAATAACCTGCTCCATCAGTGGTAACAACAGTTCTACGAGTACCTAAAACATACTGCAACTTTCTCTTAGGTTTCATGTGAAATAGCTTTCTAAACCAAGACATAGGATATTCTGCCCAAGTATATGCACTACGTTGGCTAGTACCATGCATTTTAAGGGTTAGATTAATTTTATCTCCAGGTCTAAAGATTCCAAGATTATAAGCTAATTGGGCAGTATTAATATGCATGGCAAAATCAGGATACTTAATTCCAGCTGCTTTACGACCTTTATAAGAAGTTTTAGGAGTAGTGCGAGGAGTAGCCGAAGGTTTAGGAATATATTTATAACAAAATAGCTTATTATTAATTTCAGTGACTTGATCGCCATCTTTCCAATTTTGCTCACCAAAATGCTCAACAATAGTAGAATAAGAAATAACAATACCAGAAGATTCATTACCTCTTAGCTTAATTGCTCTAATATGAGCATTATTTTCCAAATAACCACCTTGTGCGGTACCATCTAAATTCTTGCGGAAAAGCTTAAACTCATCACCAAACCAACGCTCAATAGCTCCATCAGTAGGAAGATAAAGAACTAATTCATCTTCCTTCATATCAGGGCCTACAATAACTCCTTCTCTAAAACAATCTGCTAAATAGAGTCTATCAGAATTAGGGTCTTTTCTTACATTTTCAATTTTAGTTACTAAACCATAGTACGCCATAAATGTCAAACTCCTTTATTTAAATTTCATAACCTTGCACCTCCATAACTGCTAAAGATTTATAGACCATTTTACCACTTTTACTTTTAGCTTTTGTTACCATACCCATTTCAATCAAATGCCCAAGAATCCTAGCCATTTTTTGAGTGGAAACACCTGTTAATTGAATACTATTCTTTTTAATTTCATCTATTGTCATGGCTTCTGCTGATTGAGCAAGAATAACCGCAGTTTCACCTTGCCAAATTGCAGTCTGATCTTTACTATATTTGCTTTTTCTATAAGTCATAAAATTCAACTCCTCAATTTTTAATAAACCATTCTTTGCCAAAGTAAGTAGTATGATGAGTAATACATGAAGTTAATTTTTTTTCAATTGCAGAAATGGTAGTTCGGTTCTTTTCTTTAACCATTAAATTATAAATTGCTTCAACAGCAGTTTTTTTATCAAAAAAATAACCACTACAATTTGTTTTTTTACAGTTAGAGTTTTTAAAATATACTACTCCTTGCGGGACATCTTTTAAAGCTGTTTTCTTTTTAATAATTTTTTTATCTTCTTCTTCAATTTCAATAAAATCCATAATTGGAAAAAGAAAATTTCTAGCTGCGTTCCAATTAAAATCTTTTTGAGTTTCCACAGCAATATTATATAACATAATAGCATCATCTAAACTATTATGATTCTGTAAATTATCATATTTATTTAAATAAGAATAAAATTTAGTTAGTTTAATATTGTCGATTTTTAATTTTTTACAAATTTTTCTTGAAAAATCTCTAATAGAACCACTCATATATCCTAAAATAGAACGTGCTTTTAAAGAGTTAGTTCTTTTAAATGTATGTCGAATATATTCTACATCACAACTACCCCAAGTATAAAATTCAGGAAAATTATCCTCCAATTTATTAAAAACCCAATCATATAACTTTTCAAAAACTTCTTCGGAATTTGGAGCGTTATTTAATTTTTCTTTTGTTAAACCAGTTAATTCAATAAGAGCGTTAGTAATTTTTCCTTCTTTAGGTTTTACAAGAGAATAAAAAGTTTTTCCATCTTCTCTTACAACACCTACTGAAATAATTTCCTCAACATATTTTGCAGCTTCAAAGTCAATATAGTATTTCATAAAACTTCAACCTCTTTCTTATTTATTTATTCCTTAACTTTCTATATATATTATATAATATTTTTTTAAAAAAATAAATTAAGGACAAAACTTTTAAAAGTTTTGTCCTTAAATTTAAAATAAATTTCTTTTTAACTAGAACATTCATTTACAGAATCTTCGATAGCATTTTTATTACTTATTGCTTCAATACAGTAATCCAATGCCTTTTCAGTAAAAACACCAATTCCAATCATTGCTTTTACTTGTTCTTTACTGAGATAACGCGCAGTCATTTTCTCATTTACTTTCATTTTTTTGCTGCCATTATAGAAACAATGGTAGCCATAGTCATATCGTGTAGCATAGTCAGAGTTATTATCAAAAATCCTTTCGCCAGGAGTAAAAATAACCTTATAAAAACGATTCATTTCTTCTCCTGTAAATACTTGACGGCTGATGCTTGAGTTGTATAAAAATGTGATAGTTTCATCAGGATTATTTCGATCGGGCATTTTGCGGGCACCCATAGCTAAAGTGCTTCCACCAGTATGACAATTACATACAATCAACAATTCTTTATCAGCTTTGATGGCATCTTCTAAATCTTTGCTTTTGTAAAACGCGATACGTCCATTGGGGAAAATTCGTGCTTCATATTTATTAGTCATTATTATTTCTCCCTTAAAGTAATTGTATAAATTTTTCCATCTACTTTTAGTATTTCATAATCTTTATATAATTCATTAACTGAAACAGAATCATTTATAATAACATCATAACGACAAGGAGAAGAATCATCAGATTTTAAATAAAAAGCAGCTAATAAACCAATCGTTACTCCCCATATAAGAGGTACTAAATTTCCTTCAGGTGTCATATCAAACCAAAGCATTTTAACTAAAAAGAAAAACAATATACCAGTTAAAATACTAAGAATAATAATTAAACTTGCATCCAAAGTAAAATCATATTGTTTTAAAACTGTAACGCCATCAATCATTAATTAAATCCTCTAAATTATAAATATTTTCAAATAACATATATCTACCATCATAGTAATCTGTATTTGCGTGAAAATGTCCCCAGAACCAATTATTCCAAGAAAACTTATCTTTTAAATCATTCATCCAAATTTCCATAGTATTGTCAATAGTAGATTGATCAATTCCAGGAAGAAATAAAGCAGTAGGACGCCAATCAAAAGGACAAGTATGAGATAGAACTAAATCATAATGATGATTAATCACTTTATTGTTAATATCTAACATCTCTTGCTGTGTTAATTGTTCATCAGGAAACCAACCAGTCCAATCATCGGTACGATTCAAAGTAGCCTGCATTAATCTATAATGTTTATCAACCGAATAAGCACCACCAAGAACAATAGCAGAATGACCATTAAAGTAGTAAGTATTTCCGTCAATCAAATATTTAAGGTTAGGAAAATCCGGTTGAGTATAAATCCAACCTTGAATTTCTGCATCCCAAATTTCTTGAATATTAGGTAAATTTTTAGGATGCTCTTCATGGTTTCCCCGCACACAATAAATTGAATATCCTAAATCATTTACTCTTTTCTTCCACTTTTGCTCTTTTTTATCTAACCAAAAATTAAATCCTGCATCTCCAAGAATAATAAGAGAAGAATTTTTAGGAGAGCAAGAATATTGTTCAATCATTTGACAAATACGTTGATAATTTTTACCGTGCGTATCTCCAGTAATAAAGTACTGTTTCACTAGAATTCCTCCTTAAAAAGTAGTAGGTTGAAAATATGAGCATAAATAACTTTCAATGATATTTAATAATACTTCATCCATGTAATTAGAAATTTCTACATTAATAGAATAATTTTTTCTTTCATTACTTAATCGCTCATACTGATTCTTTACCCATTCTTGCTGATCTTCAACAAAAATTTTTACAAAACTTAAATCTTCATATCCATTTTTATAAAAGATTAATCTTTCTCTCCAAAAACTATCATAACACTTTAAACAAATAGAATAAGAATCATTCAAGTAACAACTATAAAATAATCTAAGTCTATTTAAATGGCTAAAGCACTTTGGGTCATAACCAAATTTTTCTACAACTTCTTTTCGACTCTCTGTTGGTTTAAACATGCGATTAATCTCATTTTGCATCATGCCAAGCATACTATTTAAAGCTCTAAACTCATCATAATGAGCAATTTCATCTCTTTTATAAATTAATTTATTCCAAAAAGATTGATATTTTGGATTTACATAATAGTAATCAGTGTATAAAATTTCTAAAAAATTAATATTCTGTTTGCGGAATTCATTCATATAAAGCCGCACATCTTTAAAATCAATGTGTTCATTATTATCTAAAACATGAGTATAACTCACTGGTTTTTTATTAAAAGCCAAATCTTCAATAGTAGGAATAATAAGACATTTAGTATCAACATCCGAATTTGCTGTATCAAGACCATAATTAGCGGCACCTTGATAAAAAATACCAAGAATATTTTCTTCAGAAAAAATTTTTAAAGCTTCTTGGTAATGCTCCATTACTCTTGTTTGAATTTCAATATAAGAATGATAATTGGTAGATTTTTCCTCTTGCTTTTGAATATAAATAGTTTTAATAATATTATATAAATTTTGATAATTATTCATATTAAATCTCCTCCCAATGATTATGCTGAATAATTCTTCTCATATTTTGAACTCCCACAGGATTTTGGGAATGAAGATGAAATTTACAAGAAAGAGGCCAAGCAAAAGCATTTTGAACTCTCTCTAACCAATTTAAAATTTCAATATAATCGCCACCATCAGAAGCAAAATCTCCAGCATCATAGTCGAGAGATATTAAATCAAGAAAAATATCATCAGTTAATCCAATTAAAAAACCATTTTGAGCAAAAGAAATCATAGTTTTCGCTTGTTCGACAGATTTAGCCCAAATATAACCAGTAGGCGCAGGTCGAATATCATCCACCCATAATTTCATAAACATCAATTCCTTTCTTAATTTCTATATATTATATAATAATTTTTTAAAAAAATAAAAAGGGAGTCAAAATGACTCCCTTAAAATTATTTTATAATATTTTTAAAACGCTCTAACATAACTGCCATTTGCTCTCTAGTTAAATAAGCTTTGGGTAAAAGATAGCCTTTATCATCACCTTGAAGAATACCTGTACTAACAGCCCATTCAACACTTGCTTTAGCCCAATTAGAAATATCATTTTTATCTTTAAATTTATCTAATGTATTCATATTTGTCCTCCCAATATTATAATATTTATCAATATCAATAGAATTTGGTTCAGGTAAAATTACCGCACCAAATCCTGTTTTTGGATCAATTCCCTTATCGCCTATATCTTTACAATTATCTTTGAAGAATTGAATCATTCCTTCTCTTGTTAGAGGTAATCCTTTTTTATCAATAAAGAAATCATCTACCAGACAGCTCATTCCACATAACCAAGGTGTAGAAAAAGAAGTGCCAGAATTGGAATAAGTTGCTGCGTCTGGTTTTGTAGCTTGCGGATTTAAATAAATCATACTAGGCGCAGAAAAGTCTACATAATTACTAATACTAGAATAATAAGCAGGATTTACTGTACCATCTACCATTAAAGTATAAGCAGCTACGCCGATTACTTCTTCAATTTCCATAATTGGATTATATTTTTTAGAAGAATCATTTCCTGCGCTCCAAAAGGGTTTAAAATTAGGATGTTTAATATACCAATTTTTTAAATCTTCAAAAAATTTGGTATGTCTACTACAATTTAAAGAGGTAAACATATTGGTAATATTATATTTTTCAATAATTTCTACTGATTCATTAAAAAATTTAGAGTTATAATTATCTCCACCGCCATAACTGCCATCAATGGAATAAAGCATAAATAAATGAGCTTTTGGAGCTACTTGGAAAAATGTTGCCGCGGTATTTATTGGATGTTCATTTGACATTTGTTTATCTTTTAAACAATTTCTTACTAAATTATCTGGATTATATCTATTAATATCCCAGGTTTCTCCACTTGCAGCATTTACTCTTTCTCCAAAATAGCCCGCATTATGGAAACGAGTTACACCTGTAAAGTTTCTATGTCTATTATCATCATTTAATAATATCATTTTAATCCTCCTTATAAAAAAAGAGAGGTAAAATTACCTCTCTCTTAAAATACTATTTACTTAATTACTTCATATCTTTTGCTATTCAGCTTTTCCAATACCAAGTCAAGACCAGTCTTGCCAGTCATTAACATTTCATAAGTTACCGCAGAGTAACCAGAAATAAAAGTAATACCATCTTTCATCTTCATGGGAATATTATCATTTCGAGCATCAACATTCCAAAAAATCAAGTGCGGAGTAGTGTAACCATGAGAGTTCCAAACCTGCATAATCTTTTCCATTTCAGACTTGTATTCATCCCTATTATAGTAGCCAGTGCAATAATCAAATTCCATATCACTAATGATTACAATGTTTTTAGGCATTTCTTCATTAGGAATATTATATTTAATAGCATTACTTAATAGCAAATCAAAAATACTTTGAATATTAGTGTTCTCACAGAGATTCTTTTGATAAATTCGACGTACTTTATCAACAAAATCAATACCTTCAATAGGCACCAATCTTGCAGTCCGAGAAAAAGTAATATAATGTCCATACCAGGGAGAATTGGGATTACACTTCTCAGCACAATACATACCAAGAGAAATAGCTACATCAATAGGCGCGATAGTTTTCTCACTACCATAAAAACCACACATAGAACTAGAAGTATCAACGACAGCAACACCGTCAAAAACAGCATTATTAAAATAATCCTTTAGATTATCCCAATACTTATTGAGTGCAGCTCTCTCCACATCAGTTCCATTAAAATTTCCTCTATAATAAGGAAATTTAGAAACAACAGCATAAACTACATCCGCGGGATTCAAAGTATCAGCATTGACCTTAGTATTAGAATCCTTTACAAACTCTTCATAAGTTACCTTATTAGACTTTTCTCTTTCAATATCGTGCTTTGCAAAAGCATTGCGATACTTTAGACCTGCCTTAGAAGGAATCTTATCAAATTCAATTTCATCCCAACGGTTTTCACTCATCAGTCTTTCCAAAACTCTAATTCTTTCACGAAGAATAGAGAGAGTTTTGCGATACTGCTTAGGAGACATATTAAAAGCCATTCTAGTTTTAGTTCCAAGCATACGAGATTCCACAGAAGAAGTGTTCTCAGACTTCAACCACTTAGCCAAAAGAGAGGGAGTTTTACATTGAACATCAAGAGCAAGTTGATGATACATAGTCTTAAAAGCATCTGCCTCAAGTGGAGTATCAACAAAAGCATACAAATCATCCCAGCGACCGTACTCAGGAACATACTTCAGATTTCTGCGCATTTCCTCAGTATGGTTAATGGCCAACCAAGAAGTTACAACCTTAAAAAATCTGCGTTCTCCCTGTCCACCGCGTACGTCTCGCAAATAAAAGAGACACTTCAAAGCATAAGAAATATCTTCTTCAAAAGCCTTCTTAAAAAGAAAAATACAATCATCATCTGAGCGATTTCGATAAGCGCCACCAAGAGCAAACAAATCCATAATTCCATTCATAGTAGAATTATAAGTCAAACCACCATTCTCAGTGATAGAATGAGTATTCTTTTCCTTCAAAATATTAAGCATCTTATTTTCCATAATAACTTTCTCCTTTTGTTTTTTAGTTTTCTCTCTTAGGCAAGAGAGATATTAATGGTACCAGAAGCGGGACTCGAACCCGCACGCATAAAGCGAAAGTTTTTGAGACTTCTTTGTCTACCAATTCCAACATTCTGGCAAATAAGGTTTTCCCTTGTAAGGAGGATAACCTAAAACCCAAGCTAGCTTTAGTCCTTTTTTAATCAGAGGTTGACCATTCTCATTAGCATTTCTCAGAAGCCTTGATTTTCTACTTCTCGTAGTAGAAGGAGTGGAGATGAGTAATGCTCCGCCGTCTCTCCTATATAACACCTTGCATTTTAATGACGCAAAGAAACATTTTACTATGCGGCTATCAACCTGTTTACCCATAGCTAACGACTTAGGTCGCCCTTATGTCTGGTCACGCAGTATCGTCGCTTCAACAGTTGCCAGACTAATTCTCCCGATACCCGGATACCCAGTTCAGCATTATCTGGGGTACTCATTTATTTTACGTCTGTATGATAAGACTAATGGTGGCTCGCCTGGGATTTGAACCCAGCACATCTTGCTTAAAAGGCAAGTGTTCTACCTAATGAACTAGCGAACCATTGGAGCTAGCGAAAAGACTTGAACTTTTAACCTGCGGTTTACAAGGCCGCTGCACTACCTATTGTGCTACACTAGCAAATACAAGATACTTTTTTTTGATTAAAAGTCAAAAAATAAATTGCTATGAGTATCTTTATGGAGCAAGTAACGGGAATCAAACCCGCATCGCTGGAGTGGAAGTCCAGAGTTCTATCATTAAACTATACCTGCTTATTGTTGATAGTTTTAGTAAAAACAGTATCACCACGTGAAGGTAACTATCTTGATACCGCGGGGCAAACTGGATTTGAACCAGTGAAACTATTGCTAGTTTGCTTGTTTTCAAGACAAGTGCAATAAGCCAAACTCTGCCATTGCCCCATATTAAGGAAGGTGGAGGTAGGGCCTCACCTATAGCTGCTCCTCAATTATTCCCCTACTTTTCTGACTCTACACCCGCAGGCACGATACGTATTATACATCCGTTCAAAGTTTATTGTCATGTCAGCAAGACAAGATGCCTTTCACATCAGCTATTTCCTTTTGTTATCTATTATAATTCTGCTTGGTACGCCTGAAGGGACTCGAACCCCTGGCTTACTGCTTAGAAGACAGTTACTCTATCCAGTTGAGTTACAGACGCGTATCAGTAAACTCAAGTTTATTGTTATCTTTAAAACTAATAGTAAAGAGTATCAATTTTAAAGATGGTGTGGGCGATGGGACTCGAACCCACAAGCTAGATTAGCAGCGCATTTTAAGTGCGATATGTTTTCCTATTTCATCACGCCCACATGAATATTTAAGCAAGACTCATTTTTCTTCTTGATTACCAGTCAAGTGCTTTTAAGCTTTATTTGCTGTATAAGTCTTTTCTTAAATATTATATCATATTTTTTTTAAATTTTCAATTTTTTCTTTTCAGTCCAAAATACTGATCTGCACGAGGAGAACCCAAATGAAATACATCCTGAGTACCAATAAGAACCAAAATATTGGCAGTATAAGGATTAATGGAATTTTTACGGATAAAATTAAGGGCCTGCTGTCTAGTTCTAAAAGTCATAGTCCAATTCTTAGCTTTAAAAATAATCTTATTCATAAATTTTCTCCTTTCTTAACTTTCTATATATTATATCATTTATTTTTTAAATTTTCAAATTAATTTATTTTGTTCAAGAAATTTTTATTACTCTTTCCTTAACTTTCTATATATATTATAATATATTTTTATTAAATTTTCAATTATTGTCCACTTGTACAAGAAGGAGGATCGGCACACGAAGTGCTTGAATTTCTTTGACAACCAGAATTACATCTTCCACAATTACCTCTATTACATTTTTCACAACCTCTATCGCAGCTTTCACAAGTATCACAAGTAACATCACAATTTGCATTACATTTATTACATTGATCTTTTTTATATTTTAATGTATTTGCCGCAGTCTCTAAACCAGAAAAATAAGAACCTAAAAGATCATCTCCTGGAGAAACATTAGATGCAGTACCACTATGGCCGCCTAAACCATTTAATGCTCTACTAACTGCATTAAAATCTCTTGCTCTCATAGAAGATTGAGTAATTCCACCACTACTGATACCAGGACTTCCACCATTTTTTTTAGTACCTTTAGCATAAGCATTACAAATAAATTTATAAATACTATTCCATGTACTTAATGTAAAAAATTGTTGTCCTCTTGCAGTACAAGCTCCCCAACTAAAACTACCTACCCTTTGATGGCTATCTTCACAAAAAGATTGACAATCATTACAGCCGGAGCATTTATCACCTTTCATACAACCAGAATCACATTTTTCACAAGAATCACATGATTCGCAACTATTGCAAGATTGACATCCTGAATTACATTTTTCACAACCCAATAGATTCACCACCTTCTAATTTATAATCTAAATATTCTTTAAAAAATTGATTTTTCTCTTGCTCGACAAGAATTTTCATCATTAAAATTCCACCTTCAAGAAGAATTTGATTGTAAATACAATCAATAGAAGGTCTAATAAAAAAGTCATTAAACATATCACGCGAAACAGAAGGACAAACTTTATGAATACAAGCTTGTCGTAGCTTACAATTACTACATAATTCTTTTTTAGAACTAATTATAGTTATTGCTTCATTATAATCAGTCAGCATTTTCTTATGTTTTTCTATATTGATACCATTAAAAATATCACCAATATAAAAATAATCATTTTCATCTCTTGAATCTTGCTCTTGACAACCATAAATTTTACCATCATAAGCAATAGAAATAGAACCAGTTCCTAAACCACATCTGCGAACTCCGCGAGAAGGGGATAGATCAGAAAAATTTTTAGTATAAGTTTGAAGGTCTATATCAATAATATCATCAAAAGCACTATCTAAATTAGAATAAAGAATGGGAATTTTTCCTTCAATGTAATTCATAGTCGTATAAGTAATAATTTTTCCAATTTCTTCTCTTAAAATTTTAATATTTTCTTCTGACCATTCTTCTCTAGCATTTGGACACATAAAAATTTGTCTAAAACCACACTTTTCTGCGAACAAAAATGATTCAAACATTTTATCTATTGTTGGCTGGTAAAGAGTGGAGCGAAAAGTAGTATTAGGAAAATATTTAAGAATAATAGGAATATTCTTTTCAACTAAATCAAAACTACTTAAATTTGTATCTCGACAAGGTCGATTATAATCCTGTACTTCTTTTATTCCATCAATAGAAAGAAGAAGTTTAATATTATTATCATAACAAAATTTAACTCTTTCTTCATTTAGAAGAGTTCCATTTGTCGTCATATCAAAATGAAAAGTATCAGGATATTTCTCTTTAGTATATTTAACAATAGGAACAATAATCTGTTCCCATAAAAGAGTCGGCTCACCGCCAAAAAATGTTACTTCATTCTTTTGATTTTCTCTTCCAGTAAGCTCTTTGTATTTTACTAAATTTTTGGCTAAAAAATCTATCGCATTTTTAGCCATTTCTACATCCATATAATGCGGCTTTTGATGTACAAAGCAATATCTACATTGTAGATTACAATTATCTGTTAAATTTAAACACGCATTAATAGGATACTTAAAAGTTTCATCATAATTATAACTCATAATTTTTCTGAAACTCCCTCCTATTTACATATTATCTTCAATCGCTGCAAGGATATCCATGCAAGCATCATATTCGCCCATGCTTTTATTGAAATAATCCTTCATTTTATTCATAAACTTTTCTGCTTCTTCAACCTTAGAATTTGCATTTGCAAATTTCTCTTTTGCAGTTTTAAGTCTCTTAGCTGCGATTTTCGCATCACATCGAGCAATAGCAAGGCCAATTCCCTTTTCCAAGTCAAAAACATCTCCACCCTTAATATCACATCGTGCTACACCTCTAACAGGTTGCTTAGCAAAAGTGGATTCCGCAATCACCATATCAGTGTAATTACTAAAAATCTTATACCGACCATACTTCATATTTATTATCTCCTTTTTTAATTTTCTATATATATTATAATATAAATTTTTAAAAAATTCCAATAATAAAAAAATGGGTAGAAGATTAAACCTTCTACCCATTAAATTAATTTAATAAATCTGAAATTCTGCCCCACGTTGATTCAGCACTAGAATCTGCCCAAGTGCCATCGCCACGAAGAAATTTAGAAATATCAGTTTTAGTAGGTGCTGGAACTAAACCTTTAGTACCGTTTGTAGAGGAGGTCGCTCCAGTCATAGTATCCACATTATTTTGAACCACTGTCCAATCACTTGCTTTGTAGTTTGAGCTATAATCACTAACACAAATTATCATATCTCCTGCTTCTATTTTACCAATAGAAGTAATTGTAAAATCCGCATTTGCTTTATAAGTCCAACCAATTTTATAATTTTTTAACCCAGTGATTCCGGCAGCACTTGATATTACACCTTTGAAAACTAATGAAGAAGCAACTGCGGTTTGCAATGTAGAAACCGCAGCTCTAATTTCTTCATCTTTAAGGTAGTAAATGGCGCCACCGACATTGACTTTAGAAATCAACTTGTTTGCCATTTACTCACCATCCTTTTAAAAATTAATTACTGGACAGTAACATCCTTGGCGGCAACTACAATATCATCAACATCCAATTCCATAGTAGTACCAATAAACTTAGTCGTAGAGGTATCAACAGTAGCCTTATCGTAATTAACACCAGAAACCACAGAGGTTTTCTCACCAGCAAAAGTAGCAGTAATATCAGCAGAAGCACCAGTGAAGGAAGCTGCAAACTTATCGCCAGTGAACACAGGAGCAGAAGCCTCTGCACTCTTAACACCAGTCATAACAGTGGTGCCTTTAGTGGCCAATTCAGGAAGTGTACCTGCATAGAAAGTACCTTCAGTGTAAGAAGCCTTTGCGCCCTGAATAAAGGTAGGCAGAGTGTTAGCAGTAAAGCTAAAGCTCAAAGTTTCAGAAGCATCATCAACTTTAGCGCTCCAAATAGCTTGAGAACCAGCAGTAAAGATGTCATCACCGTTAGGAGTAAAGGTGTCAGCATCCTTGGTAGGTAAAGTACCAACAGAAGTAACCTTCTTAATGCTGTCAGTATCAGGAGTAATAGTCACAGTAGGAGCAGAAACGCTACCAGAAATCTGAGTACCATTATTAGCATCCTTAGTAATGCTAACAGAACCAGCAGCAGTCACACTACCAGTAACATTACCAGAAGGAGTATAATCATTTTTAGTTAAAGTAGCAGCAGTAGAAGTCTGGGTTAAACCAACCTCAATACTACCAGCAGAAGTACCAGTAGCCTTAACACCAGTAATAGTTTGACCAGCAACAATACCAGTAGCAGAATTCTTATCAGCTAAAGTGCCAAGACCTAAATCAGTCTTTAAAGTATCCAAAGAGAAAATACCGGAAAGATCCTGAGTACCAATCTTAAAGGTCTTCAAAGCATACAAGGTCTCATCACCAAGCTCATGCCAATTATTATTAGCATAGACATACTCTTTAACATCAACAATAACAACATCGCCATCTTTAGCAGTCAGAGGTAAAGTTTCCTCAACACCAACGAAGTGCATAGCACTAGTCAAATTGGCAATAGCGGCTTGAACCTGAGCGCCAGTAACCAAGCCCTGCTCTTCAGCAGAAACACTAGCGGCAACATCTTTCTGAGCAGCCTCACCAAGAGTCTTTAATAGATCACGAACTTCAGCGTCCTTTAAGTAATAGGTCTTATTATCAATAGTCAACTTAGAAATAACAGGAATATTCACAGGGTTGAAAATTTTTGTAGCCATAAATTTTATTTCCTCCTATAATTATATAAAAATGATAATTTCATTCTCTAAATTAACAGAAGCACTTATTTTATGTTTAAGCTCATCTGTTATCGCCTTTTGCGTCATAGTACCATCGGTATTTTGGCCTGTTGTTTCATATAATTTTAATACACCGGCAGTTTCACTAGACGCTTTTGGTATTTGAGAATTTATTATAATAAAATCAATGCCATTATAATAATATAAGTTATTGACATTATCAACATCAATATAAAGTTTATTAGAATTAGGCTTTAATTCAATTGAATTATCATTAATATCATAAATTTTATTGTTAATAAATTTAACAATTTCAAAAATAGTATTAACATACTCTAATTCATTAAAAGAAGTTTGTCCATCTCCAACAACAGCGCACAAACCTTTATTACTTGTGTCTACTAAGCAAACTTCCCCTTTTTCAGGAATAAATTTATTCCCTATCTTTTGATAATTGTAGTCATTATCTCGTCTTAACTTTAAAATTGAATTTACTATTTTTTCCATTAATTATTCTTTCCTCCTTACTTATTCTGTAGGAGCAGAACCACCATCTAAAACCACAGTGTCATTAGTAGTAATAACTTCTGCTTTCATTGATAATTCAGAAAGAGTTTGATTTTTGTCTACTAAATAAGGAATCCATCTTCCATTATTAAAAATAGTAATAATTGTTCCAACATAATAATCATTTTGTGCTATCCAAGTCCTAGCTTCTGTATAAGAACTAAATGACATTCTAATTGAAATATTTTTTATTTTGCCTTTATCATCATAATAAAAAGTTTCAGTATTCTCATCTGTTGTTATAATAAGAGTTTCTTTAGGAATAACATTTTGAGCGATACTACTTTTTATTTTGTTTCTGGGAACATAAGCAACATTAAAACCCATATGTTATTCTCCTTCCTTACTTATTATATAATATCCATCCTTATATTTTTGAACATATCCGTCCAATAAATATTTTTCAGGAACTTGATGATTAAATTTACCACCTTTAATAATTATTTGCGCGGTTTCATCATCTATTTTAAAATTGGATTCTCCGTTAGAATCAAAAGTACCGCCATTAATATAGGTTGTAGCTTTATTTATATTATCATTTAGTTTTCTAACTCTTAGATTATAACTTCCATCGTCAATAGAAAAAATACCATCATTGATAGTTAATTCAAAACCATTATGTAAAATAGTTCCGAAAAAGTTACCATTATTTAATATAGCCTTAGAATTATCATCATTTTTAATAATATAAATTTTACTAATAAAAGTACCGCCATCAATAGTAAGAGAAGGATATTGTTTATTAGTTCCTTCGACATATTGGGCATTATAATCAGTATAACCATTTTCTATCATACTAGATAAATTGCCAGGAGAGCTAAAAACGCCATCTGTAATATTTAAATCACCATGATTTACTACTACATAAAAACCATTGTTTTTTTCATCAATAGATTTAAGATAAGAACCATTCTCAATAATAGTAGTTCCATCATTAGATAACACAGGAGTAGCATGTTTGTTGCACTCTACTGTTCCTTCACCTTTTAAAGTTACTATTCCATTACTATTTATTGTTATTGGTGTTTTATCATTATTTAAAATATAAGCAGAATTTAAATCTAAAGAAATTTGTTTATTAATTTCAATAGTAGATAAATTTTTTGTAATAGTAATAGTATCAGTAGGAGAGGCAGCTGCGATTGCTTCTTCTATTGTTGCATAATTTTTACCATCAATAGTACAAGAACTTTGCTCCTCAGAAGAATCTTTTATAACTTCTTGAGATGCACTTGCAGGAACCCATTCGCCTTTTGTCTGTATATATAAAACACCTTTAACAATACAAAAAGTATTTTCTTTTACGCTTGCGGGATCCGGTAAAGTTTCTTGCACGCCAGTAAATTTAGCCGCTTCTTCTGGAAGAACTATATTCTCAGTAATATATTTTAAATCATTATAACGAGTTACACCATCACCAATTTTTAGTTTTCCTGATTCTCCTACTTTTTCAGGATATTCATAACAAGGTTCGCCATATCTTAATAATAAATTTTTATTAGATAAAGCAGTTTTAGAACCACGTCTAATTTGGAAAATAGTATTTAAAATAACTTCAGCCATTTAATATAATTAACTCCTTTCTTTAAAAAATAGTTAATATATGTAAAATAGAAAAGAAGTTAAGTTACTTCTCCACCATCATATATGTAAGTATTGTCAGGTGAAGGTGAATCTCCGCCACCACTTCCGCCAGAATTTTTTTGTAAAATCCATTCTTTTGAACTATTTAACATATATCTTTCTGAAGTAGAGATAACTAAAGCTTCACTTCCTGTGGCGTAATTCTTATAATTATCTAAATTAGGTATATCAGCTTTTGTATCACAAAGAAGTCTAATAGTTCCATAAGCTTTTCCACCTAAATTAAATTTACTATCTATAGTAATCATTTAAATTACTCCTTTCTTTTAAAAGTTTAGTTTAAATTTATCCCTTCTATTTTTTTTAAAATTTAAGTAAATTCTTAAAATATCTTTGACCAAGAAAAAAATTACTAAACTCCATTTTAATTTGCCCGTGTCCGCGCCGGCCTGTTTTCTGCATAAAAAAATACCTCAAGTTTTAAACTTGAGGTATTTTTCAGAAAGGGGGAGTTTTAAAAGTAAGCTACTTAAAATAGCTAAAATGGCAGCGGCAGTTGGATTTGAACCAACGGATATACGGGTCAAAGCCGTACGTCTTAACCACTTGACTATGCCGCTATATCAAGATGCTATTAATAAACCTTATAGAAATATATTTACTATATAGTATTTTAATAAACTTTATAGAAATATATTTACTATAATATACTATTTTTATAAACCCTATAAAAATATATTTGTAATAATTATTGCTGGAAGCATCTTATAAAGAAGAAAGAAAGGATAAAATAAGAAAAAACTAGACACAAAAAATTTCTTGTAAGTCTCATTATATTAAAGAAATTTTCACAAAAGATAATATAAATCATTGACATACTTTTTCATTAAATGGAGCTGTTAATAGGGCCACAGCAAGCCGCAAATTATAATATCAGTATTATAAAATTGCTGTATGTGTCTAAATGGTAGAAAATGTCAGATTTGAACTGCGACTCTAGCTCCCAAAGCTAGCGTGTTACCAGATTACACTACATTCTCTTGGCGGAAACGGTGGGTGCCGACCCCACTCGCCTATTTTCATAGACCTAACGGTTTAGCAAACCGTCCTCTTTGCCAACATTGAGTACATTTCCATATAAATTAGAAATAATTATCTATCACTAATAGTAATTACTTCATCAGAAAAAATCATATCATCCAAATCCATAAGGCAGCTCTCCTTTCTATATTTAATTTTTGCTAGACTCTTTTAAACCAGAAATGGGAATCGAACCCATATTTTTACCTTTTCAAGGGTAATGTCTTAACCTTTTGACTATTTCAGAATTAAAGAATTTTTGCTGTATGAGTCTATATGGATGCAGACTTTGGAATCGAACCAAAATAACTTAGCTTATGAGACTAAGCGGAGAACCAACTCTGCCTGCAATATATAAACAAGACACTTGTATTAAAATTTTATGCCATTTTTTATTATAAAATAAATTGCTGTATGTGTCTTTTGTTATGGTACTCCTAGCGGGCTACGATCCCGCGACTCTAGCTTGAAGGGCTAGCGACTTAGCCTACTTGTCGATAGGAGCTAATTAATATATGGCGGATCCAGTTCGACTTGAACGAACAACCCACGGATTAACAGTCCGTTGCGCTAACCAATTACGCTATGGATCCAAATTTCTTTTTTCTTTTAAAGGAACCTTTACCCTTTTTAGGTTTTACTTTACTACCTCTGCGGCGAAACTGCAAATACTCTTGAAGTTCATCGCCATTCTTTTTCGCCCATAAATTCTTGTTCTTCTGTTTCTTCATAATCATTCTCCTGATTGGTAACACTACCAACTTCATCAGATTGAATCTCGCAATCAAAGGAATCCCAGTAAAACATTAAATCAACCTCAACTTTCTATAAATATTATATCATAAAATTTTTAATTTTTCAAATTGAGATTTACTAGACAGTTTTAAACAAAATAAATACCTTACCAATAGGCTACTTTACAGACTTGTAAAGACAGGAATCGAACCTGCATGTCATTACTTATATAAATATTGCTGTGTCTGTCTAATGGTGTTGGATAAGAGACTCGAACTCTTACGCTTGTGCGGTAGCTTCTAAGGCTACTATGTCTACCATTCCATCAATCCAACATTTCTTTGGTTAATCTTATATAAATATTATATCATATTTATTAATTAAAGTCAACCAAAAATTTTTAACGGTTTTAATTTCTTTAAGACCGCGAACTTAAAATTAAATCGCACAATATTCTGCGCTGGTAGCACTGATGGGACTCGAACCCACACTGAATAGATTTTAAGTCTACTGCCTGCTTCCAATTGGGCTACAGTGCCATATGCGGTTTTACAATTTAGACCGCAAACTAAAAGATATAATTTAAAAGTTAATATAAAAGTGAAAAAGTTTTAGTTAATAACATTGATACTCGGTTGCCTAAAAGTAATTCCACGTGATTTTCTATCACTCTTTCTAAATGTAAATCAAACGTTGATTGTAGCAAAGGGAGGGATTCAAATGACGCAACATTTAAATACATCAAACTTTTATTACATTTAAATTATTAATGGTAGTGCTGTTGGGATTTGAACCCACGTCTAGCGATTATAAGTCACTGGCTCTAACCTACTGAGCTACAACACTATATAAGGTTCTTTTTCGATTTTAGAAGTCACCAATCATTGAACCTTAGTATTTATGTTTCGCTCTTCAGCGAAAGGTGTTTTATCTTCTTGGTTAAGCCGTAGCCTTGTGACCCATCCGTGAACCTCACCTATGAACCTTCTTTTTAAGAGTGAAGTTTAGGTAGTAATATCTCTCAAGTAATTTTGATTGGTTAGTATAGAAAATATTGTATTTCTTATTTTCTATTAATATTATATCATAATTTTTTTATAAAATCAATTAATCAACAATGCCCAGAGTTTCCTTTAATCTTTTGATTGTCTCAGCATCTTCATCACTAATTTCCGCAGTCTTAACTTCCTTCTCAGTCCAATCATTTGGATTACCAGTGGTAATATTTCGATTAGTAGAACCACCAGTAACAGGTGTCTTTGGCATTGTCAAACTAATAGCGAATTGAATAGTTTCGCCACCTTCATGACCATTCACATAAATCTTCTTATTGTCAATACAGCAGAAATCATCACCAAAAACATCAACAATCTTCTGCATTACCTGTTCTCTTGCTTTGTCACCACGTCTAGCCATTATTTTTATTCCTTTCTTAACTTTGTATATATATTATATCATTTATTTTTTAAATTTTCAAATTAATTTTCTTTTAAATCAATAATCTCAAAATAAGACTTATCAACAACAAATTCATTAACTAAAAAATTTACTACCTTTTCAGCTTCTTCTTTAGAAGAAAAATGTTTTGCACAACTAAAAATAGTTATTATATCGTGAAAATTTTTACCAATATAATTATCTAAAAATTTAATAACATAATCTTTTTCATATTCTTTAAAAAGAAACTCTGGAGATTTTTCTAATATGACAAAAGTATTATAATAAGGATCATAAAGAAGATAATCATTAATCAAAAGACGATACTCTACTCCATTAATATTCAAAATAATTTTATTACTTTCATTATTATCAGCAATATAATAATCAATATCTGAAACATTTGATTAATAAAATCTTTTAAATAAAAAATGGCTGAAATTTTAACCAAAATATAATGCCATTTAAAACTTTTACTTCATGCTCTTTTACAGTCATATTTTATTCCTTTCTTAATTTTTTAAATATATTATAATATATTTTTATTAAAAATTCAATTGACGTTCAAATGATTTAATTTCTCGCCAACAAGAATTACAATAAATACCCTCTTCTTCTTGTCTATAACTTTGTTTATCTTCTAAATTTATTCTTTTTCCACAACAAGAGCAAATTGGATATAAATTTCCTTCAGCATTATATTTTTCTGCACAAGTATCACAAATAAAGCTCGCCGAATTATTTACTTTTCTGCCACATCCACAAGTGCAAGCAACAGGATAACCAATTTTAGTTAAAAATAAATCTATTGTCTTTTGCTTATCTTTGCTATAATAATATTTATATTTTTTGTTAATACTAACTTGTGTTTGATGAAATGAAGAATATACAATATCATTATAATTCAACGAATTTTCTGGAATATCAATTAATTCTAAAGTATCAAAAACTTTATTATTTAATGCCATATAATTATGGTCTAAATCAATACAATTATCTTGATTTAAATTAATTTGGTCAAAAGTAACTTCTTTAGGAGGCATAAAATCTCTATCATAAAATAATTTATTATAAACTAAATCTAATAAATTTTTATTATAAGAAGGGTATTGTCTTCCATAATAAATTATATTATCATTTTGATTTATATGAATTAACATTCTCCATTTTTTATTATAAACTTTAATAAATTTTGGTAAACAATCTACATTGATTTTTTCTTCATTTGCTAAAAATACAATAATAGTAGATGGATCATTCATATAACTAATATTTCCTGCACGATAATCACCGTCTAATGAATGACAAGAACGCCAATTGCAATTATTCTCACTAGAAGTTAAAAATTCAAATGGATCAATAGAAGCAAATAAATACCCAGAAATTTTTTGTGTTTGAATTAACTCACTTGCCATATCCTGGATTTTTCTAAGCTTTTGTTTATCTTTAACAAAATACTTAAAAGATTTAATAATTTTACTTCCACGTTTTACAATATTTAAAAAATCTGAAGTAACAATATTAGAATAAAAATTATTTACATTATCACTAAGAAAATCATAAAAATTATAATATAGTTCTACTTCACTATCTGGAGCATCTTCAGATGGTTCCAGCAAATTCATAACTTTATCAATAAATTCAAAAAAACTATCTCTTCTAAAGGTTTCATCAAGAGTAATAGATACTGGTTCATCAGTTAATTGTAAAGTAATTTTTTCGTTCAAATATTCTTTATTCAATTTAGCTTTATTAATTTCCCAAGAAGTAATTATTTCTTCACAGTCAAGAGGAAAAGAATAATTTTGAGAATATTTAATTGCCGCTTCCAGTGATTTCTGTAAATTCAAAGTTTTTTGTCCTCTTTTCTTCTAAAATTAAACAAACCTTATCAATAGTATCAAATAAAGCTGGGTAATAAAGCATTTCCGCATAACTATGTTCATTAAAATAACCAACAGAAAGATTAACTGCGGGAATATCCCAAATTGGGCCTAGAATACAAATATCTGTAAATACACCTACCGCAGTTTCAAATCCATAATTATTGATATAATTTTCAAAATCAATGTTATTTAATGAATAATATACTGCATCTTTTGTTCCTTGGCGGTCTAGCTCAATAAGCATTTCAAAATTGGTGAAAGGTTTTGGAAAATCTTTAGTCAGTTGATAAGCACCTAAACCGCCATTTTCCTCATCGCAACAAAAAATTACAGTAGGCTTATAACCACATTCTAAAATATTTAAAATAGCAAAAACGCCCGCTCTATCATCTGCACCTAAACCATTTGTTCCCCAAATAATATTATATTCTGGATCATGAAAAATCTGTTTAGGTGGTTCTGGATATACAGTGTCTAAATGAGCAACTAAAGCTACTGGGATATCACCTTTAGCGCAAATATAATTGTTGGTAATAATAATATCTTCTTTGCGGTAGATAGCATTAAGCGCTTTAGGCAAAAATTCTAATAGTTCATGCTGTGTAGATTGTAACAACTTTTTTAAAAACTTATAATCATAATTATTTAGTTTCATATCATCCCCATCTTTCTTATTTGTTTTATAAAACTCACCAAAGGTGAGTTTTATAAAACTTATTATTTCTTTTATTATATAAATATTATATTATATTTTTTAAAGAAAATCAATTTTTTTCTGTCAAACTAATATATTCATTCATTTTATTAGAAATTAAAATTGCGTTTCTACATAAATGACAAGAAATATCTGGTTCTTGACATCTCTGTCCGCAATTCAATCTGTTTGAACAAAAACTATTTGCAATATAAATATTATTAGTTGGTAAATTTAGTTGTCTAATTAAATTATTTAAATCAAAAGGAAAAATCTTTCTTTTATAAATATTGAATAAAGTTTCTTCTGCATCTTTGCTGTTATCTCTAAAGTCTAAAATATCTATATATTTAGAATAATTATCTATATCTTCTGGTCGAATATAAAAAGAATTTTCATTATCTGAAGATGCCCATTGCGCGTTTGGCGACATATGCGGAGTGACCCTAATCTTTATTTTTCCTTTTGCTTTTCCAATTTTTTCCATTTGGAATCCTAAAGCTCCGTCAATATAAATATCTGAAACTCCAATATTTTTTAAATTATTAAAAGTTTCCCAATCTGAAACCGGCAAATCTAAATATACATTATAGCCTTTTGCTTTTAATTTCCGCAAATCTTGGAAATTAATTACAGCTATTGTATAATCTTTTGCCACTTCTTTAATGAAATCAATTTGTTCATCCAATTTTTTTTCAGATAATTCACCCATATTAGTGTATTGAATATTACATCTAATATCTGGATTTTCTTTAATTAAATCAAAAATGTCTCCCAATCTATTTACTTGACATTTGATTTCATCTGGCATTAATTTTTTTAGTCTTGTATTTAAACTATATAACATTGTTATTCTCCTTTATCTTTTAAAAATTTGTTAAAGCCATTTTTATTCGCACGTCTCCGCCCCGGCATAAGCCAAGCTAAAAGTTTCAAACTTTATTTTTAGCAAAAAATATGTTATTATAATTATGGTAATAAAAAAGAGGAGAAAAAATTCTCCTCTTTATCTTCTTAAATTTTTCTATATCCAGTCTTTTTCTGACCTTCAAAAGAAATTTCTTGTTTCTCAATTTTGTTTAATTTAAATAATTGAGTTAAACGTGCAGAAATTTTTTGAGAAGTAATTAAATCATTATTTAAAATTTCTTTTATTTTAGAAACAGGGATGGGGTTTTCTTCACAGCTGGGCAAAATGTCATAAATCTGTTCACGCAGTTCGTCACCTTTTTCTTTTGCTTCAATAGCTTTTAACTTTGCAGACTCTGTTTTTCTATCAAGCAACATAATTTCATTTTCAAGAAAATTTCTAATCATTTCTGATTCTGGGCAATTATCTCCAAAATGCTGGAGAATTTTTTTATAATAATCTTTTTTAGTCATTTTCTTCATTTAAATACTCCTTGTTAATAAAGTATTCTGGATTATACAAAATTGTTTCATTAACAGTTAAATCATGGTAAAAACAATAAGTAGAAATCATTTTATGTCCTTCTTTGTTATTATAACGAGTAACTTGGCTAATATATTCTGAAGTTATAAAATCAACAGTAGCTACAAAGTATTTTTCATCTTCATATTCTACTTCAATAATATTTCCACATTCAAGATTTTCATTAATACATTCAGGACATAAATAGTTAAGCACTCTTAATTCTACTCGTTCACAATTTTTGTCTTTGTAAGCAATACAAATTGCGGTGTTTTCATCTTCATCATTCCAATGAAATTCCTCACACTCACCACAAAAGAAACCATGATCTAACATACATTCTTCACAATACCAGTTTCCATTGTGTTCAACGCCATAATCTTCTGGATTAATTAAATCGCCACAATCCGCACAAAATATCAAACCTGCACAGCTAGGACAAAGAAACATACTAGATAAAGTATCTGAATCTGTCCAATCTTCGGAAATAATTTCACCGCATCTTAAACATCTTGCATATCCACTATAATTAAATTCAATTTCTTCATCTGCTTCAATAGCATCTTCTGAGTAGTATAAAAAACATTCTCCATTTGCATTAATATCATTATACATTAGAATAGTTTCAAATGTAATTTTTTTATCATAGCGGAAATTAGTTCTATCAAACTTATTGTGATAATATTCCTCAACTAAATCTGCTAACCAATTAGCGCACATAGTCTCCAAATAAACACTAGGATATGGATAACTTTTGATACCACAAATAAAATCTTTATCAACAATAAATAATTCCCGCCATTTCTTATTATTCCAGGAATAATCATCATTGATATTCCAAGGTTTTTTGCTTTCAAGATAACAAACTACAACAGAAGAGGAATTAAGCATTTCCAAAGTACCTACTTTATAGTCTCCTCCGCCATCACCCCAGCGCATACAAGATTCCCAATTATTACCATTATCGCTCATGGTAATATAATCCATAGGATGAATTGAGATACATAAATTGCCGGAAATCTTTTTTTGATTAAATACTTGAGAATGTTGAATCCGCAAATATTCAATAAAATCATTTATTTCATCATATTCAATTTGTTCAATAAGTTTATTTTTCAATGCAAAATTAACAAAAGATTTAAGAGCTTTAAAAACTTTTGTACCTTGCGGAATTTTAAAATTGTTGTATTCAAAGGTGGTTGTAGTTTTATTTTCCGCTAAAACACGAAAATTTAAGCAAGAACTCACCCAAAGATTAGAATTAAGATAAATTTCTTGATTTACATCAGGAAATAAATTATCAATAATTTCAAATAATCTATTTTTAAGTTTGTAATAAATATTAGAATTTTTATTATTCTTGAGAAAAAGCTTATTGATTCTTGAAATAAGAATTTCAGTATCTACATCAAAACTAATTTCTTTCTTGTAAATAAGCTGATTCTTGAAAAGAGGAAGCAAGTATTCACTTTTGGCTTCATGCCAAAATTTGAGATAGTCTCTTGCTGGCATAGCTTCATCATCGCCATAAGTTTGAAAATAAAAATCTAACAAATCTTCATCTTTAGTAAGATTTAATTTGTTCATAAAATCTTCCATACTTTTAAAACTCCTTTTTTATTTTCTATAAATATTATATCATAAAATTTTTAAAAGGTCAACAGTGTTACAAAATCTGTTGACCTTTGTTTTATTTACTTAATCCTATTGATAAGATGCCCATTGCGAGCGTACCAATCAGCAGAAATCCCCAACTTTCTAAATAAAAGATTGATATTATCATCAAGAGTTTTAAGGGTTAATCTTTCTTCATCTGTTTCTTCTGCTTGGCCATAATCAATAGCAGATTCAATTACTGCATCAAGAGCGTTCATAAATCTATTGATTTCAAGAGAATAATGCTCAGTATGATTGATAATTCCGTGATGAGTTTCCATATTAAACTACCTCATTTCTTTTAATTTCATTAATAATTTCTTCAGAAAAACTTACACTACCAAGAGAGTCAATTTCTGACAATAGAATAGATTTAATATTATTATACTGATGGATAATATCATCAAGAGCAGAATAATAATCTTCCGCACTAATAATGCCTTGGCGAATTTCATTATTCTTTAATACAATGTTGTACTCATAATATTGGTAAGTCATAATTATCAGCTCCTTTTGAATACAATACAAACATCTTTAGAAGAAATATTAAAAGCTTTTAAGTACATCTTTTTTGTAACTATTGCTTCTCGCATACTTAAAAAAGAAATAGCTTTAGCGCGATGTTTTTTCCAAGTCCAAATAAGTTGTCCACCTAAAACTTTAATATTTAACCATTCTTTTTTCTTATCAACAATTCGATAAATATAATACATATTTAACCTTTTAAAAAAATTCTGCAATATAAATTTGAAAAGAAGGAAACCCAAAATTTATTAAATATTTTTCTTTACATTTTAATGCTTTATGCAAAGAAGGAAAAGAAGTGCCTGCATAACTTCCTTTTTCCCAAAGATATTGAATACCTCTAATATGAAGCCATTCTTTTTCTTGAGTAGGTGCAATTCTATAAAGTTTAAAAATTTTCATATTTTTTTCTTTAATCATTATAACAAAATTCCATAGCTTCACAAACTGGTAAAGTATCAGGTACAATAGTATTATATCTTTCACATTTCTTTTCAAAGATGTACTGTACATCTCCATAGGGGTCATGAGGATTTTTTCTAGTATATTCATATGTCTTTTTAGAAGCAAAAGGACATTCACCGCAAACTGTAATCAAGGTGGACTGATTATCAATAGTCTTAAAACCACTCATTTTCAATATTCCTTTCATTATAAATAGTCTGAATGTTTAGCTGAAGATTGTGCGTTTTAAGGTAATTTTCTGCAATTTTTACAGAATTAAAAATAAAAGCAGTAGAAGAAGAAGGTGTAAAATATGTAGTCATATTAAGAAAATCATAACTCAAATAAGAGTTTTTATAATTTTCATCAATTTTATAAAGAATACATCTTGTTCTCATACAGATACCTCCAAAGGTTTATAAATTCGCTTTAATCGAAAATAATTCTCATAAACTGTATTGTACTTTACTGATGTAAATTTGTTGATTCCTTCTCTATTGATTATTTCTAATTGGCGATGAAAAATATCTGTAACAAATTTTTCAATATATAACTGAGCGTTTGTTTTATTAAACCAAATTGCTGCTTCTTCTAAATCGGATGTCCAAATTTTACCATTATGAGTAAGATAAGTCAGCTTTGGAGAAGCAGATATATCACAAATAACAAATACTGAATGTTTCACTCAATTCCTCCAAAAGATTCTTTGAATTTATCTCTGTGACAATAAGAATAAACATAATGATTATCTTTATCAATCACTAAAATGTCGCCACAAAAAGTATGTGCAGTCCAACCATATTCAGATTCAATGCAAAGACCATATTTAAGTTCATCAGAACTAAAAATTATAACATTATGATTGATGGATTTAAAAAAATTTTTTAAAGATTGTAAAGCCTCTTCTTTGTTCCAAATCATATTCCATTCCCAAAAATCAACGTCATGTGCTTTATAAATGGCTTTCATTCTTTATTCTCCTTTTTCTGTTCTGCTTCAACGCATTTCATAGCAATCATACAAGCTGCCCAAGTAGCACCTGTAATAAAAGCTTCTTTATGCTCAGGCTGGCTATTTGCCAATTCCTGAATTTCGCCAGACTGGATAAAATCAGTTACAATTTTTGCAATATTCATTTAGTCCTCCTTAACAAAAAGTAATAGTTTTATTAGCTTCAAGTTTGCGGGTAATGATTGCAGCGAGTTGCTTAGAGGTTTTAGAATGAAAATCATCTTTGCCTTTAAATTCATCCCAGGTAAGAAGTACATATTTGAGGTTTTTGGGCATTTCTGTAGGAAGTTCTTCTTCAGAAACAAAATGCCAACCAATACCTACTGCGTATCTTGCGTTGGATTCTTTACACCAGAGTTCATCCGCATGAGTTTTAATGTTGCGAACCACAAGAATGGGGCCTTTACTGAAACCGCGCACTCTTTTAAGATTGGGATTTCCGCTATTAGTTTTCTTTACTTTTGTTTCTTCATACCATCTTGCTTTGCGGATAGTACCAGTTTTAGGATTCTGAAGTTGAATATACATCTTGCCATTTTCTTCATAAGGTTCAGACAGTTTGGTAAAATTTTCATAAGATTTAGCAACACTCATTAATAATCAACCTCCAAACATATCAGCAGCAGTAGTTCCACAAACGGGACAACTAAGATTATTATTGTTTAGAAAATCAAATTCAGCAAAATCACCATTGTAAATAGGTTCTCCGCATTCAGGGCAGACGAAATAATGATTTTCATCAGGTTCATCTGCGTCAATGTCATACTCACCGCCAAAGTGAATGATTAAATCACAAAGTTCATCCCAATTTGTATACATTATTTTGTCCTCCCTTAACTTTCTATATATATTATATCATTTATTTTTTTTAAATTTTCAATTTTGGTTACAAAATCTTGTAATCATTTGTTTTTTCTTTTTTGTTTTCTTCCAGTAGCTGAATCAATAGTAAGTCTATGAATAGAAGGAATTTTAGATAAATAACCTTCTTTCATAAATTTATTTAGATTAATGGGTTTGTAATTAATCACATCCGCGTTAAAGTTATAATGATATTTGTCGGGGTGCGGAACACCAAAATGATTGTGGCCATGCAGATTTAATGCCCAATTAATGTTAGCAATAGGCTCATGCGAAAGAATAAGTTTTTCGCCAATGATTAATGCGCCTTCATAAACTTCATCAAAAAGTCTATTATCTAAAGTTACTTCCCACCAATCAAAAGGATTGTGAAAACCAAAACCTTCATCAATAGAGAAAGAATATTCGGGGAATATTTCTCTTACTTCTGCTTTTACACCTTTATAGGAAATGTAGTCTTGCGGATAACGCTTATAAAAAATTTCTCTTTGGTAGAGAGAAGAACCTGCATCATGGTTTCCTTTAATAAGGATTTTATAACCTTTAAGCTTGCGGACATAAGATAAATCACCTACATCGCCTAGAACAATAAGAGTATCTTTCTTGCCAACGCAAGAGTTAATGTTCTTTAAAAGCTGTTCATCAGAAGGACGTTTAGTAATGCCCTTCCGCAATTCTTTATCGCCAAAGTGAAGGTCAGAAATAATCCAAATGGTGTTTTGACCCCATTGTTTTTGATAGTTTGCATAAAGACCAGGAATCATATAAATTCAACTTCCTTTCTTATTTTCTATATATATTATAATATATTTTTTTTATTTTTTCAATTTTGATTAAAAGATTTTGGAGCATTGCGGTTTTGAGTATAAAAAAAGACTTAATGATTTCTCATTAAGTCTTATAAATTATTTATTATTTTTTAAGAGTTCTAGTTCAAAGACTGAATCTGGAATAGGTGACCAATTTCCCCAAGCAGTTTTTATAGATTTGAAACGAATTAAATTATCATTAATTTCAGTTAAATTTTCAATTGTTTTATAATTTTCCGCAATAGTAATTCTTGCAGGTTCATAATTATCTGCATAAAAACAATTATATTCTAAAATTTGAAGAAAACCAATGAACATAAAAATAAAAGCAATTAGAACTCCAGCTACGGAAATATAATAAAAATCTACAATATTTTTGCATGTTAAAACTAATCCAATAATACCAATAATTAAACTAATAAGAGCGACAATAAATAAATTACATATTATATCTCCTTAAATATATCTATATTTTCTCTCATGACCGCATTTTTTACACTTATAAGTCTTTATATAATAACCCTTCGCGAAAGTGGTATGAGCGAAAAAAGATTAACTCAAAATCATGTTTGCAGAATAGGGAATGAAAATAATTAATAATAGCCCTCATGTTTCTCAGTTCTCCTTGTATAAAAATGTCCATCTTTATCTTTGGCGATTAAATGTGTACCTGGTTCAACAATATGAATTTTATCATCTTTGCTTTCTTGAACTAAAATATAAGTTCCATTCGGACTATCATAAATATTAGGATAATCTGCAATCTCTTCTGTATTTTCCACGATAAATTTAAGAAATTTTTTTTTATTTACAGAAAATGGAACATTAGTGTTCCAATAAAAAATACTATTATTAGCAGTCATTTAATTTTCCTTTCTTGGGACATTATTCATATAGGTTTTGACGCGGTCGCCGTCATACCTAGAAGCGCACTTATTACAGAAATAGGTACCCCACTTTCGGCAATGATGTACTTCTTCTTTTGTTTTGAAATCAAGAGTAGGATTAATTGTATCATAAGCGCAATAAATCATTATTATTCTCCTTCAATTTTACTAATATAATATTCGATTATTGATGGATTTTTATTATCTTCTAATTCTCGCCAAGATATTGTTGTCCATTTGGTTTCCCAATTTCTTTGTGTTACTATTTGCGTAAGATAATTAAAAGCTTCTTCTTCTGAGTCAAAAATTCTATTATCAATTCTGCTCCAAGGAATAGCTACTAATTGATATTTATTATCGCTATTTCGGCAAACAAGATAATAAGATTGTGTTATATTATTATTATCATAAGTAGTTTTAATAGCTTTCATTTTAATTAGTCCTTTTTATTATGGATTCCAATGAAAATTGCAAAATAAGAAGCAATCCAACCAATGGCTCCGGCAATTAGAGGAATCATATCTTTAGTAAAAGCAGCGTTGAAAGTAGTATTTAGAGCGTAGCAAAGAGAATTACCAATTACAAAAGAAGCAATCCAGCCAAAGAAATATGATATCCAGAAAACTGCGATTGGTTCAATAATAAGTGAAAGGGCAAGAATCCCAAGTCCAATTAAGATTTTTTTCATATATTTTTCTCCTTGTTAATATTTATGGTAAAACCAAAATGATAGTTTCAATGTATATAATTAGTAATTAATTCTTTTTCTGTTGTTTTTGTTATGTAAAAACAATTATTTATGGGGTCGTATTTATTAATATTATACCATTTATCCATTATAATCTCCTTTAAACTTGAGAATTTAAAATAGTTTCTGCGGTGGCTTCGTCAGGGAACATAAAAGGGTCTTCAAGTGGAGTAAAGCAAATGGAAATAAGATCATCACCGTAGAAGCTTTGCGCCCATTCACCGGCTTCCCGCATATTATTGGCGGAAATGAGGCCAGCGTCAGTTTGCATTTTATCGTCAAAAACCCATTCAGCGGTATAGTACATCATTAATTATCTACCTCCGTATAGTAATAGTAGCGATCGCAAGTCTTAAAAGGTTTCGCGGAATCTTTACAGCGTTGATAAAGAGTTTTATTCCAAAACATCCAAAGGTCAGTATAAGCGGAATTATAGGTTTCGCCAATAACAGAGCTCCAACCATGATAAGTGTATTCTTTGGCGATTTGGCGAATTTGATCTAGGGTTGTGTAGTGGTTGCGGAAATTTAGGTGAACATATCTTGCGTTTGGATTATAAGCGAAGTATTCGTTGATATAGGCATCAATATTCATTTGTTAAATCTCCCTGAATAATTTTTTAAATTCTTTATCGGTGTATTTAGCGAATTTACCAGATTCAAAAACAAGCCAATCATTTTGATAAAGATAAAATATCCATCTTCAGAAAAAATTTCTATTTTTAATTTATCTGAATTTCCAGATATGTTAAGTCCTAAATCTTTAACTTTTTTGAAATATTTTTTAAAGAGTGGTGTATTTTGATAAGCTATTACTCCAAGTCTACGACAATAAGTTTTCATTTTTAAACCTCCAAAAAACAAAAGTGCCAATAATGATTTATACCGCAATCTTTAAGCGCGTTTATTGCTTTAAAAAGAGTAGCTTCGCTCTAAGGTATAAAATTTCTTTGATATAAATTTAAAATATAAGGTTTTGCACTGATGATTTTTAGTATTTACATATATGCTTATCTGTATCTCCATTCATTATAAATAGACTTTGCGGTTTTAATCATTTCCGCGACTTCTTCTTCGGAAAAATCATCATCGAACTCATAGGAGAAATAAGTATTGCCTTCCCGCAAATCCGCGACCATCATTTGAATAATTTCTCTTTTCTCTTGTTCATGTTTCGTATAAGCGCCAAATAGTGCATCCCGCATATTTTTCAATCCTTTCTTAATTTCTATATATATATTATATAATATTTTTTTAAAAAAATAAAGACTTCTCATTTTGAGAAGTCTTTAAAAATTAATTATTTAGAATGGGGATTTCAATAAGTGGCATTTTTCATAAAGGTTGAATGCGGTAGAACTTACCTCTTGATTATAAGTAGTAATGTTTTCATAAAGAGCAGAAGAACCAACGGTAGAAATGATTCCATTTTCTAAACAATAGGAAGAGTTAGTGGATATAATCGTTTAGATAAGTAAGTTCTACTCTTTTACCCAGATTTGGAAATGTTTATTTTCACGATTGGTGAAAATATGATTATTGTCTTCGAAGACTTTGAGAATTTGGGTTCTACTTGGCGAATTACGATATAGTGTCGGGAAAAAATTACTTGAAAACTAGAGGAAAGATTATGGAAGTGTTGGGGAAAATTACTTTTTTATTCATTTAAAATCACCTTAGAAGTTATTTTTTCAATGGAAATAAAGAAGATTAAGGGGAAGGAGTTTACGAATTAAAGAGATGTTTTATTAAAATATATTTTAAAATAGAGAAGTTTTATTAAAATATATTTTAAAATAGAGAAAAAAATAATCTAAAATATAGATGTTTTATTAAAATATATTTTAAAATAGAGAAGTTTTATTAAAATAGAGA